TGTCAAACCTGTCAGTCTGTTGTATAGTTGAAAAATTCAACACTTCTCTCACACAATCAATTTTCATTCTATATTATTACGCAATTATTTTATTTTTTTAGAATACAATAAGTAAGAAGAAGGTATGAGTGGAGCTACAGACATTCAGACAAAAATTCTAAAAAATTATAAACAGCTGAAATGGAGCAAGCCTGAATTGAAGAATGAGTGCGAAAACTCAAAGAGAAAGTTTTCCCTTAACAATACCCAACAGTTTGTTTCAAAGTACTTGACTCCTGAGACAGAAAATGGGATACTTCTTTATCATAGCGTAGGGTCCGGTAAAACCCTGAGCGCTATAGCAATAGTCAAGCAGTTTATGAATAAAGGTTTCAATTGTGTTTGGATTACCAGGACTACTTTGAAAAAAGATTTAGATAAGGGCTTAGCACTTCTGCCTTTACCGAAACCATTTCCTGTGTATTCTTACAAGCAGTGGAGCAATATATGTAAAAGAAAAGGAGAAAATTACAATAGCTTGCTTGCTAAGGCGAAAGCAAAGAACTCTGCTACTACAGACCCTTTTTACAAGACGATAGTGATAGTAGACGAAGCTCATAAACTTTATACCAAGGACTTGAAACCCCAAGAACTTCACGATATCTCCAAAATTCAAGAATGTATTTTCAATTCATATAGTGTTTCAAAAGAAAATAGAATGAGGCTTGTATTGATGAGCGGAACTCCTTTAACAGAGGACCCTTTGGAGTTAGTTCAATTGTTGAATTTGCTTTTGGTCCAAGAGTCTAAGAGGATAAATCTTAGCAATTTCTCGTTAACAAGTAATTCGGAAATTCAAGACTTCAGAAATAAGACAAAAGACCTTGTATCCTACATAGATTCTAGCTTAGACCCTTCGAAATTTGCAAGAGTTAAGTACAACGAAGTACTAGTCGGGATTTCCAAAGAGGGAGACAAGGGTGGCGAAAACTGTAAGGATGTTTATAAAAACTGTAAAACTGCTGGATTTAGTCAAGACGATTGTTCTAAAGCCAAGAAAAAATGCGAATTTGTTAACAAAGTAGTTGTTGATTTACGAGGTAAATCCCAGGAATCCGTGTTGAAGAAGCGATGTGGCTTAGAAATTTAATATCATTATAAAATTTTTTGAAGTTTTATAAAAGTATTTGTTTGGGTAGTGAGATTACTCAGTCTTCGATTAATAATGAGTCCAAGCTTTCTGCGTCAGAATCTGTATCAAAAGCACAGGCTTCGAGGACTTCCTTTTTGTTTTCGCTGGTCTTTAGCTGGACTAATTTCCAGGACAACCCCCATTTATCAGAATTGAACCACACTCCGAGGCATTCAATCGCGGAAAGAGCGTAGTTTCCTCTGGTAAGGAGCTGAGAAACTCCGCTAGCGTCTTTGATGTCAAGTTCTGCCCCAGTGCTATCAAAGAAATCTGCCTCGATTGTGTCATTTTTGATAGGAATTTTGATTCTTACAGTAGGAGGATAAGCATTGTTTTTGGAAACTTTTAGCATAGGGCAATACTCGCATTCTTGAGAATTCCAAGACATTTCTTCGCAATACACTAGCATCTTTGCATCAATTTCTTTGATTTTTTTGATAAGGTCTGAATTGTCTCCGAGACTGAAATTAACTTCGAGTTGTCCGAAGTTGCTGAGTTTAGTGTCAAAAGGAATTCTTAGCTTGGGGAGCTTTACGTTAAGATTTTGTTTATTGTAAAATAAACTGATAAATCTTCTTCCAGCTGTTTGCTTGGTCTTTGAAAATTTGAATTCTGCGCAATTTACGTCGGTGATTTTAATGAATGAAGGAGAAGCCATAGTTGTAATTATATAACTTTGTTTTTTTAAGTCGAATTGATGCGACTACTTCGAATTAGTACAGGTATTCGATGTGATAAATTAGTTCTTTATTTTCTGAAAGACTTTTGTTAGTATATACAGCAGTAACGCTGTAATTCGGAGACATATAAGACCCTCCTATAACACTAATTCCGAATTCGTATTTAGGGGCTAATCCTATTATGAAATTTTTCATCATTCTATTCCTTAGGACTACAGGAGAATTTGCAGCGAAGTTTTGCGAGATAATGCCGTCCATAGTAATAGTTTGTGTGGCAGCATTCTTGTAAAGAACTTCTCCGATAGGAACTCCGTTAATCAGTATTTCAAATCCCAAAGGAATATTAGAAAATATAGGGGTACCTAACTTGACGGTACTTGTTCCTGATACTACAGGTTCTGTGATTATTCCTATTGTTCCGAGATTTATATAGATATCTAAGACGTCTTTGAAGTTATTTGGAGAAGGCGATACGTAAAATGCTAAGATAGATACTGCTTGTTTTAGACCAGTGTCTTGGGAACTTACACTGTTAGCAGGACAATTAATAATCTTACCTTCTATCTTGAAGAACCCTTGTGTTGGAATGGATTCTTCTTTGATTTTTGTCTGGTTTTCCTGGATAGCTTGAAGCAGGAAAGTTCTTTCTGGAACGATAATGTGTTCTGGATTGTCAGGACAAATCACCGGCGGAGGGTTTCCAGAAACAGAAAGTACTTCTAAAAGTTTATTGTCTGTTTCGCAGAAGATACTCCATTTGTTTATAGCTGACATCTTACCTTACAGTAAGGTAATAAAAAAGATTTCTAGATTACTCTTTCTATATTACTCTTTCGATATCTAATAGAGACGCTGTGACAGTAACAGTATTTACTCTATTACTAGTTATGCTTACGAAGATGTAGTTAATCCCTTTATCGAATGTAACTACTCTGGAGAAACCTATTGGGTATTCTCCTATAGATACATAATTTCCTCCTCTGGTGTAAACAGCATTGTCTCCTCTATTCTCAGCAGACTGGTTTATAGTGTACGAAACGATTGTATTTGCAGTTCCTATACCAACGGAAGTATTAAAAGAAATTTTATAAAGTCCTGCTGGAACATACTTAGACCAAATACTATTAACAACAGTGATACTCGTAGTAGGCAAAGTCAAAAATTCAGAATTCTCACAAAATTTGTAAAATGAGCCTTTGACAGGGAATAAATCCACTGGGGTAGTTAGGTCGTCGAACGACAGGATACTCAAAGAGCAATTACTTCCCAGAGCTACTAAGTCCGCGGTAGATCCAGACGTGTTGATAGTCAGTCTTATCCTTGCCCCAGGGAACAAATTTGTAAAGAAGCAAAAAGGCACACTCATATTATTTGCTGCTAACTTGATTATAGGCGCTGTAGTAACGTTCCTAAAAGTCGATCCATTGTCATAACTTATCAATACATTAACAGTTACTAAAATATTTGTTTGATTTAAAGGGACCAGTATCGGAATGCTACCACTGATACAGTACAAACTGCTTTTGGTCACAGTTATCTGAGTAGTTCCAGGAGTTAAAGAGATGCCTCCAGTATTTATCAACGCACTTTGCCACGGTATGTTAAACACAGTAGTCGAAAGTAGCTGATTGCTTGTACTTACTGTTCTAAAATTTAGTTGCGAAGGGAAAGCTGTTGTATTTACGCTTGTTAAACAGAGCCCTCCTATTGCCTGTAATTCTCCTGATCCGAAATCAATTATAGCTTGTATTTTTATGGTTCCTGTAGTAGCTGTTATGTTAAGGAGTCCTGTCCAAGTAGCTGTAGCATTCGATACGAGAACAGCGCCGTTGAAAGGGTTATACGTAGACCCGCCGAAAGCATCAGTTATAGGTGTTCCTGACTGGTCTACTAACCTAAACCTCCCCACAGGATTTGATCCTGATATTGTCGGTCTTAGGAATGTCACTTTTGCCGAGACGAGATAGGTTCCAGTGGTTGTTACCCCTACATTTGCATTAGGAGCTGTGAAATTGTAAAGAGTATCTGCGTAGTAAGTAGCAGTCATCGGTATATCTACGTAAGATGCATTATTTAGAATCGTGTAAGCAGTACTGTAAACATCTAAATATTCTGAATCTGCGATGCTAACAACGCTGATATTAGAACCATTCCTTATGGACGTAATACTAGCCCCAGAAGTTCTTCCGCATCTCATACTAAAGAAGGAACCTCCTACTGGAACAACGATACAACACCCAAAAGAAACAGAATCTGTTCCTAATGTAGTGCTTGTTGCGTGTGTACTGTAAATTTCTGACCCAGGACGTATAGTAGTAATTCCCGAAACTATTTCAGTAAGTTGGATAAAGTAAGCTGCTGTGGTAGAATTTGAAAAAGAATCTGTTCCTGTGATAATTGTACCCGAAACATAGTATCTTCCTGGAACCTTTATAAGATAGGCGGTTTTCCCGTAAAGTTGTTCGAAATGAGAGCTGTCTATTACAAGTCTATATCCAAAATTTATAAAGGCATTGCCAGGGTTGATTATCTGATTTCCTATTTTCGCAAGCCTTAAGTGTCTAGTTTTATCTAAATCTATATCAGGGCTGTATATACTCCCACCCTTCCACTTCGCTTGAGTTGGTTCGGAGAGGTCAGTCACTAAGGCCATATCATTGTAAATTTTAGGAGGAAGAGTAGAACCTACAGAGTTAAGGTATCCTACATTCACAATTTCTCCATTGTTAGAAGGATTTGGAGCAGGAACTGTAGCAATTCCTGAAACAGAAAAGTTTCCTCCTACAGAAAGGTCTGTACCAACAAACGCTTTCTTCGCGACAGAGAGTCCTCCAGCAGTTGTTATGGTTCCTCCGTTAGTAGCACTAGTTGCGTCGGTTGTATTGGAAATACCAAGACCCCCGAGGAGTCTTACTGCTCCTGTGGAATTACTTACAGTCGGGGTAGTTTCGTCGAAAATTACAGAGCCTTTAGTAGCATTAGAAGTCGATCGAATGGTGGTGTTATTACCTGAATTTATTCCTCCTGTAATTATTTGACCACCTACCCGACCCGAAAGGAGAGTGTAAATCGTATGGTCATCGTTTGAGAGTCCAGTAAGACCTCCGTGAGGGATACTGGCAGTCCCGGTAACCGTCAAGTTTCCTCCTACCGAAAGGTCTGTGCCAATGAAAGCTTTCTTTGCGACTGCTAAGCCTCCTGCGGTTGTTATGGTTCCTCCGTTAGTCGAACTTATTGCGTCTGTGGCGTTTGAAATACCAAGACCTCCAGAAAGAAGTAAAGCCCCAGAAGAACTACTTGACGAGACAGTGGGTTCGTCTAAGACCACAGAGCCTTTCGTAGCATTAGAAGTCGACCGAATTGTAGTGTTATTACCTGAAGCTGTTCCTCCTGTAATAATTTGACCACCTGTTCTGCCAGCAAGGAGAGTATACTGGGTGTGGTCGTCTGTTAAGAGGCCAGTAAGTCCGGAGTGCGGGATACTGGCAGTCCCGGTAACCGTTAAGTTTCCTCCTACTGAAAGGTCTGTCCCTATGAAGGCCCTCCTTGCGACTGCCAGGCCTCCCGCGGTTGTTATGGTTCCTCCGTTCGTAGCGCTAGTTGCGTCTGTGGTATTAGAAATACCAAGACCTCCGAGGAGTCTTACTGCTCCTGTGGAATTACTTACAGTCGGAGTAGTTTCGTCGAAGACTACCGAACCTTTGGTAGCATTAGAAGTAGACCTAATTGTTGTGTTATTACTTGCAGCTGTTCCTCCTGTGATTATTTGTCCTCCTGTTCTACCAGCAAGGAGGGTATACTGTAAGTGGTCGTCAGCCGCGAGCCCGGTAAGTCCGGAGTGCGGGATACTGGCAGTCCCGGTAACCGTCAAGTTTCCTCCTACTGAAAGGTCTGTGCCAATGAAAGCTTTCTTTGCGACTGCTAACCCTCCTGCGGTTGTTATGGTTCCTCCGTTGATCGAACTTATTGCGTCGGTGGCGTTTGAAATACCAAGACCTCCAGAAAGAAGTAAAGCCCCAGAAGAATTGGAACTAGTCGCTGTAGTTTCATCTAAGACCACAGAGCCTTTGGTAGCATTAGAAGTCGACCGAATTGTAGTGTTATTACTTGCAGCTGTTCCTCCTGTAATAATTTGACCACCTGTTCTGCCAGCAAGGAGGGTATAAATTGGATGGTCGTCGGACGCGAGGCCCGTAAGGGAGTTGTGAGGAATTACAGCAGAACCGAACGAAAGTGCTCCAGTAACACTGAAATTTCCAAGGACACTGCTGTTGCCTCCGACTGAAAGGTCTGTACCTATGAAGGCCCTTCTTGCGACTGCCAGGCCTCCAGCGGTTGTTATGGTTCCTCCGTTTGTAGCACTCGTCGCGTCTGTGGTATTAAAAATACCAAGACCCCCGAGGAGTCTTACTGCTCCTGTAGAACTACTCGACGTCGCCGTGTTTTCATCGAAAATTACAGAGCCTTTAGTAGCGTTAGAAGTACTTCTGATTACGATGTTATTACCTGAATTTATTCCTCCTGTAAGTGTTTGTCCTCCAGACCGACCAGCAATGAGGGTATACTGTAAGTGGTCATCGGAACTTAGACCGGTAAGTCCGGAGTGCGGGAAACTTGCAGTTCCAGTAACAGTTAAGTTTCCTCCTACTGAAAGGTCTGTGCCAATGAAAGCTTTCTTTGCGACTGCTAACCCTCCTGCGGTTGTTATTGTTCCTCCGTTGGTAGCACTCGTCGCGTCGGTTGCGTTTGAAATGCCAAGACCTCCAGAAAGAAGTAAAGCCCCAGAAGAACTACTGGTGCTTGTAGTAGTTTCATCTAAGACCACTGAGCCTTTCGTAGCATTAGAAGTAGACCTGATTGTTGTGTTATTACCTGAAGCTGTTCCTCCTGTAATTATTTGACCACCTGTTCTGCCAGCAAGGAGGGTATACTGTAAGTGGTCGTCAGACGCGAGCCCGGTAAGTCCGGAGTGCGGGATACTAGCAGTCCCGGTAACCGTCAAGTTTCCTCCTACTGAAAGGTCTGTACCAATGAAAGCTTTCTTTGCGACTGCCAGGCCTCCAGCGGTTGTTATTGTTCCTCCGTTGGTCGAACTTATTGCGTCTGTAGTATTCGAAATGCCAAGACCTCCAGAAAGAAGTAAAGCCCCAGAAGAACTACTGGTGCTTGTAGTAGTTTCATCTAAGACCACTGAACCTTTGGTAGCGTTAGAAGTAGACCTAATTGTCGTGTTATTGTTCGCAGCTGTTCCTCCTGTAAGGATTTGTCCTCCTGTTCTGCCAGCAAGGAGGGTATACTGGACGTGGTCGTCTGACAAGAGCCCCGTAAGTCCGGAGTGTGGGATACTGGCACTGCCAGTAACAGTTAAGTTTCCTCCTACCGAAAGGTCTGTGCCTATGAAAGCTTTCTTTGCGACTGCTAATCCTCCTGCGGTTGTTATGGTTCCTCCGTTGATCGAACTTATTGCGTCGGTGGCGTTTGAAATACCAAGACCTCCAGAAAGAAGTAAAGCCCCAGAAGAACTGGAACTAGTCGCTGTAGTTTCATCTAAGACCACTGAGCCTTTGGTAGCATTAGAAGTCGACCGAATTGTAGTGTTATTGTTCGCAGCTGTTCCTCCTGTAATAATTTGGCCACCTGAACGACCAGCAAGGAGGGTATACTGGGTGTGGTCGTCTGACAAGAGTCCCGTAAGAGAGTTATGAGGAATTACAGTAGAACCGAACGAAAGTGCTCCAGTAACACTTAAATTTCCAAGGACGCTGGAGTTGCCTCCGACTGAAAGGTCTGTTCCAATGAAGGCTCTCTTTGCTACTGCTAAGCCTCCGGCGGTTGTTATGGTTCCTCCGTTCGTAGCGCTAGTTGCGTCTGTGGTATTAGAAATACCAAGACCCCCGAGGAGTCTTACTGCTCCTGTGGAATTACTTACAGTCGGAGTAGTTTCGTCGAAGACTACCGAACCTTTGGTAGCATTAGAAGTAGACCTAATTGTTGTGTTATTACCTGAAGCTGTTCCTCCTGTAAGGATTTGTCCTCCTGTTCTGCCAGCAAGGAGGGTATAAATTGGATGGTCATCGGAGCTTAGACCTGTAAGCCCGGAGTGCGGAATTGCGGCAGTCCCGGTAACCGTTAAGTTTCCTCCTACTGAAAGGTCTGTGCCAATGAAGGCTTTCTTTGCGACTGCCAGGCCTCCAGCGGTTGTTATGGTTCCTCCGTTAATCGAACTTATTGCGTCGGTGGCGTTTGAAATACCAAGACCTCCAGAAAGAAGTAAAGCCCCAGAAGAACTGGAACTAGTCGCTGTAGTTTCATCTAAGACCACCGAGCCTTTAGTAGCATTAGAAGTCGACCGAATTGTAGTGTTATTACTTGCAGCTGTTCCTCCTGTAATAATTTGACCACCTGTTCTGCCAGCAAGGAGGGTATACTGGGGGTGGTCGTCGGCGCTAAGCCCTGTAAGAGAGTTGTGAGGAATTACGGTAGAACCGAATGAAAGTGCGCCAGTAACACTCAAATTTCCAAGGACACTACTGTTTCCTCCTACCGAAAGGTCTGTGCCTATGAAGGCTTTCTTTGCGACTGCCAGGCCTCCAGCGGTTGTTATGGTTCCTCCGTTGGTAGCACTCGTCGCGTCTGTGGTATTAGAAATACCAAGACCTCCAGAAAGCCTAACTGCTCCTGTGGAATTACTTACAGTCGGAGTAGTTTCGTCGAAAATTACAGAGCCTTTTGTAGCATTAGAAGTAGACCTAATTGTTGTGTTATTGTTCGCAGCTGTTCCTCCTGTAAGTGTTTGTCCTCCTGTTCTACCAGCAATGAGGGTATAAATTGGATGGTCATCGGAGCTTAGACCTGTAAGCCCGGAGTGCGGAATTGCGGCAGTCCCGGTAACCGTTAAGTTTCCTCCTACCGAAAGGTCTGTGCCGATGAAAGCTTTCTTTGCGACTGACATTCCTCCCGCAGTCGTAATAGTTCCTCCGTTAGTCGAACTCGTAGCGTCTGTGGTATTGGAAATACCCAGGCCTCCAGAAAGAAGTAAAGCCCCGGAAGAACTGCTGGTGCTTGTAGTAGTTTCATCTAAGACCACTGAGCCTTTAGTAGCGTTAGAAGTAGACCTAATTGTAGTGTTATTACTTGCAGCTGTTCCTCCTGTAATAATTTGACCACCTGTTCTGCCAACAAGGAGGGTATAAATTGGGTGGTCGTCTGACAAGAGCCCAGTAAGGGAGTTATGAGGAATTACGGTAGAACCAAATGAAAGTGCCCCAGTAACACTTAAATTTCCAAGGACGCTGGAGTTTCCTCCTACAGAAAGGTCCGTTCCTATGAAGGCTCTCCTCGCGACTGCCAGGCCTCCGGCGGTTGTTATGGTTCCTCCGTTGGTAGCACTTGTCGCGTCTGTGGTATTAGAAATACCAAGACCTCCAGAAAGCCTAACTGCTCCTGTAGAACTACTCGACGCGACAGTGGTTTCATCGAAAATTACAGAGCCTTTTGTAGCATTAGAAGTAGACCTAATTGTTGTGTTATTTCCTGAAGCTATTCCTCCTGTAAGTGTTTGTCCTCCTGTCCTACCTGAAAGGAGGATGTACTGTAAGTGGTCATCGTTTGATAAATTTGTTAGGGTGTTGTGAGGAATCACTGTAGACCCGAACGAAAGTGCTCCAGTAACACTCAAATTCCCAAGAACACTACTGTTGCCTCCTACAGAAAGGTCTGTTCCAACGAACGCTTTCTTTGCTACAGCCAAGCCTCCAGCGGTTGTTATGGTTCCTCCGTTAATTTCCGAAGTTGCGTCTGTAGTATTGGAAATACCAAGTCCTCCAGAAAGTCTTACTGCTCCTGTAGAACTACTCAACGAAGTAGTGATTTCGTCGAAGATTACCGAACCTTTAGTCGCGTTAGAAGTCGATCGAATTGTAGTATTATTGCCTGAATTTATTCCTCCGGTAATTACTTGACCTCCTGTTCTGCCTGAAAGGAGAGTATAAATTGGATGGTCGTCGGACGTAAGACCAGTTAAGCCGCCGTGCGGAAGAGTCGCTGTTCCGGTAACAACGAGGTTGCCTCCTACTGAAAGGTCTGTACCAACGAACGCTTTCTTTGCTACAGCCAAGCCTCCAGCGGTTGTTATGGTTCCTCCGTTAATCGAGCTCGTAGCGTCGGTAGTATTTGAAATGCCAAGACCCCCTGCAAGCCTAACTGCTCCTGTGGAACTACTCGCGGTCGCGGTAGTTTCATCGAAAATTACAGAACCTTTTGTAGCATTAGAAGTAGACCTAATTGTAGTGTTATTATTAGCTGCTGTTCCTCCCGTAAGGATTTGTCCGCCTGTTCTACCAGCAAGGAGGGTGTACTGTAAGTGGTCATCGTTTGATAAATTTGTTAGGGTGTTGTGAGGAATCACAGTAGAACCGAATGAAAGTGCTCCTGTAACGTTCAAATTCCCAAGAACACTGGAGTTTCCTCCTACAGAAAGGTCTGTACCAACAAATGCTTTCTTCGCGACTGCGATTCCTCCAGCAGTTGTTATGGTTCCTCCGTTGGTAGCACTGATTGCGTCGGTAGTATTTGAAATACCGAGACCTCCAAGGATTCTTACAGAACCTGTGGAATTACTCGAAGTGGCAGTAGTTTCGTCGAAAACTACCGAACCTTTTGTAGCGTTAGAAGTACTCCGAATTGTGGTGTTATTACCTGAATTTATTCCTCCTGTAAGGATTTGTCCGCCTGCCCGTCCGGCGAGGAGAGTATACTGGGAGTGGTCGTCTGCTGTAAGACCAACAAGGGCGCCGTGGAGAATAGTGCTTGACCCGAACGAAACATTGCCTAAAACAGTCAAATCGCCCGATATATCAAGGTTTCCTTCTCCGTAAATGGTCGGGTCAGACGAGGGTTTTATACTCATATCCCCCTCTATTTTGGTGATTTCTTTATTTACCATAACTTGTATTATAGTACTATTAACTTCTATTATTATACACTTACAAAATAATTATTTTAGAAACGTAGTGTAATGTCGTTGTTGTCTGTGTTAGTAAGAATAGTTCATATTCTTATAATAATTTTTATGGTTGTTGCTCCATTTTTGGACGAGCCTTTATTGTTATTCCTTCACGTAACAGGAGGCTTAACGCTTTTACTTCATTGGTATCTGAATAACGACGCGTGTTGCCTAACAATTCTTGAAAGCTACTTACGTGGTGTAGACGTCGATAAAAGTATTTCGGGACAGTTCATACGACCTCTTTACAATATTCCTCAAGGAGAATGGAACAGTATCATAACGAGTTTAACTATTATTCTAATTTTGATTTCTTTCGCGAAGTTAGTAGTGTTGATTAATCCAAATATTTTTTAATATCAAGAATGTAAGAATGATTACAGTAGGTACTGACTGTTCAGGGATAGAAGCGCCTTTACAGGCTTTGATACAGCTTAAAGTTCCTTTTAAACAGCTTTGGGCTTGTGATATCGACAATTACACTAGACTTACTTGCGAAGCTAATTATCCAAAACCTGAAAAAGTTTACACTGATATGATAACAAGAAATAATAAAGAATTGCCTCACGTAGACCTTTACGTCTGCGGGTTTCCTTGTCAAACATTTAGTTTAGCAGGCAGACGCCTTGGTCTTGACGACCCAAGACCATCTGTGATATCTTCTATGCTAGACACAGTATCTAAAAGTAAACCAAAAATTGTAATACTTGAGAACGTTACTGGCTTCAAAAGTATAGACTCAGGGAAACCGTATGCTTTACTTATACAAGAATTATCTAAAGAATACCACGTAGACGCAAGTGTTTACAACACCAAAGACTATGGACTTCCCCAAAACAGAAAGAGAATTTATTTCGTTTGTATCAGAAAAGATATACAAAAGAAAAAATTTATGAAGTCTTCTGAAGTGAAAATGAAGCCTCTTGAAAGTATTATAAATGACAGTTTGGTAGGGGAAAAAATTCCAAATATGTACTTTAAAAATATGAATAAAATAAAAGAAAATACAAAAATTTTATCACCTTGGAATTACTATTCTGATGTAGAATTTATGTGCCCTACACTAACTACTCAATGTTCTCAGTTATTAATAATAAAACTAAAAAGACCTTTTACAATCTCAGAACTACTACAACTTCAAGGATTTCCCAAAAACTTCAAGGTGGTTGTATCCAACACGCAAATAGCTAAACAAATCGGAAATTCTATGAGCGTGTGTGTTCTTAAAAAAATCATAAAAGAAACTTTGTTTTGTATTTAAAAATCTATACTAACAGTAAAGATGAAGACATTCATTAGAAGACCAGGGAATAAAACGAATTTTCTGAAACACATAATTCCAAGAATCCCTGACTTTCCAGGAACATACTTTGAACCATTCTTAGGAACAGGTGCTGTCTACCTTGCCTTACTTCCAAAGAAAGCAATACTTAATGACCTTAATAAAGACATCATTTCAATTTGGAAGTTAACCAAAGAAAATCCAGAATATCTTATTAATGAAATCGACGCATTTAAGAAAACTTTCTTACAGCTTTCCAGTGCTGAAAAGATAAAAAAATGCAAGGAAATTGTTAATACTATAAGTAATTTAAAAGTAGATGAAAGAACTGGTAGATATTTAATAATGATATACTGTAGTTATAACGCATCTTTAGAACATTCTAGCGTCTTATCCATTACTGGAATTTCAAGACAGTTATACAATAAGAATACAGCTCACATATTCACTGAAAAATACAAGGAAAAAATAAGAATGTTGCCAGATATTCTGAAAAAAACCAAGCTGTATTCTAAGGATTATTCTCAAGTAATTGCTAAGGCAAAAGAAGGCGATTTTGTATTTCTTGATCCACCTTACATTGAAGAAAAAAAATACTGCTTCAATTACAACACCAAAGAAACCTTGTTTGACATCAAAGTTCTCAAAGACCAGCTTGACGTCCTTGCATCGAAGAAAGTTAAGTGGATGATGACGCAAGTAGATACAGATCAAGTACGAGAACTTTTTAAAAAATACAATTTCTTTCAGTACGATAACACCAACCATTTTGTCGGCAAAGCAACCAAGAAAGAATTGATAATCACGAATTATTGATTGAAAAAACTCAAAAAAACCCATACAAACACGTATGGGGTTTTTTGCATTTTAAAATCTTGGTTAATCCAAATATTTTTTTAATATCAATAATGTAAGAATGATTACAGTAGGTACTGACTGTTCAGGGATAGAAGCGCCTTTACAAGCACTATCTCAGCTCAAAATCCAGTTTAAACAGATTTGGTCTTGCGATATCGATAAGTACACTAGAATTACTTGCGAAGCTAACTATCCAAAACCTGAAAAAGTTTACACTGATATGATAACACGAAATAATAAAGAATTACCTCACGTGGACCTTTACGTTTGCGGGTTTCCTTGTCAAACGTTCAGTTTTATGGGTAAACGTCTTGGTCTTGACGACCCGAGACCTTCTGTGATATCTTCTATGCTAGACACAGTATCTAAAAGTAAACCAAAAATTGTAATACTCGAGAATGTTACTGGCTTCAAAAGTATAGACTCAGGGAAACCATATGCTTTGCTTATACAAGAATTATCAAAAGAATACCACGTAGACGCAAGTGTTTACAATACCAAAGACTACGGACTTCCTCAGAACAGAAAGAGAATTTATTTCGTTTGTATTAGAAAAGATATACAAAAGAAAAAATTTGATAAGCCTTCTGAAGTGAAAATGAAGACTCTTGAAAGTATTATAAATGACAAAGTAGTAGGCGAAAAAATTCCTTTGACAAAAGAACAAATTGGAAAACTACGTTTAGACAAAGAGGCTAAATACAATATAATCAATACAGGTTTTATAAATTCTATTCCTTTGCTAATATGTTCTACAAAGTTTTCTCCGACTATTTTGACCCACAGCGACCATATTATTTATGAACTAAAAAGACCTTTTACCATCAAAGAACTACTACAGCTTCAAGGATTTCCTAAAAACTTTAAGGTAGTTGTATCCAAAACGCAAATAGCTAAACAAATTGGAAATTCTATGAGTGTATGTGTTCTTAAAAAAATCATAAAAGAAGCTTTGCTTTGTATATAAAATGCAAAAAACCCCATACGTGTTTGTATGGAGTTTTTTTTGAGTTTTTTGAGTTTTTTGAGTTTTTTGAGTTTTTTGAGTTTTTTGAGTTTTTTGAGTTTTTTGAGTTTTTTGAGTTTTTTTGAGTTTTACAAGGTGTTAGCGAATTCTACAGCTTCTGGTCTGATGTAGTGAAACTGCGAATCTTTTGAGAAAACTAGACACCATTTATTACTGTGATTTGAAGATGTTAGATTGCCAAAGTATTGAGCTACTTTGCTTAAAGAACTTACTATCGCATTCACTTCGCTTGAAAGCATTTTGCTTCCAGGGCTACTGTATATTTTTCTGAATATTTTAGCAATACTGTCGCTGTTATCAGTCTTAATCCATCTTCTGACAAGACCTTTCATCTTTTCAGTGTCAGCAGACTCGTCGTCGTCGGATACGGACTCGTCGCTGTTCGCCGTAGTCTCAGTCAGATTCGAAGACTTCGAACAAGAAGATGAGTAAATTGTGATAGCTTTTCCAAGCTCATTTCTATCGACTTTTCTGTCAAGTTCTTTCAAGCCAATTATTTCATCATTAACTAGAATGTCAGATACAAATCGTTCTTGATTTTCTGGACTTCTAAGTGTTTCGTATATAACTATTTGATTTGCTAAATACTTGTTGTAGCACTCGTGGATTTCTTTGGAACAATACAATACCCGGTCTGGCAAGTCCGGTCTTGAATTTCCAGATATTCTTCCAATTCTTTGCGCTATACCAACAGCGTGAGCAGTTCTAGAACCTTCATAGAACATTACTGTAGCGCTAAGTGGTTTTTCTCCGCTTTTAGAACTTACAAAGGAAATTCCTCTGCTCATCAACGCGTGACCAACGACTATCACTGGACCAGTGTAAAAATCTTGTTCTAATTCAGCGAGAATATCGCTTATAGCATCAGTCTTATTAAGACGAGGATTTTGGCGTGGCTTGTAGATAATACTACCAGATCCATTGTAAGAAACTACTGGACATTTTGCTATTCTACAAAGGTCGCGACTTATTTCTGCTTGTCCAGAATTCAGTCTGTCAGTGCAGTATAGAATTACTTCTTTGCTACATTCTTCTTTGATTCTTTCTACTTCTGCTACCAAAGCGTCAGTGTTTTCTTGGTTAGACCATTCTTCGAAAATGTTTTGAGTTCGATAATTGGGGTGTTGTGGAAGCACAAAAACGTGCTTAGCTTTAACATCTTTGATAAGGCTACAATTTTCAGGTGTTGCTGAAATCCACACGCGTTTTACGAATTTAATCTGGTGGAACACTTTTATGTTGTTGAAGTGTTCTACCCAATCTTTGTGGACTTTTGCTATTTTTTCAGGACCATTTGCTTCGACGTAGTCTGACTTGTTTATCAAATCAGCTTCATCGTGGAAAACTTGATATCTTTCGACGTCGAGTGTTCGAAATAACTGGTTGATTACGCTGGACAATTTAGAACACTGAGAAGTGTTATTCAAAAGAACAAAAGTAAGCTTCTTGTGTTCATTGTAATGTTTGAGAATTCTTTCCAAAAATACTTTCTTAACATTTCCAGCTGCTGTGAGCTTGATGTCTTTAATCTTGAGATTTTCAATCCCGGCCAAATGAAGACGTTTCGAAAGTTGTTGAACCTGGTCGTCGCGATTGTCGCAAGAAACTACAGAAATGCTACGCATCCCAGTTTCGCCGAGAATGTCGGTCAACATCTTGGTTTTTCCAGTCTGAGTGGTAGCAGTTATGATGTAATTTGATTGATTTTTGAAAGAATGACCAAATACATTGTTGATAACAGCTTCTTTTTCTGCGAGTGCTTTTCTGATAGCAACTTTAAGTTCTTCATTTTCGCGACCCCAAGCTCTCACTGGACAAAGTCGATCCATAACTGATTCGATTCTCCAAGCTTGTTCTCGTGCCATTTCTTGGCGAACTTCTTCGATTTCCATCTGCAATTGTTCTGCTTTGTCTTGTGCGTTGAATGAAGCTGCTGATGTCATTTTTTGTTTTTTAGATTTTTGTTATAGATTAACTATACCATTTGTAGTGTTATATAAGGAAAAAATCGATTTTTTTTATACTTAGATGTATTAATGAAGTTTTTGTTGTTTGTTGCTTACTTTGCTGTTGTTTCGGGGATGTGTGTCTCAGGGAGTTCCTTGGGTTTGAAAAAAACGTTTATAACTGACAAGTGTCTAAGGGACAGCGACTGTGTATCAGGGTGTTGCGGGTTTAGATCAGGGCTTTGCGCTGGCCCAGTAGTAGCTATAGAACGAGATGGTGCTTGTGGTTTTGGAAACAGTATTTCTAACTGTAATGCTGCTAAAATTCTTGGATTTAGAAATGTTAGTGCTTGTAGAAATTTGCGTGTTTAAAGCAATCTTTTTATTTTAAGTAATGTAAAGGAAGAACATAAAAAATGACTGTCGTATTATTCTTCAGCAATAACTGTACTCACTCTATAAAATTTATAGAAATTTTGAAGAAATCTGGGGAAGAGACTTCATTTTCAAAGTTTGTATGTGTTGATAAAGTGAGAGGGAAACGCCCTCAAGAAGTAGCCTCGTTCGGTATCACAGAAGTTCCTACTGTCGTCGTTGGTGGCAGCAAAAAGGTCGGAGCAGAAGCCTTTAGCTGGCTAGCGAGTAAAATGGGGACCGACAGGCAAACTAAAAGGACCGAGAAGCCCAGGGAAGTTAAACCTGTTGCAAAAGTTATTTCTGGAATCCAGTCTGGCAGCATGTTCGACGAGTATGAAAGAGTAGTAGGCTTGAATACGAACAATAGTATATACGGAGATTCTCCTTTCCCTCCAGAAGGCAAGATAGAAAGAGAAGATTTTTTTGTTATGACTGATGACAACTTAGCAGGAAAAGCAGATGTTCCTACAAGCGAAAATTCAAACAATCCTTCACAATTGGATCAAGACTATGCTAAATTCTTGGAAGAAAGAAACAAGTTGAGTTAGAACTTTGAAATTTTTATTTTGAGTAATGTAAAGAGGACTTTTAAAGAGGATTGTTAAGATTATGTCATCTACAAAAATTTCAGATTTACCAGATTCTTCTGTAGAAGAAGAAGCGGTAGTATCGGCAGTATCGATTCAGCCTGAATTTCTAATTAATGAAAAAAGAACTAATAAAAAATCTGAATGGATGGATATTCTGGTAGTCTTCGGGTTACTGATGGGCGCTACAAACAACGAATTGAGTAAAAGTATCCTAAGGTTCCCCTTGTTAAAATTACAGAAAACAGATTTGTTGTTTAGCGTTCTTTTAAGTGTAATTTTCTCGATTTTATTCGTCATTTACAAATTGTTCTAAATTTACAAATTGTTCTAAACCAGATTTTTTTTTGTAATGTATTTGTAATTAGAATTACTACTACAACTTCGTTATGACTGGAGGGATTTTTCAATTGAAAGCTATAGGACAACAAGATGCTTTTCTTACAAAATATCCTACTCAGAATTTTATCAAACAATCTTACAATCAGTATGTTAATTTTTCAAAAGACCAGATAAGCATTTACCCTAAGGAAAATGTGGATTTTGGGAAAAAATGGAGCATTATTATTCCCAAATTTGGAGATTATGTCAACAATATTTATCTGAATGTGAAACTCCCTAAGCTTACAAGAACTTCAGGGACTTACGCTGGATGGACTAACAGTGTTGGGAATGTTTTAGTCAAAGAATATAGTATCCAGATAGGTGATTACATAATAGATAAAAGATACGGACTGTACGCTGAAATCTGGGAAGAATTGTCATCAAAGACTCCTAAGGAAAATATTTTGATAGGAAAATACGCCCACGTTAGCAGACTGCCTTACACTGCCGAGTATGATACAGAGTATTTTGTTCCTCTAGATTTCTGGTTCTGTAAAAATTTAGGAGCAGCATTGCCTCTCTTTGCTATGCGTTTTAATACAGTTTCAATCCATTTCGAATTTGAATTATTTGAAAACTGTGTGATATATGACGGTCTTACTCCTCCTAATTCTGCGAGTATTTTAGAAACAAAATTGATAGCTGATTACGTGTACATCGATGAAAATGAAAAAAATAAATTATTTGACACAGAATTTGAATTCGTGATATCTCAACTACAAGCTGTAATGAATGAAGGCATCCCCCGAGGAGGTCCTCATTCTATAGACCTTCCTTTCAACCACCCTTGTTCTGAACTGATTTGGGTATTTAGAGAAAAGGCCAGCGAAGAGAACAATGACTGGTTTAACTTTGGAGTGAGAAATGGAATAGTTTTCACGGATATATTTCCCTTGATGGAAGATGCTAAGCTTCTACTTGATGGTACAGAAAGAAACAGGGTAATATCTGGAAATTCTTTAAATACTTTGAATGTTAATAAGTATCATACAAGTGGTACAGAAAAATTCATATACTGTTTGCCTTTTTGCGAATCCCCAGAGGTTTGGTATCCTACGGGTACTTTGAATTTTTCCAGGGTATCCCACGCTTTACTGAGCGTAAATTTAATCACTTCTGCACTTCCTGTAAGTGCTTTTGTGTTTGCTAAAAATTATAACATTATACGTATAAAAAATGGAGAGATTTCTATCAGTTTTAGCAGTTAATCTGCAGCAGCTAATAAGCTCATCATTTTTCATAATTTTATAATTTTTACTGTGCCGTACCAAAACTCTTTGGAGGATAATTCCAAATTTTCATCGGCAACTGTAAGGCTCAATCCTCTAATCATCCCTTCTTTTTCTTTTGAAATGAGGAGTTTTGCCTCCTTTTCTGTAGGGACAATTATGAATACGTATTCAAGGTCTCCAAGCTTTACAAAGTAGAAAGAATCTCGGCAAATCTTTTGTTCGATGATTAGAGGACAATCTGTGTCGACGATTCCGTCGTAAGAACTGGTATTAGAATCTTCAATTCTTTTCAAGTAATACTTGTATCCCTCGGTCCCAACGACCCCAAGAGAAGTCATACTTGCGAACCCGAGAAATGTCCCCCAAGAGAATCTCAAGAATAAATCAAGGTACTCTTTTCCTAAAAAGTTATTGGCGACGATTAAGAAACCTGAGAAAATACTTGCGTAACTGATGATGTTCTGGTAGTTCATTCTGTATTGATATGTAAACCTTATATTTTTTTAAATCGTATACAAGATTTTTAAATCATCTAGAAGATTTTTAAATAATTCAGAAGATTTTTAAAAATCTCACAAAATTCATTTAAAGAGAAAATTCTACTTATACTTAATAGTATGATTAATTTGGTAGCTAGCGTAGTTCAGTACAAAAACAGGTTAGCAATAGGTAAAAATGGGAAGTTGATAGTCAAACTTCTAGAAGACCTTTCATTTTTCAAGAATCTTACGAAGGATAGCTTATGTGAAAAATCTCTACTTCCAAAAAATGTTGTATTGATGGGAAGTAAAACTTATTTTTCGATTCCAAACAGACCTCTCAAAGACAGGTACAATTTCGTTCTTACAACAGACCCTATGCTTCTCAGCGTACCAACAGCAAAAGACATCGAAGAAGGCAACACTTCTTACCCTTATTTTATGAGTTTAGCAACTTTTGAGTTTTTATACAATATTTACAAGCCCAACGTGTTCGTAATAGGAGGTTCTGAAATATATGCAAAATTTTTAAATAGCGATTACAAATTGTGTGCTGAGAAGCTTTACATCACAGAAGTGAAAAATTTCAACATTCAAGTCTGTGCAAGTGATACTATTAAGTATATGAAGCATTTTGACGATTCTTACTATTTGTCTGGATACAGTTCTAAATTCACACAGGAAGACATAAATTACAGGATTCTTTACTACTCTAAAACTGAGAAAGTTTCTGAAGAACGTAAAATGATTGAGCTTGTAAGAAATATCCTTACTTTCGGCAAAGAACGCCAAGACAGGACTAACACTGGAACTTTGTCTCTCTTTGGGAATAATTTGAGAATTGATATCTCTCGTAGTATTCCTTTGTTAACTGTAAGAAAAACTCCTTTCAATGTTATCTTAGAAGAACTTCTTTGGTTTTTACGAGGCGATACTGATGCTAAGATACTCCAAAACAAGGGTATCAAAATCTGGGATGGAAATACTTCAAGAAAATTCTTAGATTCTCAAGGCCTTGATTACGATACTGGCGTCCTTGGACCAGGCTACGGATTTCAGTGGAGACACTTCGGTGCTAAGTATCTTGAAAAATTTGCAGATACTTCCAATGTAGCCGTAGGAGAAATCGGTGGGTGCGACCAAATCTCTGATATAATTTCCAAGCTCAAGACAGACCCTTTTAGTAGAAGGATAATTTTATCAGCCTGGAATCCTTCAGACCTTGGGGCTACGGCATTAGTTCCTTGCCACGTCTTAGCTCAGTTTTATGTAGAAGAAGAAGCAGGTGAAAAATTCTTAAGTTGTCAGTTTTATATGAGGTCAAGTGATATGCTCGCTATAAACTTTAACATAGTTTCTTACGCTTTACTTACCAGCATTCTAGCTGCAAAAACCAATATGAAACCTAAAGAAATTCTCTACGTTTCAGGAGATGCTCACGTTTACAAGACTCACGTCGATAATTTTGAGAAAATGATTGAAAGAAATTGTCATCCTTCGCCAGCATTAAAGCTAAGCGATTCTGTCAAAGATAAAGACTTCAAAGAACTTACAGTAGAAGATTTCGACCTTATTGGATACTTTCCACAATCAAACTTGAGATTTGAAATGTCCATCTAAAAAAATTATTTTATAAACCTGATAGTAAGAAAGTAATACAATAACATTATGTCAATGCTTCAAATTTATAAAAATAGTTTAACAGCTCAACGTCCAGACATCTTGTCTAATTTCACAAGATTTAGAAGCATTCGTGCTTTTATGGCTGTTTACCACGTGTCAGCTAACAAAGTGTTCTTGACTTTTTCTGGAAGTAATAACTTCGAGAATACTCAAAAAGTCGGTAAAGCAGTTCTCGTTAGGATTTGTGTATTCAACTGTGCTACAGATTTTGATACACAGTTTAATGCGTTTTTGCTTGCTTAAAAATAAAAATTATCTTAATAACAATGGGTGATGCTACTGTAGCTACGGTAGATTCAAGGGGATTCTCTGTTCTCAAATCAAAACTTACTAAGACAATTCAAGCCCGTATAAAAAAAGAACTTACCCTGGTCCCTGTGAGCTCTTTTGGGAACTTTGACATTAAAGAAATCAAGGTATTTCAAGAAACTCCTGAATACTTGACAGTTCCTCTGTATTTTGCGAGGCAAAGCACTCTTTTCAAAGACTTTGAAGAAGACGTTAACTTCGAGCCTTCTCCGGTTTCATTCGCTGCTGAAAGTTTTACTTTAAGACCAGGAGTTCAATCTGCCTGCTACAACAAGTGTATGTTAGAGAAAGAAAAAAGTGTAGGCGGAGGCATCTTAAGCCTCGCTACAGGCACAGGCAAATGTCTCGGTGTTGATACAGGGATAGTTATGAACGACGGCGCAGTCAAAAAAGTCCAAGATATAATCCCTGGGGACGTATTACTTGGTGAAGGAAAAAACCCTTGTACCGTGAAAAGTGTAGCTAAAGGTAAAGACGCTTTGTTTAAAATTTCTTACGATGACGGAAATTTCGTATGTAATTCAGTTCATATACTTTGTGTGAAAAATGATATAAAAATCCTTGAAAATCCAGAAGAAGGAATGCTTTATGCTGTTTCTTACTTTTGCCCTTCGTCTAATCGCGTCCGCGTAAGTATCTGCGATTCCCTGAGAACTGCCTTGCTTAAAAAGAATTTTCTAGAAGAAATAATCGGAGTTTTCGATATTCCTTTGAATGATTACATTTACAGTAAATGTAAATTAGGACTTTATCGTAGAACTGAGCCTGTGGGCCATTGGAAAAGTAATGGAAAATCGCTGGAAGAGTGCTACTCTATAGGAAAAAGCTTAAATCTTGCTGCTATAAACAAGATTAAAAATGGGAATATCCAAGAAAGAAAGAAGATTTTAAAAGGAGTTTTAGATGGGATTGTAATAGGCGGGGTATATTCAAGTTATTTAGAAAAAATTTTGATGTTCTTACAGGGTAGTTTAGGAAGTAAAAAATCAATACCTTTCACGTGTTCTTACCTTTCTTATGGAACTTACTACGGGTTTGAGCTTACTGGTAATAGGCGGTTTGTTTTAGAAGATTTCGTAATTACTCATAACACTGTGCTAGGCATAAAACTGATTTCTTCGTTCAAAATGAAAAGCTTGATAGTAGTTAATAAAATTCAATTGATGAAGCAGTGGACTCAAGAATTACGAGACAAATTGCCTGATGTAAAGATAGGGACTATTCAAGGAAAAACTTTTAATCACGAAGGTTGCCAAGTAGTTATAGGAATGCTGCAGACTCTCTCGATGTCTAAGAGTATAACTCCAGATTCTTTGAAATCTTTTGGTATGTGTATAATCGACGAGGTCCACGGTATAGCTAGCGAAGTTTTTTCAAAAATTATGTTTAAAATCAGACCTAAGTATCTATTCGGGCTTACAGCAACGCTTGAACGTAAAGACAAAATGGAGAAAATGATTTTATGGTACATAGGAAACGTCTTATTCTCGAATAGTTCCGAGTTAAAACAAGAGACTGATATACGTTCTGTTGTTTATAAAGGAGACTCTTCTAAAGAATTGCTTCTTAGAGACGGAACCCCCGCAGTATCAAGTATGATTTCAAATATAGCGCTTGACTCGGAACGTACGGCAATTTTGATTGGGATTATCAAAGACCTTGCTAAAAATAAAGAAAATCAAATTTTAGTGCTAAGCGACCGCACAGGTCAGCTGAAGAATCTGCACAGTAAATTGCCTGGCATTTCAGGACTTTTTATAGGTAGTCTTAAACCAGAAGTGTTAAGTGTTAACAAAGAATCCCAGGTTCTCTTAGCTACCTACGGTATGGCATCAGAAGGTTTCAATGTTCCCAGATTAAATTGCTTGGTATTTGCTACTCCAAGAAGTAATATTACACAGAGTATAGGCAGAATTTACAGAAAAACCCATACCAGACCCCCTATAATCATTGATATCGTAGATAATTTTAGTATATTTTCTAGACAGCAATATGCTCGTAGAAAAATCTACAAAAAGAATATTAAACAAAATGTTGGAATTGAAATTGTAGAAGAAGAAATTGACGAAGAAGAAATTTGTCTCATAGAAGAATGATTGTTAAGAAATAAAAAAACTTATTTAGTTCTTAAAAGTTTTAGTTTAAATTTGGTAGTACTAATAGTAGTAGTAGTAGTAGTAGTAGTGATAGTGATAAGAATAAAAACCATTATTAAGATTTTTGCGCCTTTTGCTTGCTTCGTGAAGCAATCCTCGACCTTCGATGTAATTTCTTTTTCGTTCGTATCTTTCAGCTTCTGCTACCATTTTATCTATAAATCGTTGTTTATTCTTGGCATTTTTTGGAACACCAGAACGTATGTACTTTTCGCATTCAGAACTCTCTTCAATAACACGGCGCATAATATAATTAGAAAATTTTGATAATGTTTTATTTATTTCTAGTTTTCTAGAATCTCTAGCTTCTTCTAGTTCCATTCTTCTTTCAATTCTTCTTTCTTTTCTGTCGTAGAAACTCTGGATCTGTTCTTGTGTATATAAAAAATTTTGAAGTTCTTCTACATCGCTTTCTAGATACAATTTACACGTCACTTTGTACTCATTTCTATAAGAAATTGATGGTAAATCAGCACTTAAAATATTTTGTTCTGTGAGAATTTTGGTTTTCTTTATCTGTGGCATCGAGATTTTTGGTCTATTGTAAGCACAATTACGACACAGTTTGTAGTTTTTTCCAAAGAAAAAATCATTGTGCCAAGAAAGTTTCCCACGACAATCGTAGCAAGTATTACTAAGTATCAGACATCTGCTCAAATAATCTGAAAATCCTGCTTTTTTAGCAAGCGAATCCATTATACTTTTTGTAGTTTTTGACAATCTATAGAAATTGCTATGCTTTTGAGAAGAATACACGTATTCTGCTATCATTACTAGCAGTTCATTTGGCAAAGTTCTGTTTGGTTTATCCATAGTTTTATAAAGAATATTTTTATTTTTTAAACCACTTAAAAAGACTAAGTGTAATGTAGTAATGGGGTTTGCTACGTTGTATTCAAAAACTAAATCAGGGAAAGTGAAGAAGTGGGATATCTGTGTCAAGGACGAGAAAATGGAGAGTATCGTAAGGATAACCACGGGGTTTGTAGGAGGAGCTGAAACAATCTTTGATTCCGTGGTTTCTACCGGGAAAAATATAGGAAGAAGCAATGAAACTACCCACTATTCCCAAGCAATCGCAGAAGCTAAAAGCAAGTGGAATAAGAAAAAAGACAATGGATACACTGAAGAAGTCGGAGGAGAAGTCGTTTACATTTCGCCTATGCTCGCCGTTGACTACACTACGAGAAGCCACGACATCTCATTCCCTTGCTACGTTCAGCCGAAACTAGACGGAGTAAGAGCAGTTTACTCTAATAAAAATTTATTTTCAAGAAAATCTAAACTGTTCTCTAATCTGGGGTTCTTACTCGAAGAACTCAAGAAATTCGGGAATTTGAAGATAGACGGGGAGCTTTATTCAGACAGTTTACCATTCAACGAACTTAGCGGGCTTTTGAGAAAAAAGAAATTAACAAAGGATGATGCTGAGAAGATGCTAAAAAACATAAAATTCATAATTTACGACCTTGTAAGCGACGCTGACTACTCAGACAGACTTCAAGTTCTTCGCAAAGCATTCTCAAGCAATAAATTCTCTCATCTTGGATTAATAAAAACAGAAATTCTAAAATCCCCAGAAGACCTTGAAACATTTCACTCCAAGTACGTAAGTTTAGGTTATGAAGGTGTAATGATTAGAAATTTTCTAGGTCCATACCTTGAGAAGTCTAGATCAAAAAACTTGCAGAAATTTAAAAAATTTATGGATTCTGAATTTGAAATCGTTGGTTTCACAGAAGGAACTGGTATAGAATCGGGGCTGGTTTTGTGGGTGTGCAAAGTTCCCGGAGCTGACGAGGTTGGTGATGCTACATTCACAGTAAGACCTACAGGAACTCACGCCGAAAGAGCAGTTCAGTTCAAAGATGCTAAGAAATACGTCGGAAAGTATTTAACAGTTAAGTACTTTGAACTGTTCGAAGGAGTCCCAAGGTTTCCTATAGGAATTTCTGTGAGAGACTACGAATAATTACCAAAAGAATATCCAGATTTTTTTTTGTAATCTTAAAATAAAAAGAATGATTCCAGATATAGTTTTGAAAGCTATTATTTCTAGCAAGAAATCTGTTTCAGAAATACTTGATTTCTGCGAATCAAATAATATTTGCCAAGACAACCCCAAAGCAGATGGAGGAAAACAAATTAGACCATTAGTCGCTAAGCAGATATTTAAAATTTCCGGGTATCGTGTAGACAAAGATTTTGATTATAGAGCTCTTTTTAAAGAAATGTTTACAATTCTTAAAAACAATAGGAGTGATAAGAAGGATAAAAGTAGTTCTAGCCTTTTACCAAAATCTTTCGACGAAAGAGCCGTTGAACTAACTAATAACATTGTTAAAATTGATAATTCTGACAGAAAGTATTTGGCAGCAACCGGAAGCCTAGAACTTTATGCGTTTTTACTACATAACGGCATAGACTTGAGAAGTTCAAGTCCTACAGGTGGAAATTTCAAACTTGTCGAAGTTCAGTCTAGAATGTCTTCTACAAGAAATACAGAAGAATAAATACTATTTAATAAATTGTAAAATATCCCAAAAATTATTTTATAATCTAAATGATATAAGTTAGATGGCAAGTAATCATACCCCAAACACTAACCCTGCGAACTTCGTAATCAGGGGAGACTTGGACGTTTTAAGCGCCTTTTCCCCTGCAGACCAAGGCACAGGTATCGTCTTCATCAGAAATGGGGGGCTTTACGTGGAAGGTCTAACTGATTTAGATCAAACAACTATCAATACAACAGCAGGAGAATTCGCCGTTTATGGAACAAGTAGAGTATCATTTGATATAACTAACGCTATCGAATTAACTGCTACAGGAGCGTCGTTTTTTAGGACTACTGCTGCCGGTCTTACACTCTGGGCTAGCGACACTGGTGCTGCTGGAAAAGTAGAAGTTCGTTCTGACGGTACAGGCGTAGATTCAGTCTTGGTCAACGCTACGAATGCTACAAGCGGACAAGTAACAGTCCAGTCTGCTGGAGGTAGTAGTTCGCAGCCAAGTGTTAGAGTAATTGCTTCTGATGCTGCCAACGGTAATGTTCTTATTCAAGGTGCCGGAAATATGGCTGCAGGAAATCCTGCTGTCCTTATTAACGCGCTTAACACTGCTAGTGGTCAAGTAAGACTTACAAGTGCTGGAGCAAGCACAAGTATCGACGCAGTTCAAATTTTAGCTACTAACACCGTAGATGGAAATATCCTTATCAGAGGTTCTGGAACCTACGGAAACAGCAATCCTGCTGTAAAAATTCACGCAGATAGCGCTGTATCAGGACAAATCCTTTTGGAAAGTGCCGGAGATTCTAACCTAAGCAATAGCGTCGAAATCAAGGCTACTGGAGCTACCAATGGGAATGTGTCAGTGTTAGCAGACGGTGCTATCAACCCAGCTATCAGACTTGCTACGAGTTCTGCTGCTGGAGGTCAAATCCTTCTTACAAGCGCTAGTAATGTATCTACTGCAGAATCTATTAGCATTAATGCTACAGGCACAGCAGAAGGTAATATTCTCATTAGAGGTGCTGGAAGTTTCGCAAGCAGTATCCCTGCTGTTAAAGTAAGTGCCCCTAACGCTTCAAGTGGTCAAATCGAGCTTTCAAGTGCTGGTAATTCTACTACAAGCGACGCTATCTTCGTCAGTGCTTCAGGAGCAGTCGGTGGTAATATCAGACTCTTAGCTGCCGGAGATGCAGATGCTTCCACGGAACCAAGTATCTCTTTGGTTTCTAGTAATACTACAGCTGGAAGTATCAACTTGGAAGCAGCTGGAAATTCTGCTACTGGCGATGCTATTAAACTTAATGCTAGCGGAGCTACCGGTGGTAATGTGAGCATAACTGCTGCTGGTCCTGTAGCTGGAGCTGTCGCGGGTGTTAGTATCACTGCTACTAATGCTACTTCGGGTAAAATCGAGCTAGTAAGTAGCGGAGACAGCACTACAGAAGACGGTGTAGTAGTAAGCGCTCTTGGAACAACTGGAGGAAACGTTGTAATTTTAGGAAAAGGTAATTTTGGAACAAGTGTTCCTGCTATCTCTTTGCTTGCTGACAATGCTACTTCAGGTCAAATTAGCATATCGAGTCTTGGAGACAGTGCTACAGTCGATGCTATTTCTATTGTAGCCCCTGGGACAACCGGAGGCAATGTTCTCGTCCAAGGAGCCGGCTCTGGAACCGCTGTAAGCATCAGTTCTACCAATGCTACAAGTAAGATTTTAGTAAATTCTGCAGGTACTGCTATTGACGCTGTCGACATCGAAGCTCCTGTTGGAGGTGTAAGCGTAGTAGCTCTCAAAGAAGTAAATATCCAGTCAGCTGATGTCGTTAACGGTGTAAAAATTGCCACTGCTACTAACGGTGTCCCGGTGGTTATAGGAACAGGAACATCCCTTACTACGGTAGCTGGGGACCTTTTAGTAAATGGTACGACAACATCGCTAAGCACAGAAACTCTCGTAGTGAAAGACAATATCGTTATCTTAAATTCTGGAAATGGAGAATTAGGTATCGATTCTGGTGTTGTAGCTCGTAGATTCCAGACTCCTAACGGTGTAGCTGATGGTGATGTAATCATCCCTGCTCCAGCTTACCAAGAAACCCATAAATTTGTTGCTGGTAGTGCTGCTCCAGGAACTCTCAACTTTGACCTTTACTGCAGTAGCGTTACTGACTTTTACAAGGGATGGTGGGTATACGTCACTTCAGGGCCAGCTGTTGGGGTTGTTAGACGTGTAAAAAGCTACGACGGAACAACCAAAGTAGCTACACTTTACGTCGCAGCTGATAATACTCCTGAACCAAATCTTTTCACTGACGGTCTTGACCTCGTTCTTCTTCCTGCAGCAGGGGACTCCTTAGTATTGATGAGCTCTCCTTATGTTGGAAATTTCTATTCTGAAAGCAATGACGAATGGACTTTCGCTACTCTAGCTCAAACCCCTGATACCATCGGAGTAGCAGGTGTTTCTACAGCAAATGTTCAGCAGTATCAAAACATAAAATCTGGAAGTATCAACGTTAAAGGTAAGACCTATAAAAATTGTGAAGTTGTTATTGACACAGCTACTTTCATTACAATCAACAAGGTAGGGCACGGGCTTGTAGTAGGAGAAAAACTAAGAATCACAGATTCATTTGGAATTACTCCTGCTTTACCTGCAGGTCTGTATAGTATCAGCGCCACGGGTTTCACTGTAGATAAATTCAACATCAGTTTCCCTACTGTTTCTGCTGTAACTACAAGTGCTACAGTTACTATTTATACCCTTGAAGATTCTGTAGTTTATACTAACTTTGTTCTTCCAAGCGACCCTGAAATCGCAGGTATTACCATTCCTGGTGTATCTGCTGTCGAAGATATCATCATCACAAAGACTTCTACTGCTTTGTTTAACGTAGTTAATACCTTAACTTATGGAAGTTATGTTATCCTTGTGTCTGACTTGAATAATACTAATGGTGCTTCTGCTACGTTCGTAGCCAGTTCAAGTGGTTCCGGAGGTTCAGTTTCAAGACTTACTAACAGTAGAGGAGCTGACGGTCAGCGTATCGGAGGAACTTGGACCAGCGGAAACAAATTCCAAATTTCTCATCAACCAGCTGGAAGTGGTGCTGGAACTTACACCTATCGGGTACGTATTTCAAGCGCTCTCTAAGCAGTTTCTGCAGATAATCTAAAAATAAAAGTAAAAAATTGTATATATTTTTACTTGTAGTTTTTTACAATTTAAAAGTTTTCTTAGCATACTTTGCGATGCCAGGGTAAAGAGCGTTCAATTTTGCCGCGAACACAGGGTTGCTGTACAATTCCTCTAATTTTTGCTTGATGACCATACCCTTCCCTTTGAGCTCCTCGAACTTGTTTTCTTTCACAAGGATGAAAATTCCATTGAATAACAAGAAAGATTTCAAATTTTCTGACCCATATTTTGATACTATCTCGTTGAATTCTGGGGTCATTCTAATGCGATTTTCCACGTCGAAAGTGCTTTTACGTGAAGAAAGCTCTGCTAATTCGGTGTAAATTGGGACAGGGTCTGAATCTTTTGGGACGTTATACCCTGACAATTTTAGGAGTTTTGAAACAAAAGTCTTCTTGTTTCTTTGACAAATTGCTCTGTCTTTACAGAATGTCAAGGTAGATTTAACTGTTTTTTTTGTAGAAAGAGCTAGTTTCAATAATAAATTGTCCATCCGATTGTATAACCTATAAAAATAAAATTATTTTTTGTTTATTTGATTAGCAGCAAGTTTCTGAGCAGGTATTCTATAGAATGTTTTACTTGTTTCTATAACAACAGGCTCTATGGTATTACTGTAAAATTCTAAAGGATTTGACGTATCATACTTCTTTATACGGTTTATAGAGCTCGCAATAACACTTGTAGCATCGTCTACGCGAAGTGAAACAAGATTAATATTTGTAAGATTAGCAGATTTAATATCTCTATTGGCCTCGAGTAATTTTTTTCTTGTATCATTGATTATGTTTAAATTAGAACGCAGAGTGTTGATGAATGGCGGAGTTCTACTAGCTTCTAAGATTTTTTGTCTACTGTTCTGATTAGAAATATTTATCCCGCTCAACAGTAATTGTGATGATATGTCTTTCAATTCTATAAAATTTGAAATTGCTTGTTCTGGTAAATCGTACTTAATCGATAAAGATTTCTTTTGAAGACCTTCTGTAAGAATCTGTTCACCTAAATCTTCATAGATTTGTATTTTCAAAACAGGTTCTCCATTTCTTTTCATATCTTCTACAGTGTAATTTATAGTTCTTATCAAATCGTCGTACCGTTTAGCTAAGCCTGTAATACGTTGGATAGTCGTGTACCAAGAAGATATACCACCAAGATTTTCTTCATAGAATTTTACAAGATATGTTAATTTTTCTTTGATACTCTCAATATCTTTAGAATTTTTCACGAGCCCTACGTCTCCTGATAAGAATTTTTCAGAGTTGTCAAGATAAGGTACTCTGGCTGTAAACTTTAAATTTATAGGTTTATCTGTTCCAAAGATAGGATTATAGGTTATTCCAACACCCTTAGGATTCAATTTAGAAATTTCAGGATTATTGATTCCTAATTTTTCTAATTTTATCGTAGTTTCTCCTTCTTTTATGATTTTTTCAGAAACTAAAAATTTATTCGTCTCCCCTGTGATTCCAGGCGTTTCTGTGAAGAAAGGAGTGTAGTTTTTGGATAATGATTTTTTGTAAGAATCTTCTAAAAATCCTACAATGTTTTGTTGTTTAGCGGTTCTACCGCCAGCACTGCTACTAAAAAGATAAAAGGACCCTACAACAACAGGTAAAACAACAGCGAATGATAACTTTTTATAGTATGACACTGTAGATAATTTTTTATCAAAAAGCTTTAAATAAATTTCTGCAAAGACGAGATTTGCTGTACTTTTTGCAGTCTTAATGATTGCTAGTGTCTTAACAATTATGAATGTTCTGACTTCTGGAAACGGTATAGCACTACTAGCTATAAGAGCTATAATCTTTATAAAAGTAAAAGCGATACTGCTACTACCTAACCCTATTTTTTCAACGAAACCGTAAAGACCTTTTGTAATTTCCAGAATTATACCAGCGTCTTGTTGTTTAACAAGGTCTTTTAAGACTAATTTCTTGCCAGGATAATAATTGTCAGGGATTTGTATATTTAGAATTTGTTCTAGAATCTTTTTCTCTTCTAAATTACTTGACTTTTTTTCAGGACTCCCCGGCGGTTTCTTGGGACTTGTAGTCTTTTTCTTAGGGGTTGTAGTCTTTTTCTTAGGGGTTGTAGACTTTTTCAAGGGACTTACGGTCTTTTTCTTAGGAGTTGTAGTCTTTTTCTTGGGAGTGTCCAACGACTTGACAGGGATACTTCTTGACCTTTCTCTTGACCTTTCTACCATTATTCGTATGTGTAAGAGAGTGTATATGCGAACGCGTGTATATACTACACCCAAGAAATTAATTAGAAGTTTTTCGACTTAAAGAAATAAAGTTATTAGTAATTAACAAACAAAGCAAAGCAATCAAAATGACAGTAAAAATTATCAAAGCAAAAGATTTCAAGCCACAAAACGTAAAATTCTCAGAACCAAGAGCTAATAAATATGGAGGAAAAGTAGTGTATGTTAACTACGACTTTGAAGATGGCGGAGACCCTCGCCCTTTAAGAATTCAGTTGGATAAGATGAAGGCTCCTTTCGGGGTTTCTGGATGGGATTCTAACAGAGGAGATAACAAGACCAGCGACCCTACTGAAACCAGTAATGATACTCTCGAACTTTCCTTCAATGGACCAAGCGCTAGCATCATCGAAAAGTTTCAACAACTTGACAGTTATGCTGTCGACGCAGGGGTCCTCAATTCAAAGGATTTCTTCAAGAAAAAACACAACAAAGATGAAGTTAAATTGTTCTACAAATCAAATTTAAAATTCAATGAAAATGATGAGGGAGAAAGAGATGATAAGTATCCTCCGCGATTCAAGACGAAGTTGCTAAAAGATTCTTCTTACAACTACTTGGCTCAGGTCTATGATGATAACAAAAACAAAGTTGCTTTCAATATTCACAATCACGCCAGCGTTATCCCTAAGGGTTCCGATTGTATAAGCATCATCGAATGCTCTGGAGTTTGGATTATTGGTGGAAAGTTCGGATTGTCCTGGAGACCAGCACAACTAAAAGTCTACAAAAACGACCTTAAACTCACAGAATGTGAATTCCTTGAAGAGGAGGAAGACGTTGAAGAGGTCGGCGAAGACGATGAAGACGTTGAGGTAGTAGCAGTAGTCAAAGAACAAACTGACCTTTTCGGCGAAGAAGCTGAAGACGACGTCAAAGACGACATTGATGCTATATCTGCAGGATTCAAAAAGACAACTATTCGCAAAAAACGAGCAACAAGTGTTATGTAGTTTCCTCACAAATTTCCTTTAAAAAAAATCTAATTTACACGTTTAATTACGTATGATGTGTAAACGAGAAATAAGTAAAATTTTTCTAAATAAAAACTAAGCTAAATGTATCTAAAACCCTTTAAAAAATGTCAAGCCTTGTGGTAAAGATAAATTTTTCAAAGAAAGAACAACTTACTGAGAAAACTTTTGGCAGTATAAAACAGAATATACAACAATATATTACAGAAAACCCTCTTGTGTTTGGAAAAAATAATAAGAAAATTTTTATGAATTTCGTTTTAAAAGACGATTCTTAAAGTTTTTCTTAAAATTTGATTATTATGTTTGTGTATCTCTTCACACAAGTACGTATAGCAGAGGTAGAAAGTGCTTGCCTTTTCTTTCTACTGGTAGTTTTGACTGTAGTGCCTACTCCGTTGGCAGTGCTGTTGGCAGTGCTGTTGGCAGTGCTGTTGGCAGTAGAGTTGACTGCGGCGTTGTCAGTGTAATTTAAAGATTCGTTCATATCATTCTTTATAGCCATTATATGGTCTTTAACGTAGTCTAAAATTTTGTTTTCTATACACCACTTAAAGAAATTAAGTTGTCCTACGGTTGTCTTGAAGGACTTTTCAGGGGAATAAAACAAGTCGAATTTTTCATATCCCTTGTAATTTCTTTTGAAAGGGTCGAACTGTTTCTTCTGGTAAGAATCTAATTGAGATTTGTAAGACAGATAAACATTGAACTCTTTATTTTTACTTACATTGTAAATTGTGTTGTATTTTTTAGAATAATTGGAACAAAACCATTCTAATAGCCTAAGGGAATACTCTGTGTTTTTGTTTATTATCCTGAGTATTATCTGCATATGGTCTTTTTTTTCGTAAAATTGTAATAACGAGGATTTCAGGAGCAGAGTCCTGTTGTTCTGAGACATATTATTACTAATTAGACCTATTATTTCTTTAAGTTTATCAAAAATTTTAATTTTTAATAATTTTAACACTGTAAGTCCCATCATACCCATTCCCTGTTTTCTTGAGACTCATACCGGTCCCTGGGTCCCATAACATATCAAGGGTTTCATTTGTCCCTATCCCTTTATTACTAGAGTCTCTTACAAAGCTTGGGAATGCTAAGGGAGAATTTTTGGAAAGTTTGAACGAAGCTGCAGGACCTCCTGGTACTACACTGTTAACTGAAATAACGAAATTTCCAAGAAGTTCTGTAGAAATAACTGTATAAGAAGTCGAGGTTAGAGTTACTATAATCGGCGGATTTGTTTGACTGATAAAAGCATCAACATACTGTTTTGTAGCTACATCTGTCGGATTTACAGGCAAGGAATGAGATGTGATAATCTTTCCATTCATATCTATGTTAGAATCATATACCCTACCATTACAAGTCGTAATGTGATTGGCTCTTGAAAATGAAAACATATTATTCGCGAAGCGTTTGCTTCAACCTATTACAATACTTAAATAAATTTAATATTCGGTTTTAGCGAAAAAATCTAGAAATTTGGTCTTTGTCTATAGCCTTCTGCAAATTTCAGATTTTTTTCTACGGTTTCAAATCTTGTCTTTAGGTCATTGTATTTTTCTTTAAGAATATTGTATTTAGAATCAGCTGTATTAACAAGCGATGTTAATCTTGTATTTTCTGTTTGTAAGGCAGATATCTTCTTCTGGTTTTCAGATATAATATTTGTATTCTTCTCATTTTTCTCATTCAAATCATTTATCTTCTTAGATTCTGCTTCCTTACATTCCCTGTAAATTTTACTTTTTGCCTCATTAACCTTCTCTCTTACACTACCCCCGTCTTCGACTATGTTTCTAACAGTTTCCTTTGTCTTTACGAAAGTGGTCGCGGCTAATGCGCCTGCGACTAATCCTGCTATACCAGCTGCTACAGTAGCATTATTATTCTTTTCTTGCTGTTTTAATACAAGACCAGGATTCTTGAAGGCTTTAACTTTCCCAGAACTACTGCTGGAATTTCCTGAAGACTCTCGGACAACTCTCCTTTTCGGTTTACCTTTAAAATTCTTAGCTGGCATAGTACTTACTTACTTACTTACTTACTTACTTACTTACTTACTTACTTACTTACAAAATAATTTTTACATATTCTAATTCTTAACAGAATTGTATTCTCTGTCGATTTCTTTGGCATTCATAAGAATTCTTGTGAATATTTTAGAAGGTTCGACGAATTTTATACTGTTTGCTTGTTTGAGGATGTTAGGAATTTCGTTTGATACTATATCCACGAAAGCTAGCATTATAAGACCTTTATCTATTAAAGCTGTCTTTGAATAAGCTATCAAGAAGATTTCTGAGAATTTAATAAGGAATTTTTTAGATTTTTCTAGAAGACTCGGGTTAGCTGTATCATTCTTAATACCTTGGTAGTTATTATCTATGAAATTCTTGATAAATGACACCGTAGGAAGGATGGCATATTTTTTATCTTTGACGATATTTACTATCACAAAAATTATATGAGGGATAATATTCAGAGTTTGAATTAAAATCGCTTTGGAATCATCTCTTTTCTTTTGGACTGCAGGGCTTTCCTTAGGGACTGTAGGGCTTTTCTTAGCGCTAACTACTGCTTTTTCTTCTTTGAATGCTTTAACGGGTGTTGATACAGACTTCGTCATACTGTTATTAACATCTAAAAAAAACTTCACTTGGACTTCACTTGGACTTCACTTGGACTTCACTTGGACTTCACTTGGACTTCACTTGGAATTCACTTGATTACAGTAGCCGCGCCACCACGCCCACCTGCTGCCCTAAGAACCCCGAATTGCGTGCTCGCAGTATCAAGCGATCCAGATTTCCCAGACCTTGTAAGAGACCTGCGTTTTGTAGAAGTATCAGCAGTACCTTGAGCGGCCCCGTCATATTCAGTGTTGTTAGACCTACTAGAAAACTCACTGTTTATCAACGAATCCACGAGTTCTATTACCTCCAAACTGAAAGACCAGTTGATATCATTGAAATTGAAAGGGTATCCTTTAGATGTAAGCATCTTGAATCTGAGAGTATCTATCTTAGACAACGGAGACTGGAATATTTTAGGGGCAGTTATGAAACTGTTATAAACCATATTACCAGGCGAATCGTTAAGCAAAATTTTAGCAAAAACGTCTGGGATAGCAGAAGAGTTTACTACGGTATCTAAGCCTTGACTAGATAAAAATAGGTAGTCTTCTCCTTGAAGGCTCACACTTCTAAACAAGGCTGTTTCTTGGTCTCCTGACCTCGTGTTTGCCTGGATTGACCTATTCCCGTGTAATTTAGAAGATACTGTGATACCATTTCCTCCAGAAGATACCGTCTTGTTAGCATAAGACCCCTTAACTCGTATAACATAAGTATTAGGGTCTATAATTCTCAAGATTTCTCTTGGTCTAGCATTCAAAGAATTTATAAGAATTCCTCCTATGTTATCTATTATCTTGACTTCTGGAGCTACTCTGTAAAAGGATATTTCTTGGTCTCTTCCAAAAATTCCAGTATTACCTGGGACTATTATTGGGAACTGTGTTAAAGCAAGGAATCTAGATTTATTAACAGCGTCTCCTCTAGTTCCTGGGGTAACTACAACTTCGTCTATATTTACCGTGAAAGTGCTTCCGCTACCACTTAGAATGTAATGTTCCCCGTCGATATTCGGAACGCAATTAGTATTCGAAAGAGTAATCAAGTCTCCAACTCTCCATTCTGTCCTTGGAGAGCTCAAGGTTAATGACACCGAAATACTTCCTGTGCTTATGCTGGTTATAACCTCTTTATTAGAAATTGAAAAATTTCCATTTATTCTCGGAATACTGTTAGATTTAGAAATACTTATTTTATCCCCAGAAATTACACTACAAGTACCTGGTACTAAAGTCGCAAAAACGAAATTTATTCTCACGGTGTCAAGTCCGAGAACTTGGATAATGTAAATTCCGTCTATAGTAGGCGTACAGGTAGAATTTCTAATAGTTATAGAATCACTCGTCTCTAGACCGTGTCCAGGGATAGTTATATCGATAGTGTTGGTGGCAACAGGTCCTGATACAACTGCTAAATTGTTTCTAATACTTCCTACGAGGTTGTTAGGCAATAAAGTTTTACATACGACCAATTCAGAATCAAAAGGGTCTACTAACACCAGCTTGTTGAATCCGTGGTTTGGGTGAGTAACTGTGATTTGTTCCGTATTAACAGAAGCTTTCGAGACGCTATTTGTTTCTATCAAAGACGCTGGAAATTTTATATCCAATACGTTATTAGCTGGTACATTCTCTATATGGAAATAATTAGAAGCTGTTATAGGAGGAGAAGTCTTTAGAGAAGAAATCTGGACTGTGTCTCCTCCAAACAAAAATTCTCCGTAATTACCGCTCGATACTATGAACCTTCCTTTTATAGAAAACGAAGTAGGGCCTGTAGGGATAACAAGATAGTCCCCGTCTATACTTGGTTGAGAATTTGTATCTCTTATGAATATGATTTGAGGAATATCGATGTTGTGTGGCACACTTGTAGTGATATTAGCTCCTCCTTGTAAATCGCTTGTTATGCTAGATATAATTCCCGAGTTTGCTGCTTCTAGAGAGTGAGCTATACTCGTAGTAATTCTTATAATTTCATTTGGTAATAATACAGCATTAGTTATGCTTAGAGATTTTGTCAAAATAGGATTATTTGAATTGATAGATACACTACTGTCTTCGTCTGGGAACCCTGTGTTAAACTGTATTCTCGTGTCCTCTGAATTAAACAGAAGTCTAAATGGGGCGTTTTTTCCGGTCTTTACGACATTTCCTCCGCCGCTAGCAGTCTCTATAGCTCTTTCTGTGATTTCATATGTGAAAGTATTGAAATCGACTACAGAAACTATGAAATCTCCTCGTAGGACACTGCCAGGTATGCCTGCTAAATTCTTAACCCCGAGCATCTTGACACGGTCTCCAGTCTTGAACCCGTGACCAGCAGAAGATACTGTTATCACAGTAGAAGCAGCTGTAGTAGAAATACTGTTGTTTGGGAGCTGTGTAAGCTTCACAGAATCAAAAAGTATGACATCAGTATCAAGGTTAACAGTGACTTCAAAGTAGTGAAATTGCCCGGCACCGTTGAGTCTCCTTACTTTATTGAGAGTAGAAGAGATTTGGTCTACCAAGGTACTAGCAGTATAATTTCCTGGCTTTATATCTACACTGTACACCGGTTGTCCGACATCTAAGCTTGTAGTACCTTGAAAAGGATTTCCTCCATTTAGCTTGATTTGTAATGTTGTAATACCAGTAGCAAGAACTTCTTTTTCTCCATCTAAGAAGCCCGATATAGATGCTTCAGAATCTTTTTTACCATTAAAGAAAAGCACGTTTCTTGTAGTATTCTCAGGGATTCCGTGAGGACTTGAAGTTTCTACATTCAAAACGTCTTCAATGCTAGTGTTTATAGTACATCCTGGGATTATACCAAGGTCCTTGTCCTCTTCGTTTATCCAAATAATACTATTGTTTTTCAGTTGAGAAGGAAGTTCTTTGATGACTGTGTCTGTGTTCGGGATTTCTGTTGATACAAGAGCTATAGACTTCACGTTGAAGAAGGTTTTTCCTAAGAAAATAGCGAAATCATTCTGTAGAGGATACTGATTAGTATCACGGTCTTTTGTGTCTATAGTTATAATAGTTTTCTTTTCTATTTTTCTAGATATATCTTCGAGGGCAATACTCGTTTCTGCAGGGTTTAATTCAACGCTTTTTCTAGATTTAATACTGGATTCGTAGTATTTTCTAAAATTATTACTTGAGCCTTCTAAAGGAACCTGGGAGTCAGGGATATCTACGAAAGTGTTTGTGAATAGTAAGTCTTCGTTATTCATCTAGCAGATAGTGTTTATTACAGTAATAATTATAAAATTTTTATTGTAATAAATCGATTTACATTCAGTAAATTTAGTAAATTTAGTAAATTTAGTATCCAGGACTTGTTGGGAATCCTGAGAAATCCGGAGAAGAAGCATACGAAGATACCAGGACAATTAGAATAACCAAAGAAACAACAGTTAATGTAGCAGAAACTGCTGTGAAAGCAGCTGCTATATGGTAAGCATCAGAAGATCTGTTCCCTTTTTCTTGGCCAAGAGCGTAAGAACTTCCAGACAACCCTGCGATGAATACGCAAGATAGTAATATGTTTATGATTATAGGACCTTTAGAAGACATTACAGTATACTACACGATTAGAAAAAAAAAGAAGGTTTTTGAAGATGTAGTTAACAGAACAACTTCACCGGGCTTACTGGACTCGTCATTTGTTTGAAATTATCCAAGATAACTGTGATGTGATTAGATTTTGTTTTGTCAGGACGGGGCCTTAAGGGTTTAAATTTTCCATTTTCAAATACAAATTCTACTACGTCTCCGTCTTGGATACCTTGCGGTCCTTTCCCAGTGTAATAGACTTTTCCGATACCAGGGTATCCTTTTGGGCTAAAAACTTGACCGTTTTGGAGAAGGAGAAGTAGAAAGGAATCTTTGGTTTTCTTAACCTTGAAGTCGTTTGAAAGAAGACTACTTGGTTTCCATTTGAAGACCGTGTCAGTGTAAGAAGAACCTGGGGTTATTATCACTCCGTCTAGCTGTCCTTCTCGGAATAAAGGGGTCTTTTCCTTTATACTCTCTAAAATTTCAGGACATTTTAGTAATTTAAACTCTTTTTGTATGAGCCTTTTGCTGTTAACTATTTTGAGTATTTTCTTAAGAAGTACTTGACGTTCTAAGAAATTTTTGAGCTTGTTATCTTCTCCGTTATAGAATAGTATATCGAAACAATGGTATTTTTTGTTGTAAAATTCACAATCTAAAAGAACTCCGTCCAATGTTTTACCACCTTTTGTTAAATAAAATTCTTGGAATTCTAACTTCGAAGAGACGCTGCGAATGACCCCTTTGCTGAAAAGCAAAAGCCTTCTAAGACCGTCTAGCTTGTCTGTAGTGTAGTAATCTTTGTCTTTTTCTATACTTCCTACCTTCAAGGTTATAGGGTTATTTCCTACCCATCTCTTTGTTTTTACTAAGGCAGTATATTGTTCCATCCTTCCTACTTACTCGTACAAAACTATTTAAAAAATAGAAGAGTAAAAATAGTACAGGATGAATAAAAAGAATGTAATTATGGCAAGCGGACTTATTTCGTCTGGCAAAGACACCTTAGCTGACTTGCTAGTAAAATTTAAAGGATATAAGAAATTTTCTTTAGCTTCTGTCTTAAAGAAGTTTGCGTCTGAAAAATACGGGTTTGACGAAAATCTTTGTCATACACAAGAAGGGAAAAAAACCATCGTCTTTGCTGGTAAAACAGTAAGAGAATTGTTAATCATCGAAAGCGAAGCAGCTAAGGCTATGGATAAGTATTACTTTGCTGATAAAGTTATAAAATGTATCCTACAGGACGATTCGTCAAAAATAGTTATAAGCGACTTCAGATTCCCAGAAGAATACCTCCGTTTCAAGGAATTCTTCTCGGATGTTAAAACTGTGAAAGTTGTCCGTGCTTCTGTAAAACCTCAAGACTTTGCATCAGAACACCAGCTTGATAACTTTCTTTTTGATCTAGAAATTTCGAATGACGGTAGTTTAAAAGACTTTGAAAATTATATAATTTCTGAATTTTTTTATGTCTAATTTTTTTGTATAAGTTTAATAATAACACTATGGATAGATATACTAACACAGATACTCTGACACTCCTTGTAGCAATTCTGGCGATACTGTCGATACTACCGATACTACCGATACTCCTTGTTGTCTCAAATTATTTCAAGGAAATACAGGCAAGAATTTATGTAAAAAGTAAATTAAATGATAAGTATTACCTTGTAAAAAATACTAAAAATTCTCAAGAAGTTGCTGACACTTTAGCCTTGCTTTGTATTCGATCAAAAAAGTTGATAAAATTTGTAGAAAATGATAAGAAATTTTCAAAAAATGTTTCTAATTTAGCTAAGAGATACACTACGCTCTCTGAGAATATAGACTTGATGGCTACGAGCTATACTATAAACAAAGGAGAAGAAGTAGCTATGTGTATAACAGCTAGAGACTCTAAAGAAAAAATCTACGACGAGAACACCTTGATGTTTGTATGTATCCACGAATTAGCCCATATAGGTTGCGATACTGTAGGACATAATGAAGAATTCCAAGAATTTTTCAAGTTCCTACTGAAACAAGCAGTGATTTGTGGAGTTTATAAATACAAAAATTACAATACAACTCCTCAAGAATACTGTGGGATGAGAATAACCAATAATCCATTAAATTCTTGAAAAAATATTTTATTTTATTTTTAAGAATGTAAGAAGCACTGAATTCGTCGATGACAAACGGTAATAGCAACAGTGGTAGCAACAGCAACAGCGGTAGCAGTAGAGGAGTGAAAAGCAAGTACTTCGGAGTTTACTGGGATTCTATGTTCTTAACAGCCTTAGGATTTCCTGAAAAAGTTGAAAACAAGACTACGTTGAAGCATTACAAGCAGTATTTTGAATCTTTCAAGTATATACTCCCTTGTAAGTTTTGCAGAGAATTTATAGTTGAAAAACTAGATAAAGAATTTCCTCACGATTTTTCAGGGAGAAGAGCGTTAATTTTTTCAATTTACCTAAGGCGGGATGCTGTTAATAAAAAACTGATTAACCAGGGATGTAAGACTACGAGGCCAAGCCCTCCGTTCGAAGTGATACTTAAAAGGTTGGAAAAAAAGTATGCTACCTGTAATGCTACTGTAGGCAAATGCCTTTAATCTTTGAGGAAATGTTCCTTCATATATGTTTGAAGGTTAAAATACGAGAAGCCCATCCCGAGTTCTGGGCGTTTCTTGTTGATGAGGAATCTTGGCTCTCCCAAAATCTTTTCTAAGACAGAATCAGTCTTAAAAATGCTTTTTTTCTCGGGATTAGCTAAGTCGTGCTCCTTGACGTATTGGCTGATAGCTGTAGTGACCTTTGGTCTAGAAATAGTAGTATCAAAAGGGACCTTGAGGAACTCTGCTAGCTCTTTACTGATTTTCACGTCTTTAACGAACCCGTGAGACATCAATGATACATTTCTCTTTGGTCTCTTGGTATTTTTACGATGCTCTTTAGTGTAAAGGGATTTGATAACCTTGAGCTCTGCTTCTACGACCTTCAATGATTTAATGAAGATTGAAACAGAATCTAAGGTGTTTTTGATTTTATCACCCAAAGTTTCTCCGATACAAGCGACCTCGACTGTCTCGACGGGTTCGACTGTCTCAACGGGTTCGACTGTCTCAACGGGTTCGACTACTTTGGGAATTTCGACGACTTCAGGGACAACGATTTCTGCCACTGTAGGAGCAATCTTTACGACTTTTTGTTTTTTAGGAACACTGGTTTTCTTTGGGGCCTCCATATTACTGTTAATCAGTATAAAAAGATTCCTTTCTAAACGCAAATTTTACTGTGGTGTACGCTGGTATTTATTTTATTTTTTAATAGAACTTATAGTAGTTTGAAACTTGAATAGGACTTCTTTGCCTGCGATACTTACTTTGGTTGGTTTGACAATTCTAGCAACTTTGTACTTGTATTCTTTGTTTGCTTCTTTGAGAACGACTGTTGACTGGCATTTCTTAGAATTTTTGTTAGCCTTGCACGACAAGTTAAACGCTTTTGCTGCGGCTGCTCCTGGGGAACTTGCTGAAATCACACTTCCATTAAACTTCTTGTTTTTAATAAAAGACCCTCCATATGAAATTTTAACTAATTCAAATTCTCTCGTCATTCAGATTAGTTTATATCATAAGAAAATAAAAAATTATTTGTTTATTGTATGTCGAACGATGTGTTTACGAGTAGAATGTCTGATAAAGCAGGGTACGTCAAACTTGTCTGTGATTTTTTGGTGTTAGAAGAAGGAGAAAGAGTAGTTTTGAAAGGAAATGGAATAACCGACGTAATTTCCAATAATCAAAGATGTATCGTCGTAAAAAATAGGGGTTCTTTTGTCTTGAGCTTGGACTCTACGGTTAATGGTAATATAAAAATTTCATTCAAACAAGGTAATCCCAGGACTATAGGGATATTTTCAAAGTCTTCAGAAAAGAAACTGAATTTAGGAGTTAAGATTTACAATGACCCAAAAACTTTTGAATTTCTAGAATACACTGATGCTTTAATAGACTCTGTTTACTTCGAGGTCCCTGCAGACTACCACACGCTTTTCTTAGAAAAAACTTTAAATAACTGTATAAAATTAGGGATAAGAAACGTATTTTACGTTTTTAAAATTTCAGATTCAGAGTCTCTACTAAATTTAAGCAGTACTGTAGAATTCTTAGATGCTTCTTCAAGTGTAATTCAAAAAGTTTTTGTAATATTAGAAGACGCGATTGATATCCCTGGGAGAAAACTGAATTATCTTGAAGATATTCTTGAACTTTTCAAAGACCGGAGGGTTTCGCCCGTTTTCTCTATACCATTCGGAGTTGTTAAGACTCCTAAATTTAATATCAGGGAAGAGTTCATAGAAAATTTAGAAAATTTAAAAAAAGTGTTTATAGACGCGGTGTCTTTTATGGGAGAATTCCCTTATTTAATCGGGTTTGACTGCGGGTCTGTATCTACCGGGCTTACGAACGATGACTGGATAACATACATTTTCGGGATTGCTACCCTCGTTAGATGCTTAGGGACTTCGAAGCCAATTCTTTATAATATACCCGGAGGGCACTCTCCTGTTAATAATGAAAAGAAAATTTCTAATTTAACCAGAAAGCCTTACACTCCTCACACTGAAACATCGAAAGATTTTTCAAGTTCTGCAGGAGCATTCTTCTTTGGAGGAAATTTAAATCGTCAAGAAGAACAAAACTTTTGGAATGATGACGCGGCTGACACTCCTCATTTAAATTTACTTGTAGACAAAGGGATTTCGCATCTTCTATTTGGTCCAAAAAACGAACAAGAAGATACTGAGTGTGTGCCTTGTAAAAACAATTGTTATACAGTATTAGACAGTAATTACATTCTAGAATGTATAAAATCTAATTTTTTTTGAAATATAGTTGTATAGACAATCTTAGGATGAATGAATCCGTTGATATTTCAAAGAAAATCATTAAGACAGTGCGAAAAGAACTTGGTATTCCTGAGAATCTAGACCCTAAATTTTACAAACTTGCTGAAAACAAGTATTCTAAAGGAGATACAACCACGGTGTTTGTTACACAAGACGTTGAAGGTAATATACTAGAACTTTCAAAGAAAAAAGGGCCTTTTGTAGTAGGGCAGTTGCTTTATTCGCAAATTGTAAAAGGCTCTAAGACCGTGAAAAGTGCGAAGTCTTTGGGGCCTGCTAAGTCCTTGAAGCCTGTGAAGTCTTTGGGGCCTGTTAAGTCCTTGAAGCCATTGAAGCCTTGTCCGCCTGGAAAAATAAGGAATCCTGAAACTGGACGGTGTGTCAACGAAGTAAAAAAAATAAAAAAATCGAAAAAATAAATATAATAGAAGATAGAATCAGAATGACGTCTAAGACTTTATCTGTCGAATTTAAGAAAAAATTACTTGATATGAAGACTGAAAACATTAAACTTAGGCAAAGAGCAGTCTTTATAGACTGTGTTTCAGCCCCAGGAGAAATTATCGAGTTCCCTGAATGGAAATCTTTCACTAAACTTCAAAAAATAAAAAAACTCAACGAATACTGTAAAATTCACAGTATCCCTACTCATTTAACTCTGGACAATTTATCAAACTATACAGTCTCTAACATAGTATTCTGTAAAGACTTGCAGCAAGTTAAATCTGTAAATTTATCTAAAAAATAATGGTTCTATACTAATAATTTATTGTATAGAATCATTTTTTTTGCGTACTTTCTAAAAATTAACTTCAGCAAATGAGAAGGAAATTGGCTCAAACCCAGGTAGTAAAACGCCAAGAGGTTTCTTCGAAACTACAGGAGCTGTTGGGGAAACTTCAGGAAAGTTTTGAGAAACTACTGGAGCTGCTGGGGAAACTTCGGGAGTTTCTTCGGGCTGTTTAGAAGTTTCTTCGGGTTGCTCGGCGATTTCTTCGCAAACCACTTCTTGTGGAACAGTATAAGATTCGAAATTTTCTTTTTTCATAAGGGTATTTTTCAAGTCAGCCAAGAAAGCATCTATCTTCTGTTCTTTTGTAATGTAATTTTCCTGCATTCTTATTGTTTTTAAACATATATATTCTGAAACTATGCTTATACTTACCATAAGAATCAAAAAAACCAGAACTACTTTCATTGTCGTGTCAAGCATCTTATACTATATGTAATAAAAAAAACTTCATTTGAAAGCTTGGCTGACAGAGTTGTACCCTACTTCATAAAGATATTCTTTTTCTTCTAATGTTAAAGAAAAATCCAGAGACAATCGTATATCTGATGATACTTTAATGAAGGCTATACCATTAACTTCTGCGAATTTTTCGCTACATTCATTGATTATTTTGAAGGAAGTCTTCAACAAATTGTAGAAATAGTTTTGACAACCTGATGCTCCTCTATTTTCTTCTTCTAAATTCAGACAAAGTGTAGTAGAATTGTCTTCGCAAGGGTAATTCACAGGGATATCATTGGTTATTCCTCCGTCTACGTAATGATTTCCTTCGAAAAGGATAGGTTGGAACAGTATAGGGATAGCCATAGAAATCCTTATGGCAAGAAATACAGGCATATCTGGGGTGCTAAAAGAATCGAAAAATCTACATTCTTGTTTGTCTACGTTAGTACCGCAAACTACAAGACTTTTTCCTGTGATGTTCTGCAGCTGAGAAAATGATATTTCTGGAGACAATCCTTTGGAACTTATACATTCTTTAACGAATTTTTCAACAAGTTTACCATCGTCTAAACCTAACGTTTCTAGAAAAGATGTCATAGAGAGAGACTGTAAATTACTGAATTCCAAATCCCAAAACAGTTTTTTCAATTGAGAAGAGGTGTAATTGAGAATCATCAATAGAGCCGCAAGGGACCCTATGGATGTCCCTACAAACTCGTGGATACCTCCAAAGGTACCCTTGTTCTCTTCAAAATACTTCAGAGCCCCTACATAAGCTAACCCTTTCACAGAACCTCCTGAAAGTACTAGTCTCTTAAAAATTTTTGTCATACTTTTAAGAACTAATTTTTTTTAAAGATTTTATCTTAAAGATTTTATCTTACAAAATAAAATTAAATGATGATGTTAAAGCGTCTTCAGCTACAGTATTAATCGGTTGTTGAGTATGATATCTTGTTAATTCTAGTTGCCCTAATTCTCTAGAATCGTCGTAGATGTGATAAATTATATCTAAGTTTCTCTTCAAGAGTATGTCAGCTTTTTCCATAACTATCGCATGCTTTTTATGGAGGGTTCTGTTAGAGGGAATGCTTATGATAAGGGAATGAAGGTAATTTATACAAATGTTATACTGTATCTCAGCAGCCTCGAAGGTCTGTAAAGCATTCGAAAGGCCTACTTTCTTCGGGTCTTTCTCGGCTTCTTCTTCGCCTTCTGTGAAATTTATCAGAATATTCTTGACCTTTGGTTGAGGAAGTAATTGTAGTTCTGACTGATGTCTAAGAAGAAGTAGGTTGTCGCAAGCTTTCAGACTGCTTGTGAAAGCCCTGGGGTTATACTTGTAAAAATCTAATTTTATATTATCAAAAAGTATTATCAGATCTGAATCCACATGCAGATACATAGGGGTGAACTCAGGCGTAGCCAGATTCTCTAGTTTTATGAGTATCTGTTCGTTGGAAAATACCTCGTTTTTATCGTAATTCATCAACAATGCTAGGATTAGTAGGATTGCTAAAAAGTGTCCCGGAGTGATTATAATTACAGTAGTAAATACATAAACTGTTAAAAAAACAAGTATTAGTAATCTAGCTAGAAATTTATTGTCTTTCCAAGGTATTTGACTTAGAAAATTCTCTGTCATTATTACTACTACATAATATAAAAAATTTTCAAATATTCATCAATATAAGAGCTAAGATTACTAGAAAAATTCCAACTGCCACCATTCTATTTTCCTTGGTAAAAATATTTTTGAAATCTTCAAAATTATTGACAAATAATAATTCGTCTAGGATTTCGACATATGTAGTAGCAAGATTTACAAGAAATCCTCCTCTCTTAACCACGGGAAGTGGTTGGTTAGCTTTTACTGACAACGCCCGTAGTCTCTCGTTCTTTTCTTCCGGGAATTTTGCATTTTCTAAGTCTACTTCTACCTTTATTTCTTGCGGAAGAGGCTCGTATTTCAAAGGCTCTTCGTTGGAGATTTCTTCTTCGTAAGCATCTAACTCAGCTAAAGTACTGCTGGCCTTTGTATACCCAAGAACTTGCCTAGAAGGAGGTAATGAAATTTCAGGTTCTTTTGCTGCTTGTTCTGTTATGCTGCTTGCGGGAGAATACACGTAATCCATAGTTATATTTTAGATTTAAAAAAAAACATTCGTTTAAGCGTAGTCATTGCTTAACAGTATCTACTTCTCAGTTCCAAAGGAACTTTGTTACCTTCTTGTATCCATTTGGTGATATACTCCGCGTATATTTCTTTTTTAGATTTTTTTGAAACTACTACATCGTGATTCAAGCTTAAAAAATCCAAATTATTGATAATAAAATCTTGCTCTAAGTAGTCTAGTCTAAGTTCCTGCAAATTAATACGTCCTTTCAAGATGTAAACTACTACATCAAAATCATAAAGCGAGTAAGAAAACCCTCTCAAAGCTTTAACTAGCTTTTGTTTTCTAGAAAATATCGCTTTGTTTTGAATTTTTATAGTATTTAAGCGTTGAAGTACGTGCGTGTCGAAAGACAACATACTCTCGCATCTAGAATGAACTAGAATATTCTTAGCTATATCTTCAAAATCATCGTAATCAATGTCTGCGAGAGGATAGTCGTTGTTGTATAAAAAATCAAGTTCTCTTATTTTCAAAAATAAATTTTCGGCTAGCTCTTTGTTCTGTATCTTTGAAATATTCGAAATGTACGTCCTAAACATCCCTTTTGTGTAAAAATTCACGTGTTCTATAAAATCATTAACTTGAATATTAAACCTAACAAGCATAATGCTCTTAAGAATATAAAGTCTTGCGAAGTAAAGCATTTGCCTCCTAAATCTTTGAATATTCTTGTTCTTTTTATACTCTTCTTCCTGTTGAATGTTATTGAACCTTGAACTGAACTTGGAAATTAGGTCTTGTTTAAGAAAAAATTTGATGGGTCTATCCTTATTCCAAGGATTAGTTTTTTGACAATAAGGAACGTTTTTGAAGTCTCTATCTGTTAAGTAAAGGTCTCTTTTTGCAGTTTTAGTGGTTATCAGCGTGTATTCTCTCTGAGTTTCTTGGCACATATTACAAATTCTTACCTTTTTCATAAGGTGAATGACGCTTGTTTTTTTAGAACAAAACACACAAAGATTGTTGTAGCACCAAATGTATCTACTTTTAAATTTTGAATTAGTGTTGGGGAGAATGACCTTGTAATCAGAGAAAGCCCTATTTTTCCACGTTTTTGAATCTAATTTAGAACAATCATTTAATTTTCTACAAGTAGAACTAAAGGCTACGAAATCCTTGGCATTTAAACAGTCATTGATGCTAAGTATTATCTCTGTCGGCAAAGTATTCATACACTAAGAATACAAAAAAATATTTAAAATTTATCAATTACGATTGTCGCGCATACAATTTCTAGTGTCTTGAGCTATAAGCCTGGGGAAACTGCTGACACCATTACCAAACTTGTTTAAATTTTCGCGGACCATAGCGACTGCTTCGACTGCCTGGTCGTCTGCTCGTTCCTTTCTAGTGATTTCTAGTGTTCTCAAGAAGCGAGGGTCTTGTTCTGGGCGATAAAGCTTGTATTCTCCAGGTAATTTCGATTGGTCTTGGGTAAGAACGACTTCCTTGGGGTCTTCGTCGTTTTGGAATTTTTCTTGCTTTTTGAAGAAACTTAAGATATAGCTTAGCATCGTAGTTATCATAGAAATATAAAATAAATTTCTAAAATAAATTTAGATGTACGAAGTTTTGTATCGCATCACAGGCAAGTGCTCATTTGCTTCGTAGCTTTTCTTGGAACTTGTGCTGCTCTTAGCAGATCCGCTGCTCTTCTTGGAACTTGTGCTGCTCTTCGCAGAAGGACTCATCATCGCACGTGAAGGACTCAATACAGACATAGACATAGACATAGACATAGACTGTTCTTTAAGTTTCTTCTGGTCTGACTTGAGTTTTTCGACGACCTTCTTACGCAAGTCTTGGCTACTTTTATCAGAATCTAAAGAACTTAGCTTATTCATTAGCATACTAACAGATGCCTTGTTAAGAACCTTGTTAGATCCAAGTATGGCGTCTATCGTAGCTCTCTCTTTTATATTGGCGATAGATTGTTTTTTAGCAGCAGATTCCTTGCCTGTAATCTTTCTAAGAATCCCTGTAGACCCTATGATAACCTTGCTAAGAAGAGGATTGCTTTTATGGAAGTCAACTATTTTGCTCGTTTTACTTGGATCCATACTTGTTATAGTATTACAAATACAAAATAATTTTTTAGAATTTATTTTATAATCTAATTGTAAAAGGATTCTAATCAGATGTACGGCACTTCTTACACCGATTTAAGCGAAACAAACAAGTTTGTCGCAAATTCTCCTTCCAAAAAGACTCCAGTTTTAGTCAGGGACGTTGATTCTAAAAAATTCGTAGAATACAAGACTGTGAAATTCTCTGCTCCAAAAGAAGATATCCTTGCCCCATTTCCATACATTTCTGTAAGCCCTTACGACGTAGACTCTATCACTAAACCCGAATTCCAACCTAATAAGAAAACTTGCAGGGAAGACACTGTTCCTTTCTATTCAAGAAGCTTCTACTTATTTGAAAATCTAGAACATCCTCCTGTTTCTGAGAATTTGTTGGAATTCCCTGGTGGTATAGACACCAGGAATTGAAGAAATTGCGATTGATAATCGTAATAATATTCTACATTATTTTTAATTAACGAAGGACTGTGTAATAATGTGGGACTCCGAAGAAAGAAGGAAGTATATGAAACTTAATAATTTAGACCCCTATAAAATTCTTGGAGTCAAGAAAGACACCAGTTTGAAAAATATCAAGAAAAAATACCACGCTCTTGCTTTGAAGTTTCATCCTGATAAGATTAAAAAAGACTCTAAGGAAGGTAGCGTCAAGGGCGTAGATTTCAAAATTCTCAAGGAGTGCTACCTGTTCATCAAGGATGATTTAGAAATAATTACACACGACGATTCAAAGTGCGTAACTCTTCAAGAACTCAAAGACCAGCGAAATGAACCTGTGATTTATGGAGAAGACAGGAACTTTTTCACTACAAACTTCGAAGACCCTGAAACAAGGAAGATGCTTTTCCCTAACGACGATGTTCCTTTCGGCGTACCGAGAGAAATCTCTACAGAAACAGAATATTCTAACAATTTAACTGTTCCTGAAAATATTTTTGGAAAAAAGAAATTTAATTTAAAATATTTCAATGAAGTATTTGAAGCAAGAAAAAATGTTAATAAAGCACTGCAGGTCTTCTCGGAACCCGAATCTTTAGAAGCTCATTCGAGCCTTGGGCGTGGAGGGATAGCTAAATACGGCGGCGTTATCATAGAAGACTCAAGGAAGTATACAGGCAATCTTGCTAACTTCAAGTCTAAAACTTCTGAAAAGGACATACCATTGCCTAAACTCAAGAAAATAATGAAAACTATGAAGAAAAATAATGTTGAACAACCTTTAGAAGACATTGAAACCTTGTTTAGCAGGAAGAAGAGTCAGGGGATTATCTTGCCTCCTCAAAGGATTAGTATGGTAGAGGCAGAAGAAAATTTGCGTAAAATCAACCTGGAGTCTACAAGGGATTTGCTTAAGAAAAATAAAGAATATATCAAGGAAAAACTTCACGTGTATCCAGAACACTTTAGAAAAAATTTAGAATTTTAAATCTTACGCGTTAGAAATTCAAAAAATTTAGATTTACTAATAACAATAGTGATGGTAAATCTGAAATACAAGAACGTTTGTATAAGCGAAATAACTGTAGATGTCCCTGAAAAATGCAGGGACGAATCTGGGGGGTACTCCTCTGCGGTCAAATACCAAGGAGAACCTTTATCGTTCCAATCTCCTAAATTGGAGATACTTTCCAAGGACACTGTGAGGTTTAATATCATAAAAGAACCTTTGTTTTACAGTTTTCTAGAAGATTTACAGGATTTTTTTGTATCTACTTTGTCAAAAAATTCAGAAAAATTCTTCAAAGGAAAGAAGTTTTCTGAAGAGAAAATAAGAGAATCTTTGGGTTTGATGAGTTTAGTAGAAGGAGAAGTCTATCTTCGGAACCTCGATATGGGAGATTCTACTTTTTTTGACTTATTACATGAAGAAACCTCTGCTCCAATTTCATTCCCTTACGTTGGGAATTGTATTCTCCAAATCAAGGCTCTCTCCTACGTAAAGTCTTTGATACTGCCTCTATTCAAAGTATTGAGTATAAAAATCGGCAAAGAAGTCAGGATTAAACCAGATTCTTGCGTTCTTCTTGACGAATGCGAGGAAGAAGAAATCCAAGAAGAAGAAAAAGATAATTTGGATTTTTTTGAAGAAGAATAAACTGCGCATTTTTTGAAATTTTTTTTATATTAGGTTATTATAATGGACTTCAGCAGTATCACCAAGTATTTGCCTAAAAAATTAAGTATCGTCCAGATAGTCATTATCTTGGCTGTTTTAGCTGTAATTATTTACATTGTCGTTAAACATCGAGAAATCAAGGAAGGACTAGCTGATATCGCTTCTGCTTACTCTAAAATCCCTACAGAAGGAGAAGTTCCTATGGTTGAATCTTCTGAACAACCATTTGCAGGCAATGAATTCGAAGGAGAAGGTTCTGCAGAAATCACTGCAGAAGACCTTCTTCCTATGACCCCGGAAGGAGTCGACAATTTCAACAGGCAATTCCCTCTTGCTGACCCTAGTCTAGATTCTAATAATTTCCTAACAGCAGGATTCAACATTGGCATCAATACTGTTGGAAGTTCTAACAGAAATGCTAATATGAGCATTCGTCCTGACCCTGTCATCCCAGAAGTAGCAAATGGTCCTTGGAATCAGTCTACTATCACTCGCGATACCGAAAGAAGACCTCTAGATATCTGTTAAATCATTAAAGAAGTAAAAAAAATGATTAATTTTTTATATTTTTTTTAAATGAGTACAATGCTCGCAGTAAGTAAAACCAGTATCGTAACAGGAATTTGTTGTGGAAAAATTGACAGCGAGATAGACCTTCATCAATTTTTTGAAAAACTTGAAATAAATGACGCAGTTATTGGAGCTAAATTCCACGGTAATACCAAGGGAAATATCTCAAATAACAGGTCATTCTTCAACCAAATAACTTTGATAGTGAAAACTCCTGAAAAAACAGTTAATGTGAAAATTTTTGGCAATGGAAACCTTCATTTCAGCGGTATCAAAACCCTGAAAAATGCTCAAGATACTATGGATATACTCAATCTTCAACTTGCGAAGATACGAGGTGAAGAAAAAATTGAAATTCTTGTAATCAATGATGTGCTTTACGATAAAAAAAATTATGAAAAATATTCTTCTTGTAAAGAAAAAAATAGGTTCGAAATGACTAAAATCTACTCTTACCCTGACTCTGACGGGAAAGTTCGTGTTATCGGCTTCAAGAAGCACGAAGACCATATCATCGACAAAGAAAACACTGTAATCGAAGGAGACTACTTCGTCTCTATCAAGTTCAAAGACTGTATCAAAAAAATATTCAATAAGTCTGGGGAAGAAGTAGGATATTACACTTACAATTCGGTTTACAAAAGAAAAAATGTAATACTCAAAGGTAAGAAACTAATCCAAGAATCTGAAACAGTAGTAAGGATAGAAAACTCCTATGGGGATACTGTAGGGACTATAACTAAAACTATCACACAAAACCCTGAGTGTATTATCCCTGTTTCTGGAGAATTCTTGACAGACTACTCTTGCCTAGAGAAAATTGGAAAATTGGAAAATTTGAATCTTCAGATGTCTAATCTTAACTGTAAATTTACAGTAGCTTCTCCTTGCGGAAATTTCTTCAACAAGAACGCGTTAAATGACATACTTTGTAAAAAGTACGACTTAGAATCCTATCTCAACAAAGAATCAGGGTATCAAGGACTTTCTTTGAAGATGTACTACCCAGAAGAAAGCAAAAAAGTTTCTATATTATTTTTCAGAACAGGAACTGTATTGATGTCTGGGTGTGTTTCAAAGGAAGAAATCGTGAGGGCTAAGAAAGATTTTGTGAAAATTCTTCAAGAAAACTCAGACGAAATACTTCTCAAGGAGAACTTCCTCGTCGACGAAGAACAAATGGACCAGGGTTTAACCATATGGAACTTGATGTAATTCTGACAAACAAAACAAAAAAATTAATAAAATCAACAAAAACTAACAATAAAATTCAAATATTGTTAGTTTTTTTACTTTTTAAAGAAGATGATTATGAGAAGTAGTATGATAATCATATTGCTGATATCGTAAGGGCTTTTATCAGAACAACAATTACAGACGCTCGCAGGACGGGCAATACCTGTAGTTTCTTTCGAAATCGAAGTGATTTCTTGAGGGTTTTCTTCATTTAAAACAACCGGAATCGTTTCTAATTCTTCGTCGAAATTTGAGCTATTGTAAAAAGCGAAAGCTTCTTCAAGATTTGCGTAGTTCATCCTTTGTTATTAACACACAAAAAAATTATTTTGCTTTTGGTTTGTTAGGTCCACGTGGTTTCCTTTTCTTAGGGGCTACAACTTCAGCCTCGCTGCTACTACAACTCGACACATCATAGTCATCATTGCTTAATTTTCTGAGAAGTTCTTCTGATTCTAAGCTAGGTCCAGACATCATACCTCCTCGACTTTTTTTCTCTTTATTCATCAAGTCGATGATGTCAGAAACCCCGCCTGCTCCGCCAGCAGCCTTATCTACAAGCATCTTATTGAGATGGAAGAAGAATGCTGAGCTAGCAATCATAGTGATTAGCTTTATCTCTGGACCCATTTCTATAGTTCCAGCGTATTTACAGTAAATTTCCTCAAAGACTTCGTCGTAATCGTCCTGGGTTTTCAAAATTTGAGCACTCCATCCGTCAAGACTAGCAGGAGAGTTTGGCAAATTCCTATTTACCATTTCTATGGTGTTAGCAAAGAACACTAGCCCTTGTTTACAGTAATTTACACCACTCTCTATCTCCTTTTCTTTCTTTAGCCTATCGATTTCTCCTTTTATAACACTTGAACGGTCTTCTGGTCCAAATCTTCTAGAACTTACGTAGCCCCTGGAATGGAGTCTTTTGAGCTGAGCGAGGTATCTGGACCTAAGACTTTGCTCTTCTTCGAACGAGACGTAAGGTTCTATAACTTCGTTTTCTCCTCCGTAGTCCCCCTCGTAGCCTCCCAAAGACCCCCTTGAGGAAGTGCCTTCGGCGACACTCTCGGAGTCTGCTTCGAATTCTTGAGGTTTCTCTTCTTTTGATTTATTGGCGAAGTATTCTAGCCCCATTTCGTCGTGAAACGAATTTCCTTCTCCTTTGCTAATACTTGCTTCCATAACGTCTTTTGAAGAATCTCCTCGTAAATTACTAACATTAAGTGTTTTATTGCCTGTTTCTCTTTGAATGTTAATAGACATCTCTGTTAGTCTAAGCTAATTTATTTTTTAACTAAAAAATACGCGAACAGACGATTAGTTAAAAAATATTTGATGATATTGCTATTACTGTTCTACGATATTACTGTTCTACGATATTACTGAGGATAAATTTGAGACTTCCCAGACTTCCTACTGAGTATTCCAAGATGAGAGGGTAATCGTTTTTGAGGTAAATGGATACAGCATTACAAAGATTGGTAGCTTTGGTGAATAATAGTAGAAATTTCAGATTGAAAACTCCTTGAATAATCCCTGCATTTCCAGAACGAGTGTTATCACACTTCCCTAGCACTATACGTTGTTCTGAGAAGTCTCCTTTGTAGCAAAAAATCAACTGTTCTCCTATGCTTTTTATCTCCACCTTGTTTCCTATACCAAGAGAATTCATATCTTTGCAGATTTTTTGGAATTCTACTGATGGTAATACTATGACGCTTTCGAATTCTACATCAGGGATTTCGTGGTTAGAGAAATCGACATCGAGGAGACGTATGACGCTCTCAAACATTCTGTTTTTCTCACTATTTTCCATCCTAATACGTAAAGAATTGGGGTCATTTTCCGACACGAAGAATGAGATAGTATCGCTGTTCTTAGCAGTCTTGATAATTTTATAGAAGTTATTACTGTTAACTCCTACTACTATCTTCCTAGTACAATTGTAAATTTCGAACGCTTTTTTTTCAAGAACAAGGTGGATAAGGCAGGTTTTTCCACCGTCTAATTCGACGATTTTGATACCGTCAGGCATAAAGATTATATTGATGTCTGTAAGGAGAACGTCTTTAAGAACTTCGAAGAGGATTCTTAGGTTAGAAGACTGAACGCTTTGTAATTCAAGAATGAACTTTTCCATATTACGTACATTACACGTATTCTTTTTAAATTGAAGAAACTTCAATAAATTCGAAGAAATTCAACAAAAAACACACTTTTTTCATAATTCTATAGAAAATATATAAACTAGAAAAAATAAAAAAGTTTTAAAATATATTTCTAGAATTTTCTATGGAATTCTAGAAAAAAGTGTGTTTTTGTGAAAAAAATGAAAAAATATCGATATAATTTCTTAAAATACAAAGAATGCTTACTTACGACACGAATATAATCGAAGATATCATATCAGAACAAAAATCGAAAGAAGAAGAATGTGATATATGGAAGAATAGTATTTATAAAAACTTAAGACATCTTCAAGCTAATAATGTTGGGGTTTTTGGAGAAAAATTCGTTGAAAGAACTTGTAATCTTGTAGACATCCGTTGTTGTTGTGATGGTACTAAAACAAGACTTTCTGGTTGCGATGGTGAAATTCTTGGAATTAATGTGGAAATCAAAACAGCTTTACAAGGTTCCAAAAATCCAAGTTTTCAACACGAACTTGGGTTAAGTCCGTGGTTTGGGGCAAAATTTATGATTTTCGTAGATATAGCTCCAGACTGTATTTATCTAACTATTTTCAAAAATTTTGACGAAATAACTTACAAAAGTAAGAAAAAACTTCTTACTTTTCCAACAAAAACTATAACTCAAAGAAGTAGTTCTGGAACATTCAAGCTAGACACTACTGTTGTAATAAATGAAGAAAACATCAAATGTGGAAATTGTATCAAGATAAACAAAGATACTGTATTACTTGACATCAAAAAATTCATAACAGCTGTTTTAGAATGATACTTGTTCGTAAATTGTACGACAAGTTGGTTGATAAAAAACTTTTTTTTGCCCAATCGACTGTCAAGGCTTTACTTATCATTTTTTCTTTCATTTCTAAAAAAACAACTCCATACCCTTTCAAATTAGGTAGTTCTTCAAAACTGTTGTAAATTTTCATATCTTCTTCTTTGAAGCAAGTAGATGGTAGATAAATATCGCAACAGTCTAACATTTTTTTATTTCTTGTGGTGCCAGGTGTCCCCCCAGCAGACAACGAATAAATTTTTATATTTTTATTCGCTGGTTCAACACTTCCATCATTCTTGGCTTGATTTTTTGCCAGTATCTGAAATATGACAGAAATATTTCTTGGTTTTGTTGAATCTGGAGAAGAAAATTCTCCAACCAAGTTCTCACTATGAATAAGCTTGTAAACAGATGGTATTCTAGTCATCGGTGAGCCTTTTCCATCACTTCCAAACATCTGTGGAAGTATGAAACACGTATAGTCAGCAAAAGTACTAGAATGGTTGATGAATTTCAACGCTAAATGTCCTCGCAGACCAAATGGTGGATTGCCAAAAACTACGTACTTTTTAGAAGCGCCTGCTGGAGTCCCAGAAACTTCTGGAATCCAGGACAGAAAATCTTGCTTCAAAACTCGCGGGTGCCTTGGCTCAACGTCTAAAAACACAGAGTTTTCTGGTAAAATTCCAATAAAACTCCCGTCTCCGGCAGATGGTTCTACGAAGGTGTATTCTTCTACACGAGCCCCCGAGTGTTTCTGAAAAATTTCCCAGCATTTAGTCGCGAGTTCTTTGCTTGTAAAAATTTGGTCTTTTGAAGCGCTTGAAAACAGGGTGTAGTCTATGTCTTTTCCAAGAATTTTCATAAAATCAAATCTGTATTGCGATGGGACTTTTTCAAGAAGAATCCATCTTCTAACTGTACCATATGAAACATCAAGTTTTTTAGAAATTTCTTTCAAATTCAATTTTTCTATACATTCGTTCAACAATGCAAAACAGTCTTCCATTGATAATTAATTAATCAAGTTTTTAAGTTCTGAAAATCTTCGAAGAAACTTCAAGAAATTCAACAAAAAACACACTTTTTTCATAATTCTATAGAAAATTATACAACTAGAAAAAATAAAAAAGTTTTAAAATATATTTCTAGAATTTTCTAGTAGAATTATGAAAAAAAGTGTGTTTTTGTTGAATTCTTCGATTTTCTTGAAGTTCTCAGAATCCATTTAAAAACTTCTCAAGTTAAGTATTCACAATACGAAGATGAACTACGAAAGCAAAATTCTAGAGTTAGCACACACTAAAAAACGGTTGATAGTTAATGGAATGTATCACAAAGACACTGTTTTCATCGTCGACTTCTACAACTGCTACTGTAATATGATAAGTTTTTGCAAATACAAAACTTTTTCTCTTGAATCATACCTCATTTGTATGAAACGGATACTAACCCTCGTGAAAACCAGAAAAACTGTCATAGTATCTAAGAATATCTTCGAAGTAGACCCTAAGGTTATCAGCAATTTACTGCTTTTTTATCCAAACGTTTCTTACTTTGTAGTCGAAGATGCCTGCGACGTCAAAAGCACAAACAAAGAAAGAGATGACTACTTCTGCATTGCGTATCAGTCTGTGTGTAAAGAAAAAAGCGTCATAATAACCAACGACAAGTTCTCGAATTTTGATGCTTTAGTGAAGGAAATCAAGCCTTTCAATACTACAAAACTCGGGTTTCGCAGTGCCAATAAAGCCTCTTTCACAGAAAAAATGCTTGAAGAAACCAGCAAAGGCTTGTGTTTTTCTAAAATAAATCGTACAAGTTTCAGCTACTACTGCTCGTAAATGAAGATTTATTTTCTATGCTAATTGTAATCAAGATGAATATCGGTAGTAATACAAATCTAAGCGTAAAACAGGAATGTGGAATAATGTATGAGGATACCTTTCATTACGTGAATATAAACTCTGGATTGAGAAATTTTCAACAGTATCCTTTCCATTTTGACTACAAAATTAATTTACAAGCTGATTACAGGAATGTTGCTGAAATTTCTATAGTATCTATGGTAGTTCCTAACACCGCTGGTATAACATCAGAGCCTTATCTTACCCTTGATTTGGGAGACTTGAATTTCATATCATTCGAATCTTCTACTGTGCCACATACAGGGTTTGCTAACATCGTATTTGATACTCCTGTAGGAGGCTTCATCAATTGTAAAGTAGTAGATACTTCAAGAATTTTGAAAGCTCCTATAGCAAAACTGAGCCAAATAACTGTGAAAATCAGGGATGTTCTTGGAAGTCTCTACAAATTTGGGTCTAACAATGGGAGTTTTTTGAAGGCAGACCAACACTCCTTTATCTTGAAAATCAGATGCAGAGAAGTTTCTAGACAGCAAATAAATATCAGAAATGTTTTCTAAGTGTAGTACAAAGGATATACCAAAAGAAGTTGCTAATGAGTAATACTTTGTGTGAATTGTATGCGTTTTGCCGAAAAAATCTGCTTTACTTCCCAAAATTCAAAGCTACCTACGCAAACGGGTCTGTAAGCTATAGTGTAGAATGGTATTCTCAGCTTATTTACACTTCAGACTTTCATCAGACAGACGATGAAGCCCTTAGAAACTGTGTATTTTTCTTATCAGAATGGCTTAAAAGCGAAAAAAATTATTTGAATCTTCTAACTTACGAAGCAATGTCTAAAATGAACGTAGTTTAATGATAATCGTTTAACAAATAATTTTATTTTAGAATTTAACTGTAATGAATAGCACCACTTTTGAAGATTTTACATCTGAAATAAATACTGTCAAGTTAACGAACTTGTGTGTTTCCTCGTTGAACATTGACCCTACCGGAGAATTCTTGGATATTTTACAAGGTATTAGCTCGTCAATTTTTAACGTAGAAGGCAGTACAAATTCTTTGAATGAATTGAATAGTATAGTAGTGAAAGAAGTGTCTAAGTATATACTTGCAAAGCGTAGAGACTTGTTATTCAAGGTAATTTCCCCTAAGAAATACTATGAAAACATCTCCATTTCTACAGAAATCCCTACTTTACTTAATTTTCAGGAGATATCAAGTATTTTTTTAGACAATCTTACTATCGATTACGCCTCCAACTATGTAGTGAATTCTAGCAATAATATAATTTCATTCCAAGAAAGACTAGCTCCAGAAAAGGACTTGTGGTCGGAAAATATCCTTGTGAGAATAGACCCTGGGAATTACACGTCAGAACAATACTTTGAAGAACTCGAAGACTTGATGACGGTTGCTAGCAAAGTGAAAAATTTTTACAATTTCTTCTACGACGATATTACAAATAAAGTAGTTATTTTTACGACAGAAGAAAAATTAGAGTGTCCTACCCGTAAAACAGTAAGAAACTGCTCTAAAAAAGGAGATTTTTTGATTAATCGAGAGCATTCTACTACGCTAAATCTTCTTGGATTTTCAAATAATTTGTTTGAAGAAGGAAGCAATACATTCACAGGTTCTTCGAGAATGAAGTACTATGCCCCATCATTCTTCAATGTGAAAATTTTAGATCAAGATACAGAAGAAATCATTTTTGATTTTGACGTCCCATCGAGCCCTGCGAATCACCTCGCGAGCCCTGCGAATCACCTCGCGAGCCCTGCGAATCACCCTTTATCTTTGAGGTACGACCTTGACCACCCTATCACTGATTTGATAACTCGTGTTTTTCCCGAAGATACAGAAGTTAGCATCAGCGGAAGAATTGAATACATAGTATTAAGTTAAAAAATCATCACGTATTTTTACAAATGGAAATGAAGGCACCTATTTCTAAAAGAGGTCGTAAACAAAAACAAATTATTTTTACTACAAACACCGCAACTACAAGCACAACTTTAGAAGAAAAAATCATACTGAAACTACCTATTACACTTGAAAGAATCAAATTCTTGAATAAGCAGAAAAACTCTGATAATTACCAGAGTTTTACGCCAGAATCCAGAGAACCTACAATCGTTCAAAAAACTTACAAGTATAAAGGGAATTCTAAGCAAGGAGATTCTAGTGTAAAAACTACTGTGTATGACTGTATAAACATCCTTCCAGTAGAAATATCAAAAGAAAAAATTGAAACTATGAAAAAAGACATCAAGACTGATATACATTGTTTCTGGTGTACCTATCAATTTGACACTGAACCAGTTTGTATGCCAGAGTCTTACGACGGTAAAAAAGACATTTTTAAAGTTTTTGGATGTTTTTGCTCCTTTAACTGTAGTTTGTCCTTTGCTATGAAAAACAGGAAACTGGGACACCAAGCACTGATTTCTCATATGCACAAGAAATTTACAGGAAAGTTTATGTCTATAAAGAAAGCTCCTCCGCCGTATTGTCTGGAAAAGTATGGAGGGCCTGTGAGTATAGAAGACTACAGGGCTTCATTTAGGACAGGAAGAGACATAACTATCAATATTTTTCCTATGATTTTTGTACCGTGGCAAATAGAAGATTCTGTTTCCTCGGAGATGTTGAAAAACAACGTAAATAAATTTGAAAAAGACAATGAAGAACCCTCTACGATTTTTCCTAAGAAAAGGAATACAAAGTCTTCAAGCGAAAAGAAAAATGATATTCCTCTGGATAAAAAATGCGACTCTGTGCTATTCAGACTGTCTTGTAAGTAAGTAAGTAAATTAGTTTGATTCTTATAATTTTTTTAAACATAAATTCTAAGAATCAGTTATGGAATTGGATAATAGTGCCACAGGTTTTATCATCATCATTCTTACTGTAGTGACTGTAGCGTACGTTGTGTACACGAATTACAATGATATTTTAGATATCAAAAATAAATTAAACAAATTGCTTGGGCCTGTAGTAGTAAACGCTGCTACCGAAGAACCCGAAGAACCCGAAGAACCCGAAGAAGAGTGTTTATTTTCAAATGAATGGGAAAACAGTACCCCTGTTTTCACAGCTTGGGGCCAGGAAGAAAGGCTTCCGAGTATCTCCGAAGAAGTCGCCGAAGAAGTGGAAGAGTTGCCTGAAATGATCGAAATCCCTCAAGTTCCATTCATTGAACTAACAGAAGTAGTCCCAGAGGTCCTTGAAGTAGTCCCAGAGGTCCTTGAAGTAGTCCCAGAGGTCCTTGAGGTCCCTGAAACAGTTAAGCCTGTTAAAAAAATTTCAGTAAGAAAAAGAAAATCTAAGCAATAAAGTATACATCACGTCAGATGACTACTCCAAAGGCTAAGACTCCTGCTAAGACTCCTGCTAAGACTCCTGCTAAGACTAAAGTTGCTTGCGTCGGAAGAACTGATCCAAAACTCTGGGAAGAATCTAAGAAAGAAGCAATACTTCGTAGTAATGGAATATTTAGTGCTCGTGCGATGCAGTTAGCTGGAGCTATTTATCGCAAAAAAGGCGGAAAATATTGTGGGCCCAAGACAAAAGCGCAGAAAGACCTTACAAAGTGGACTAAGGAAGATTGGAGAACAAAAACAGGAGAACCATCCCTTCTCACAGGGCAACGATACTTGCCTGCAAAAGCTATACTAGCCTTAACAAGCGCTGAATACGCTGAGACCACCAGGCTCAAGAAAGCTGGCCTTGCTGCAGGTATTCAGTTTGTTCCACAGCCAAAAAGTATTATAGAAAAAGTTAAAAAATTTAGATAAGTTTTAAAAAAAATTGAATATTTTTTAAAATTTGATAATTTGTTTAAAATTTCATAGTCTTACCGAGCTTTACCATAAAAATGAAATATTTCCATATAGTGCTCTTGGTCTCGACGGTTGTCTCTGGGCTAATCCATATATTATGGACTTTCTTTATCTCGTCGCTTACAATAGTGTCTCCTTCGAATTCGTCTTTTATTTCATTCAAGAAAAAAGACTCGTCTCTTGCTAAAATCTTCTCGTTATAAGGAGACAAATAGTCGACTACAGTAGCTGCGAAAGACTCTGGGTTCATATATATCATCCCGCTAGCAGAAGTCTGAAGTAGTCTAAGACTAGAGTCTTCTGGGTACATTTGCGATAATTGCGAAACAAGGTCCATAAACTGAGTGTTAAACAGTTTTATTTTGAGAGAATTGTTATCTTTTGACATTCTTTCAGCCTTTTCGGTCTTTTCAGTTAATACTATTATAAGAATATTTTTTTAGATTCTATACACGATTACAATCTAAAAAAATATTATATGACTAATATAACAATGAAAGTAATAAAACGAAACGGCGATTCCGAACAGCTCAACTTCTCTAAAATCAACTACAGGCTGGCAAAGCTCATCGAAAAAAAACCAGTTCTCTCAGGCGTAATTCTCGACGAACTCTGCATCCAAATTATCACAAATCTTTATGACGGTATTACTACAAAAGAAATCGATGAAATTTCGGCAAGATTGTCTGCTTCAAAAATCGATCACCCCGACTACAATACTTTAGCTTCAAGAATTTCCGTAAGCAATCTTCAAAAAAATACTCCAAAAAAATTTAGTCAGGCAGTAGAAATTCTTGGGCCTTCTATCATCCACGCTAAAGTCATCGAGACTGTCAAAGCTTTTACTAAACTAATCGACGACAATATCATTGACGACAACGATTACCTTTACGACTTCTTTGGTCTAAAAACCCTTGAAAAGAGCTATCTCCTCAAGAAAGACGGAGTAATCATTGAAACCCCGCAGTTTATGTTGATGAGAACAGCTCTCGGCCTTCACTGTACTGGAGAAAATATTGAAATTGTCAAGGAAACAGTTGAAAAAGCCCTTGAGAGCTACTCGATTTTCAGCAAACTTCTTTACACCCACGCTTCTCCTACCCTCTTTAACAGTGGCTGCTTAAGACAGCAAAATTCAAGCTGTTTCCTCTTAAATACTACAGATTCTCTTGACAAAATTATGAAAACTTTAGGAGATTGCGCTCAAATCAGCAAATATGCGGGCGGAATTGGGGTAAATATAGGGGATATTCGTGGGAAAAATTCAGTGATAAAGGGGACAGGAGGGAAAACCGACGGTATCATCAAATTACTCCGAATTTTCAACGACTTAGGCAGATACGCAAATCAATGTTTCACTCCAGATACCTGGGTTTATTCCAAAGAAGGTCCTAAGCAGATGGGGGATATTACTACAGGCGACTACTTGGTAACAATCGATGGTTCGTTCAAGAAAGTTAATGAGGTAATCGAAAACAAAGTATCCAAGGAAATACTTGAAATAAGAGCCACTAACACGTTATTTCCTGTTAAAGTAACCAAAGAACACGAGCTGTATTTGATAAAGGGTCAAAAGAAAAACATTAATTATTCCTTGATTAAAAATCGATTAGAAAAAGGCATTGTCAAGCCAGGGTTTTACAGTGCTGGAGAGCTAACAGAAGACGACATAGTAGGATTCCCTATTCCTACCTATGAAAAGGACAACGATATCGACAACCTTGACTTTTACAAATTTTATGGTATTATGCTTGGAGACATACACGGGATTAATGGTAGGAATGAATACGGGGTTTCTTTAGGAAACGACGCCAAGGAAGACCTTAAAGATTCTGTGAAGGAATACCTTGATAAAAAAGGAGTCCATTACTGGGAAAGTCTACAAGAAGAGTTCATACACTTACCTAAGGCTAAAATTATGAAAATAATAGGGGGTCTTCTCAGGACTGACGGAAGTAATCTCAAAGAACTATATTTTTACAGTTCTTCTCAAAAAATGATTATGCAAATGAGATATTTGATGTTGAGAATAGGTATTCTTACTTCTGGATGCTGGGATGAAGATCGGCTAATGTATTGTCTAAGAATTCCAAAACATTCAAACCTACCGAGTAAATTCAGAAACGAAGAGGATTACTCCGATTACTCCGTTTACTCCGATTACTCCGTTTACTCCGATTACTTCGAATGGAATGGGGTTCTTTGGGGAAGAATTAGAAGCATTGAACGTATTCAGTATAGTGGACCAGTATTGGACTTCAATATGGTTGATAATCACAACTACTTAACAGATATGGGCTTAGTTCATAACAGCGGTAAAAGGAACGGAAGCATAGCTACGTATCTCCCTACTCATCATCCAGATATCTTAGAATTCTTGGATATCCGTAAGAATACTGGGGATGAAAATCTTAGAGCAAGAGACTTGTTCTCTGCTTTATGGGTTTCTGATTATTTTATGGAGTGTGTTGAAAATGATACTGACTGGGACCTTCTTTCCCCTGACGAGTGCCCTGACCTCAGCAACTCCTTCGGAGACCATTACAAATCCCTTCACAACAGATACGTTAAAGCAGGGCTTTCTAGACAAACTCTTAAGGCTAGAGAAATCTGGTCTAAAATCATAGTAAGTCAAATCGAGACAGGAATGCCTTATATGCTTTATGCTGATGCTGTAAACAGAAGGAATAATCAAAGCAATCTTGGCACTATTAAAAATTCAAATCTTTGCGTTTCTGGAGACACAAAGATACTTACATCCAAAGGACACCTTAAAATTTCTTCTTTGGAAAATGAGAGCGTGGAGGTGTGGAATGGGGAGAAATTTACAGAAACTGTCGTAAGAAAAACAGGGACTTCTCAGCATCTTATGAAGGTAATGACTTCTGACGGAAGTGAATTGTTCTGTACCCCTTATCATAAATTTTACAATACCGACGGGGATTGTATAAGAGCAGCTGACCTTGTAGAAGGAACTTACCTTGAAACCTGTTCTTTCCCTGTAATCAAATCAGACAGAAATTTGGAAATGATACAGCAGTTATTTGATAGGGAGTTGTGTAGAAAAGAAGATAAATTTGAGGTTAGCAACCCTTGTAAAGAATATCTCGCAGAAATAAAACTTGTTCTGCAAACCTTTGGATGTAATGTTCTTCTCAAACAAGACAGGAATTCTTGGAAATTAGTGTTATCCCACAGAGACGTATACGACCTTTACTTTCTAGGAATCAATTTCAAAGGCTTTATACCCGTAGGAGAAAATAAAAGATTGCTTGGTGTACGTGTCGTGTCTACAGAATTCACAGAAATGCTCGACGAAACTACTTACTGTTTCACAGAAAGCGAGCGAGGCAAAGGAGTATTCAACGGGATTCTTACAGGAAACTGTGCTGAAGTGATGCTTAGGGCAAACGAGGAAGAAATTGCTACGTGTAATATAGCTACAGTTTCTCTTCCGAAACACGTTTCTACACGTGAAAATGGTGTGAAGTATTTCGACTTCGATAAATTGCTTGATACAGTAGGAACTATCGTAGAAAATCTCAACAGGGTCATAGACGTGAATTTCTACCCTGTACCAGAAACTAAGAGGTCCAACGAATCTCATAGACATATAATTATTGGTGCCCAAGGCTTACAGAATTTATTCTTTGAATTAGGAATCCCTTTTGAAAGCGATGAAGCCAGACTCTTGAATAAGAAAATTTACGAAGCTATTCATTACGCAAGTATCAAGAAAAGTTGCGACCTTTCTAAAATCCACGGGCCTTACTCTTCCTTCGAAGGCAGTCCATTGTCAGAGGGAATTTTCCAATATAACAGCAGTGGATACACAGGAGAACTTTCTTTTGACTGGGACTCTCTGCGCAGTGAAGTAGTAAAGCACGGTCTTAGGAACAGTATGCTGACGGGAAGTCCTCCTACAGCAAGCACAAGTCAGATTTTAGGAAATTATGAATCATTTGAGCCTCTTACAAACAATTTTATGACTAGAGACACTCTCTCAGGCAATTTCCCTGTAATAAATAAATATCTAATAAACGACTTGATAAAAATAAACCTTTGGAATACAGAGATAAAGGAGAAGATTATGAGAGAAAATGGAAGTATCCAGAGTATCCCGGAAATACCTGAGAATTTGAAAAACTTGTATAAAACTGTATGGGAAGTTTCTCAGAAAACCCTCATAGATTACTCTGCTGACAGGCAATTATTCACAGACCATTCTCAAAGTTTGAATATTTTTATGACAAATCCAAGTATTGCTAAGATAAGTAGCATGCATTTCTACGGATGGAAGGCAGGACTGAAGACAGGGATGTATTACTTGAGGACTAGAGCTATGGTGACTCCTGAGAAATTCACTGTATCTTCGGGTAGTAATACTAATACTAATAGCGTCAATCCCCAAGAAATTTCTTGTCCTCTAAAAAAACCAAATTCTCCTGAAGAGTGTACTGCTTGTAGTGGATAAAAACTGTCAAACATTCATTAAACTTTTCAAAAAATATTTTTGAAAATTTTAGTTTTCGCAAAAACACACTTTTTTCATAGATTCCATAGAAAATTCTAGAAATATATTTTAAAACTTTTTTATTTTTTCTAGTTTATATATTTTCTATAGAATTGTAGAAAAAACGTGTTTTTGTCGAAGTCTGTTAAAGTCATCTGCTACTTTTCTATAGAACTGTGAAAACCATCTATGGTTACTTCACAGTTCTTGTGATATTTACATTTGTTAGCCCTTTCCATAGAAGTCGTTGGATATATTGGCGTTATGTGAAGTTTTTTCATTTCTAAATTATGGTTTGGTAGTCCTGTGCCAGAATTTACAAGAATTTTTTTAGAATAAGTTCTAATTCTTTCTACAGTCCCTGTAGCATTTAGATTATTCAGCGCTTTCTTTGCATCGTTTGCATCGTTTGCTTCTTTTAGTTTGCTTGCTTTTTCTCGCTTTTTTTCTTCAGTCTTTTTTCTTATTTCTTCTATATTTATTATTTCTTTCAATTGTAATAGCTCTTCCATTGCTTTCTTCGTTGCCAATTCATTAGACTTTGGAGAAACTTTTGGAAAAACTTTACGAAAAACTTTGGGAGAAATTACAATAATTGGTGCAGTAGGACTGCTCCCGATTTTTGGAAAAACTTTACGAAAAACTTTACGAAAAACTTTGGGAGAAATTAACACGTTTTGAGTTTTTAACACAGCAGCAGTACCAGTGTCGATTTTCAGGTCTTTTGGAGAAACCTTGGGAGAAACCTTGGGAGAAACCTTGGGAGAAACCTTGGGAGAAACCTTGGGAGAAACCTTTGAGAAAAAATCTATTTTTATTGTATTTGGCGCTGCAGGAGCATCAGCGTCGATTTTCAGGTCTTTTGTAAAAATCTTCAATGTTTCCAACGCCTTCTTTTTAGCAGATTCCCTCCTTTCCACCATCTTTTTTTCTACAATATCAAAGATTTCTTTTGCATGTTTTTCTTCCTGTTCTTTTAATTTATTTTTTTTCAGAATTGGATCAACTATTGTAGCGTATCCAGCACCTAAAACCCCTGCTACTGCTAACCCTGCTCCTACTTTTTTAGCAGTCTTCACTTTCACAAGGTCAAAGATTTTTTCTGAACTTTTCTTGTATTTGTTCTTGAACCTATTATTTGCTTGTCGTTTCATAATAAGCTTCAGTATACTCATATACCAGGAAAAAAATAAAACCTTCTATGAAATTCGAAAAGTAAGTCAAGAAATCAACAAAAACACACTTTTTTCCAACATCCCTCGTAAATTCTAGAAATATATTTTAAAACTTTTTTATTTTTTCTAGTTGTACAAATTTCTATAGAATTATGAAAAAAGTGTGTTTTTTGTGGAGAAAAGCTTCACCACCATCTCTTTGGTAATGGCGGAGGAGAATAAGACTTTTTACGCGGGCTAGATGTTTTCTTGGTAGATGTTTTCTTGGTAGATGTTTTCTTGGTAGATTTTTCATAGGAAGCCTCGATATAAGCATTTTTCATTCTTGAATTATGATTTGGTAAATTTCTAGAATATTCGTCTTTGAAAATTTGTTTCGAAGTATTTGTATAATATTTACCGCTATCAGAACCATCTCTACTGTATTCCTGGGTTTTTTTTTCTTTTCTTTTTTGAATAGCCTTGTTTTTTATTTCTCCAGGAGTGAACAACTCGATGTCTTCGTGTTGGTATTCATCAAGAAAGTTTTTATAAATAATAGCACGCGCTTTGTCAGCGTATGGTGAAAGGTCTGGACTACTTGTATCTGAAAAAATTGGACTTCTTGAATTTTTAGGGACCGTTGGGCCAATGCTAATTTGTTGGTCCTTGTATAGATAACTCTGTTTATCTCCGATAATTCTTGTAATTTTATTAACACTTTCTTTAATATATTTGTTGTAATTTTCAGAATTTTTCTGTATATAACCAGAGCTTGATCTTTTGAGCTTTGTTTGTCCTGCCACTTTTTCGGTTTTAAACATAGAAGTTTTACTTTTTTCTCCAGGAACAATCCTTACAACGCTTAGAGATCTACCCTGACTTTTTGCTTTGTCGTAAAATTTTTTAAATCTAATGTCATCTTCTTCTAGATTCTTAACAGAAAAATGCTGATTTTCATCAACTTCTACCATCACAATATTCTTATTTAACGTGTTTCGAATTAATAAGTCAGGACGCTGTTTGTCGTGGTAAACTGTATCATATTTCATATCCAAATCTAGTCCTGGCAGACTTTTTTTCACACCTCGTGTAATATCGTTCAAAATCTGTAATTCCATTCTTTTATGACTAGCGTGTTTTCTAGAACTTTGCTTTATACATCCAACACAAACCACAGAACTACCTACGTCATACTGGCTAATTTTATCGCATTTTTCACCATCACATTTAGTTTTTTGTACTCTATCCATAATGTATATTAAACATAAATAAAATTATTTTCAAGTAATATAGAAGAATGACGACCTTAAAGGATTATTTTTTTAAACGAATATCTGTGGAAGAATACGAAAACGACAGAAATACCAAGATTACAAAGGAAATATGTACCGATGATTACTATGTCCAGTACGGTATTAATAAGCGCAAACAGGTGAGTATGGATCTACACAGAGCAAAAGCTAGTGTTAATATATCAAAATTAGTGCCTAAAGACGTCAAGTGCGTATTCTTCACGTACTGTGAAGGTTCAGAAATGCCTAAATTACCTGACGATGTAGAGGTTCTGTTTTTTAATAACTGCGATTTCAAGAAATTCCATTTTCCTAAAAATTTAAAGGAACTTTATTTTATTTCTATGAATAAGATAAAAACTTTCCCAGATTTTTCAAACCTAAAGAAGCTCTGGTCCCTTGACATACAACACTCCAGACACAATATTACATTCCCAAAGACTCTTCCTGCAAGTATTAAATATATTACTCTAGGTCCTGATAGATTTTTAAAAAGTTCCCTGAAATTCTTGCCTCCTAATCTAGAAGCTATATCTATACAAAATTGCGCCCTTATAAGCAAAGTCCCGGATCTAAGATATCTTGAAAATCTACGTTTTATATCTTTGGCAAACGACTTTTCAAGGGAAGTTTCCGTTTCAAAGAAGTTATTAGAAATGAAGGGCTTGCGTATAAATATAGAAAGTAATGGAAAACCATATAAATTCTAAAAACTTCAAGAACTTCGCAAAAACACACTTTTTTCTACAATTCCATAGAAAATTCTAGAAATATATTTTAAAACTTTTTTATTTTTTCTAGTTGTACAATTATACGTATGATTACTTTGAATTCGTTGAAAATCAGAAAATTGTTGATAGTTGAGTTGATAGTCATTGGAATTGTAGTAGTGCTACTACAGCTAGTCATTTACAAAGCTTTAACTGGAAGTTTTCCATCTCCAAAACTAGAGCACTTCAACCAGATGATTCTTGGCGGTTTTCTACTTGGTGTATCCACTCATCTCATCTTCGAAGTCATTGGCGCTAACGAAGCTTGGTGTAAGTTCACTTACTTGAAGTAAGCAGCGATTTCTTCTGGTGTTGAGAGAATTGTCTCGGAAGGCCTAAGAACAAATCGTCTTGAATCCAAGGAATCAAGGCGCAAAGTCCCTGACAAAATCTCATCATCATTTAGGATATCTAAAGACAATTTTTTTAGATATTTTTTCAACTGAAATTCCTTCAGAAGTTTCTGGGTTATAGAAATTTTTTCACTATATACAGTGTTAGTGGATTTCTTGACTTTCAAAAGCTTAGCTCTAAGCTCTGTGTTGTGCTTGAGTAAAGTGCTTGTATCATAACGCAGTCGTTGATACTCTTCGTTTTGTGAAATTGCCCGCAAGGCATTAGCATCACTGTATTTGCTTTTGATTTTTAAATTTTTTATGTACTCTACGTCTGGGACTCGAGCAACTTTAGGAATCGCAGGGGATTCTTTCACAGGTACAATTATCTTACACGTTGTTAATAAAGCCATAACTTTCTCGTCTTTCCCTATCAATTGTCCTACACAATTGTAAGCACTTACTTCTAGATTTTGTAATAAGGAGTATTGGGTATTAGCATCTACTAGACCGTCTTCTATCTTCACAATTTTTAGCCTGTAAATAGGAGGAGAAGGAATGATTGGAAGTATCCCTGACGAAGTAGCTACAAATATACATTTCTTCCCGGATTCGCTAAGAATTTGCCCTGTGATACCAACATCTCCTTTGCTCTCCTTACTGCGGCTGCTGCCGCTCCCCGAGCCCTTATCGCTTAGAATTTCTTTGAGCCTTACGAAAGTGTAAGGAGCTAAAATTGGAGAGAAATTTATCTGACAAGAAGCGTGATAAATTTTCAAAAATTCTAGAAGGTCTTTCTTCATAAAAATTTTCTGTAAAGTTTTGTAGTTTATAGTCTTCACAAGAGGTTCATAATTAGCTTTATTCTTGTAAAGCACTATGAATTCTTTGAACTCAAAATCAACAACTTCATCGCAAAATACAGAAGTTTCTGCGATTACTATGACATTTTTATTGATAATTTTCTGAATAATACTTAGTAATTTCTTATGGTCTAATGTTTTTTCTGATCGAATATACCTTAGAGTGTCTGTGTAAGAAATTTCCAACGAATCTGCGAGCTGCTGGTTGAAATTTTCTTCTAATTTTTTTCTTGTGAGCTTAGCCCCGCAGTAAGAAATCGCCGATAGTAAAGACCCGTCTTCTGTTCCGAGCCTATTAAAGTCTTCTGAAAAATGAGGGGCTATAATCTTAGGCATAATCCCGATTCTTCCATTTTGCAACAGTTTGTCCGTGATTATCACAGGTTTTGAAAGAACATTCTCGTCGCTGAAAATGATTTTTCTTGAATTTAACTTTGTTGCGAAATTGGGCTTCTTTCTCTGGTCTTTTGCGAAACAGCAGATATCACCCTTGGAAGTATACCCTGGGTATTGATACTTTTCATTGTCATTACACGTCAATTTCCCAAACGTAGAGTCTACAGTGTAAGTCTTAGCTACTTCATTAACATTTAAAACCCGAGGCTTTCTTTCCAGGGAACACTTGGGAGCAAATGGTCTTTCTGTTTGAATCTTCTTTTTTTGCGACGTCTTACCTTCTGTATTATTAAGAAGGTTCACGATGGAATCCAGAACTTCAAAAAGCTGAGTTTCTTGTTTAACTCCTGAGACTATAACTGATATAGAATTGTCCGCCTGAATTAGCCTGAGAGAAACCTTGGGACCGCCTACGCCGACGCTAAAATCTAAGCCAGAGTCTGAAGAATTTAGAAGTTTCAAGTTATTTGGAGAAGCTTTGTGTGCTTTTAATATGTTTTTGATACTACCTGTCTGTTTTATCTTACATAGAATTTTTGCATATTTTATAGTTATTTCAGGTTTAGTAGATTTCCCTGTTATTTCTTGAATTTGGTTTATCAAGGGATAAATTGGTTTCACGTAAGTTTTCACATCACTGAATGATGCTGTGTCTTCTGAATTCCAATTACATCTCAGGGATACCCTCGGGCTTGTCTTCGACAAGAACACTGTAAGATACTCTCCTGAAGTGTTTAAGACCTTGAAAGTTAATCCTCTTGGTCTTCTTATATCTGTTCTTCCTGCTAAATTCTTAGTTTCTAAAAGCAAGAAGGTCTTCAGCTGTTCCTTAGGAAGTCCATTCCACACCTTTATTAAAGGCTTAGAAGTATCCGGATCTACTATGTGAGCAAGAGGCACTTCTTTAGAAAGTTGAATTTCTTTCATAACTGTGTTAGCATCCAGGGGTTCTTCTGCTACCCGGATATCCGTGATAGAAGACAGAAGCGAATAAACGTATTTCCCGTTTTCTGTTCTTTGAATGATGGAATTCTTGATTTTTTCGCTCAAATTGATGGGTATTACAGCTGTTTGGGTATAAAGTTCCTGCTTTACTATCTTCACACTCTTCAAGAAATCCTTAACTTCATAGGAAAGGTCTTGGAACATATCTGGGAGCGTAGAGTAGAGTTTCACTGTTGCTACACGTAGTAATTCGCTTGGTTTAAGATTCTTAAATCTTGAAAAACTTTTAAAATAAATCTTGAATTTTTCATTTGAAACAGCGTTAAAGGCGTAAGGGTCGCGGAGTATATCATCGGTTTGAATTTCTCCTACTTCGTAAGTTAAAGAATCCGATGTTCTGCTTACAATTCTTATCAAAGACTTTACAAGAACATCGCCTTCCAGTAAGAATATCTTTGACAATACCAAAGACTCTGAGTCTTCGCTGTTAACCTTGAGTTCTTTTGGGATTTTTTGAAGTATTCCTTTTCTTTGATTTATCAGAATCACCATCGCCTCTATTACTTTTAACGTATAAAAAAATATCAAAATCGATTTCAAGTTAAAGCAATATCTCGTGATAAATCTAACAAGTCGAAATTAATTCACAGATGGAAGGTACTTCACAGATTATAAGTAATAAAAAAATAAAATTATTCAACAAATTTTTTAATGAATTCCTTGAAAGCTACTTGAAGGCTAAAAACCAGGAAATAAGAACATTCAAAATTAAAAAAAGCATAGTATTGAAGACATTCTTCGATGAAACACTTGCGGTAATTGATAATTTCTTGGCTTGCGACCCTGGTAGTTTAAAAGGAATTTCCCTTCTTCGTGATGCTAAGGTAGAGTATTCTGAAGTAGTTTTAGACTGGAATCACCTGCATAATTTATTGTGGATAGTTCAAGATAAAGTATCCTCAGAACACTTAGAAGCTTCTAAAAAAGGCTTAGCTAACCCTTATGTAAAAACTTCGTTGTTGGGGAATTTAATACAGGAGATGTCTGGGGATATCCAAAATTCTTTAGCTAATATAGATTTATCCAAAGTTAATCCTATGGAACTTCTTTCAACTTTGACAAAACCAGGAGGTTCAAAGGTGGTAGGAGGAGTGGATTTCTCTGAAATTATAGAAAGGAGCACCGCGGCTCTTAGGACTAAAATTGAAAATAAAACTGTAGATATAGAAGAATTGAAAAGCACTGCTAATGACATATCTTCGAAGTTGTCTGGACTAAATAGTCTTCAGTCAGCGCAGTCGGTTCAACCAGAAGTAGATTAATTATTACGAAAAATTTTATTTTGTAATAGTATAATAAGTATAATAACATCAGTATGGATTCACTTTGGACGAAAGACCCTTTAATTCTCTTCAGAGAAGACAGATTTTTAGAATTTTTTGTCACAAAAGATATGAGTTTTGAAGAAAAATTGAATGCTATGGTAAGGCTCTCTATTATAGTAGGAATACTGACCAGTCTCTACAACAACGACCCTAAATTCTTGATTATCCCAGCATTTGTAGCAGCTTTCACATATTTTCTCACGTTTTACTCCAAAGAGAATTATACCCCAGGAGTTCCAAGCACAGACGAAGATTACACGGGACCTACAGCAGTACCAACAGAATCTAACCCATTTATGAATAAAAATTTCTTGGATAAAAAACAACTTCCTGCCCCTAATTATCACAAAATTGGCCCTGAAAGCGAGAAGATAAAGAAAGATATAGAAGAAAAATTCTACAAGAACCTTTATCAAGACGTCGACGATATCTTCCAGACTAATAATTCTCGGAGACAATTCTTCACAGTTCCTGACAATAATTCTGTAGATTTTGCTAAAGCTCTTTACGGTAAAATGAAGTCAGGGAAAGAAGACCAGTATTTCAACGGCACTAACCTTTACGAGCCACTCAAAACTTATCAAAGATAAAGTTTTTTTATTATGTAATAACAAGAAGTATGAAAAACATTAAAGATACTAGAAGTACGAAAAGTATAGTAGAAACTTCCAAGTCGAGCAAATTATTTATGAAACTTGCTACACAATCGCGCAAGTCGCCCGAAGTTTCGCGCAAGTCGCCCGAAGTTTCGCGCAAGTCGCCCGAAGTTTCGCGCAAGTCTCCTGAAGTTTCTCCGTCTGTTGGGCTTAAAATCAGAGAATCCACTATCAAGAAAAACTTTGGAATCACCGTCGAGGAGTACAAGAAGTTAGCTGATTCAAATATCGAAAAACTATTCGAACTCAATGCTAAGATGATGCTTAAAAAATAATTTCGTATTAAACTTAGTATGGGAATCAAAGGACTTTCTGCTTTTGTTAAACAGTTCGGAAAAATCAAAAATTTAAGCGATATGCGAGGGAAAACTGTAGCAATCGACGCACCTATTTTTATGTTTAGATTCAAGTACTTGTGCGATACACCTACCTTCATCAACAGATTCAGACTTCAAATGAATTTATTTAAAAGTCTTGATATCAATTGCGTCTACGTTTTTGACGGAGCCCATCCTAAATTGAAGCAAGAAACCCGAGAAACTCGCGAAAAAACACAGACTATCTTCATAACATCCGAAGACAAAATGTTGTTAAAAGAACTTATCGTAGATTCAGGGAATAATTTTGTAATTGCTCCAGGAGAGGCAGAGAAATTTTGTTCTTATCTAAATTCTGAAAAAATAGTGGATTTTGTTATGTCTAATGACTATGACACCTTCGTTTTTGGATGCGAATCTCTCTTGGTATCAACGCCAGGAAATTCTTTCATTCATTTCAATCCTCAGGAAATAATTTCAGAATTAAAATTATCAAAAGAAGAATTCTTAAACGTATGTATAGCCTCTGGATGCGATTTTTTTGCTTCAGGTATAAAAGGTGTAGGTATTAAAAAAGCTATAAGTCTTGTTAAAAAACAGATCGACGTTCAGGATTGGGGAGGTTCCCCTGATTTCTACAGTTCTTTGCCTGCTATCACTGACATATTTACAAATTTTAAAGAAGAAAAAGTGATGGCGAAAACTGTGGAAGAAATGCTAATAGTGAAAGACCCAATTGAAGAAATGTTAGTGATTTCAGAAGAAGTAGTGGTATTACCAGAAGAAGAAGATTCTTGTGATGAATCAGATGGACTTTAAAGTGTTTATAAAAATATTTTAAAATCTTTTGTAATTAGTAATTAGTAGTAGCGATATGCCGAAGTTAGTCTATAACTCTAGAAATAATAGGCTCACCGCAGTGGGTCTGATAGACTATATAGAAGACAGAATAGACCAATATGTCTTGATGACTTCTGACGTCGAATTCAACGCTATCGATGTTGCTACCAACGCTGTTATAGGAGGAAATTTGAATGTATCAGGAAATTTGATTGTTAGTGGTAGTTCTACGGTTATATCCACACAGGTCGTAGAGCTAGAAGATAACATTATTCTTGTAAATTCTGGGGAAACAAGTGCTTCAGGAGTATCACTCAATTTATCAGGAGTAGAAATTAGCAGAGGAGCTTTACCTAATTTTCAAGCTGTTTTCGAAGAATCAACTGATTTATACAAAATAGGAGAGGTCTCCCATCTTCAAGCAGTAGCTACGAGAGAAGACAATCCTTTAGATAAAGGGATTTCAGTGTTTAATGCTGTTCAACGGAGGTTAGATTCTACTGATAACATCGCTATTAACATCACATTTTCTGGAAATACTGAAAGCACAACAAGTTCTACTGGAAGTGTCAAAGTCGTTGGGGGTATAGGAGCTACTGGTAATGTAAGTTTAGACAAGGCTATACGCTTTTTAGGGACTAATTACTCTAGCGAAATACGTAGCGATGCCTCCAACGACTTGATACTTTCCCCTGGCAATCATCTAAGCATTATTTCTCCTGTGATAAAAATCCAAGATACTGCTGTTTTACAGATAGGAGCGCCTACACAAACAATTTCTAACGCTGCAGACAACTTGGTGCTCTCGTCATCGTCTGGAGATATCTTACTTACTACAGAACTGAATGGGAAGGTAGTTCTCCCAGAATTAAGTTATATTAGATGGGGGACAACCTTAAACGACCTTGTTTTCGACGGAACTGATATAAATCTTCGTTCTACAGGAAAATTCAACATTTTTGCTAACGTTACCCTCGGGACTTTAGAAGCTTCTACGAGCCCTACTGTAGGAAGTCTTGTCTTGAACGGAGGTCTTGGAATTTCAGGGTCGCAAGACTCCGTATCAAGCGACAACGGAGGTGGCTTGACTATCGCAGGAGGCGCAGCTGTGAAGAAAGCCTTGAGAGTTGGGAGTTTTTTAGATATCGGAGACACTAACACTACTACGAACCCCGGCGCTAATACCGGTGTTAATTTCAGATCTAGAAATAAAACTTTAACTACCACTGATACTAATAACATAACTTTCAATTCATTTGAAGGAGGAGCCGTGGCAGGGGGCAGTGTTATCCCGGAAGCATCCACTGTTTTAATAACAAGTGCTCCTACTGGAACGAACATTACAGACAGGTTCGCACTTCAGGTAGCATCAGGAAATACTAAATTTGGAGGATTAGTCATTGGTTCTGACAATACACCGTCTTCGAGTAGTTCTTCTGGAGCTTTCCTTCTTGCTGGAGGACTTTCTATTTCGAATACCACAGACTCTGCAAGTTCTACCAATGGAGGGAGTTTCACTACCGCAGGTGGAGTTTCAGTTGCTAAGGGTGTGAAGATAGGAGACAGTCTAAGAGTTGGCGGTATCAATACGAGCACGATTCAGCAGATAGACTCCGGATTAAACTTCAGGTCTCTTTCGCGGGTAATTACTACGACTAGCATTCTCAATGCTACCTTCAATTCCTTCGAAGGAGGAGTCCTTAGCACCACAGGAACAATCCCTGAATCTTCGACTGTCCTTATCAAATCAGCTCCTTTGGCATCAGGCGGAGGAACAATTCAAAATCCTTTAGCACTTTCAGTTCAGTCAGGGAACTGTAAATTCGGAGGAGATACTGACACAGAAGGACTTGTAAGAATCAACAATATTTCAGATTCAAGTTTCGCTGTTGCTGGAGGAGCAAGTATAGCAAAGAATCTCGTCGTTGGTAATAACATTAAAACTTCCAATGGGACTAATATTGCTCACGTTTCGCTAGCTAATACTTCTCAAAATTCTAGATTTTCTATGAATTTAAATGGTGTAGAGTCAGGAGGCAATTCTGGAAGTAATTTTGAAGTTGTAAGGTATTCTGATGCTGGCTCGGCGGTTTCTGTATTAGAAATAAATAGAAATAATTCTAATATTATTTTCAAATCTACAACAGATTCTACAAGTTCTACTGTAGGAGGAATACTAAGCAATGGAGGCATTAGCGTAAACTGTGCCACAGACGCAATTAGTAGTTCTAATGGAGGAAGTTTTACTACAGCTGGAGGAGTAGGTATCGCTAAAAAATTATTCGTTGCCGGAAATACAACCCTTTCAGGAGGTCTTAATTCTACTAACCCTTCTACTTTTAACAAGGTTAGCATAGACACTACTACAGGGTCTTTCGACTTAACAGGAACAGGAGGTATGAATGCTGTTCTTGGAGCTTCTAGTAATCTAACTACGTCTTCTGGAACACTTACGCTTTCTAGCACTGCTGGAGCTGTTAATTTGTCTAGCTCTACTTCTACGAATATTTCTGCAGGGTCTAACATTGCCATTTCAAGTGGCGGAACTACTGCCATTTCAGGGCTTTCTAACACCTTATCAAGTTCTACAGGCTCTAACACCTTAACTAGTTTTGGAAGTACCGTCGTTTCAGCGGGGACAGGTGGAATATCTCTCGACTCTACAGATACTTCTCAGGGTATCAAAATCGGCACGTTAACTTCAGGACTCCCAGTGTCTTTAGGAAATACTTTTAGCGAAACAAGGGTCAATGGGAACTTTACAGTAGGAGGAAATTTCAATGTTTTAGGGACACTCACTACTATAGATTCTACTATAGTCACTGTGAATGATAATGCTTTCGTAGTTAATGCTGCTCCTTCTGGTATTTCAGACGGAGGGTTCTTGATGAGGAGATATCAACCTCCTACAGATAGCAATACAGGGCAAGTTATTCTAGATACCCCAAAGGAAACCGGGGCGTTCCAGACAGGGAGCACTACAAGCTCCTTGATTCTTAGTTCTTCTTCTAATTCAGGAATAAATTACTACAGAGGATGGTGGATAAAAATAACTTCCGGGCCTGCTTCTGGCAGCACTCGCAGAATCAAGGAGTACAACGGAACTACTAAAACAGCTCAAATTTTCACAACCCTTGATAACAATGAGTATAGCGACGGGCTTGACCTAGCTTCTGCTCCTCTAGTCGGCAATACTTATCAATTATTCGACATCCCTTATGCTGGTATTTATTTCTCAGAATCAGCACAAGAAGTAGTGATATCAGGAGTTTCTTTCGATCAAACTAGCGGAACATTTGGAACTCCTACGAGCTATTTACCTCTACACGTTCAAACTTTGATAACAGAAACAGGTCTTACTCTTGGAGGAAATATTAGCATAAAAAATGACGACTTAGAAGTTTTCAATATAAAAAATAATTCTAATCAAACAATTTTGAACACAGACAGTATCAACAGTATTCTTACACTTGCTCTTCCAAGCAATGTTATTAATTCTGGACCTACGATAAATTTCGCAGGAAAAGACTCTGTCTCTGCGGACGTAGTTTATACAAGTGTAAAATCGGCGATAAACAACAATGTTTCAGGGACACTGGACTCCAGTTTAATCGTTAGAGGACAAACTGGAACTTCAGGCCTCATTGAAATCGCAAGACTAAATGGGGGTACTTCGACATTTTTCAGCAAATTACTATTACAAGACGCTACAGCAAGTTCGAGTATTACTAACGGCAGTGTCGTAGCAAATGGTGGTATAAGTATCAATTGTTCTGCTGACGCTGCGAGCGAAGACAATGGAGGAAGTATTACTACTGCTGGGGGGTTAGCTGTGAAGAAAAAGATGTTTGTAGCAGGAGAATCTGTGTTTACCAAAGGAAAAACAATAAGTAATACTTCAAACATTTCACTTGCAGAATCTAGTACATTAAACGTAAATGGAGACATCGGGCTTTACGGGTCTTCTGGGAAACTCTTCTTTGGAGAGAATATCCCCACAGGAATTCCTACTTTTAATAGTAGAAGTGTTGGTACAAAAGTAGTACTCTTCCCTGGCATCTCAGCAAGCACTACAGATTCTGCTCTGGGAACAAGTTCTACAGGTCCGTGGATAAGTGCTCCGACTACTTCAAACGACATCTCATTTTACCTTGGCACTACGAAAATTTCATCATTTGATAACTTAGGCTTGCGGTTGCCTGGTGAAAATACAGGAATTGATATGAATGGGGCGGTATTAAAGAGTGCTTCTGGGAATAAAACATTGTTTTCTCCTAAGAACAACTTAGCAGGTCTTGTATTTGCTGACGTGTCAGGAGCTACAGAATTAGTAAGAATCAATGGATTAGGACAGATAAAGGGAGGTATTTCTAATACTAGTCTTACTTCAGCTACTGAAGGAGCTATCCTTGATATCTCTGACAGTGGTATCACAGACGGTATCACCTCAAATTCTGGTACAATCGCCAGCGTAAGTGCTGCGAGCGTAAAACAAAACACACTATCTGCTTCGTCGACGAATGTACTAACTTCTTTAGCAGCCAGTCTTACAATCGCAGGCGCTATGAAAGTTGGAACTAATCAAACTTTTTCTGCTGCTGCTGGAATATTCATAGATTCATCTGAGTCGATAAATACAGGATTAACTACAATACCTATAGCATCATCGTTATTCATCAAAAATTCACCTACAGGTAATAACATCACAAAATCTAGAGCTTTATTCATAGAATCTGGGATTTTCGAGGCTGGAGACGAGGTAATTTTAACAAAAGGAAAAACAATAAGTAATACTTCAAATAATTTGCTTGTAAATTCGAGTACATTAAATGTGAATGGAGATATCGGGATTTATGGAACTTCTGGGAAATTATTCTTCGGAGAGAATATCCCGTCAAACGTCCCTACTTTCACTAGCAGAAGTGTTGGTACAAAAGTGGTCTTGTCTCCTGGAATCACGGCAAGCGCCACAGATTCTGCCATAGGAACAAGTTCTACAGGTCCGTGGATAAGTGCCCCTAATACAACAAACGATATATCATTTTACCTCGGAACTCTCTGTAAAGTGAAAGTTAATGGGAGCGGGATGGTTCTAGATTCAGGTATTCCTTCTACCTTATTTGAAATTTCTTGCCCTGATAACACTACAGGAATAAAACTAGACGGAGGGCTAAGTAGTATAGAATTAAATGGTGCTGGAACTTGTGTTATAAACTCTGGAGTAAGTATTTCTTCTTCTGGAGAATTGCTTGTTAATAATACCACAGAAAGCACGAGCAGTAGCAATGCGAGTAGTATCAAAACCCTTGGAGGTATCAGCGTAGCCAAGACTGTTTCTTGTGGAACTTCCTTGAACTTAGACTTCAATCAACCTTACGTCGTTTCAGGAGAATCTTCCGGGGCTTTGAATTTCCAATCCAAGGTATCTTCAACGAATAGTAATATAAAATTCTTTACAAATGATGGCGATGCTACTGACAATAATACCCTTAGCATTTACAGTAAGGGAACTCCTCTTTCTCAAACAAATACAGAATTTTTGAATACAGGGTTCGTAGTTGGTCAAGGTTTCACTATTAAGACTGGAAGGACTGGAACAGGACTTTCTACTCCTCTGGTTTTACAATCCAATGAAAATACAGGACAGTTAAAACTTGAAACAAACGGTAGTGTGTCTACTACTGGAAATTTATCGGTTGCCACAGACTTAAGCGTTGGCGGGAATGTCTTGGTTAGCGGGAATTTGGATACAGGCATCACTTCTCCGTCTCTTACTATCAGTAATGCTACTACAATTACTACACAAGTTAGGAGTTCTTTGGCTAGAAACGGGATTACAAGGACCCTTGTAGCAAATTTCACAGCAACTCCAAGTTCCCAAGGAACTACTCACGTTTTTGATGTTTTATTACCAGAATTATCAACTAATTTAGTTAATAGCTATGATATCACAGGGTTTGCTTCAGGATACACTACTACTGGTTTTGTTAGCGTAGAAAACGCTTTTGTAAGGGGAATCGCAGGAGGAACTTCGGTCAGAATTTCTTTCACGTCAGCATCTACTACCCTTACAGTAATTCAGATGACGGTAAATTACAGAGTCTAGAATCGCAATCCTCGCATTTTCCTTTTTGTAGTACACACCAATTACATACTTGGCATCGTCGTAGTTGTCGACTACGCTGTTTCTTCTTAAAAAATTTTTTCAAAATATTTGTAATTGATTTGAACATTATCGACTACTAATACTACTTCTTTTATTTTTAAATTCTTCTAGCCAATTTCTTCTCAAGAGTCTTCTGTAAAACCTCTATTTCCTTGATTTTCTTATTAAGGTAAAGTTCCTTTTTCATAGCAAGGTACTCCGTTTTGCTTTGCTCTACCTTCATTTCTACTACGCTTTTATAATTTTCATCATCGCTCTTAACGTAAAACAAGGTGTTTTCTTCAAACATTATTTGAAAAACTTCTTTCTTTGCAGGGACCCTGAGGAACACTGAATCATCCTGGAACTTAGACACAAACCCTCCGTTCGTTTGAAGTATTTTCTTGGGGCTGAGGACTTTAACCCAGGATTTGTGTAGAAATTTCAAGAATGATGTATCTATCTGCGAGTATTCATCGAGATCTACTTCTAATTCCTCAGGGACAGCAATACGAAGGGTCGCACCGCTGCCTGCACCGCTGCCTGAAGCCCTTGATTCTGTTTTCTTTGCTTCTCCTATCTTTACAGTTATCACCATACCTACTTACCTGCTTACCTGCTTACAATAATATTTGAAATTTTTTTTCTAAAGATATCGTATACCCTAATGGATTCTAAACTTGTCAGCTATTACATCGGTATCACAATTGTGATTCTAAGCCATCTTTACACACTTAGCAAAACAGGTATTAATTCCAGCGAAATGTCGGTGCACAGTATCGCTAACTTAATAGCTGCTGCTTTGATAGCATACTATTTCGTAAATAAAGAGAAATTTTTCAAATAAACATACAGTACGCAAAAAAACCCACTGCATTATTTTTACAGTGGGTTTTTTAGAGTTTTTTTTAATTTTTTAATACTTTTTAGAAGCACTTATGGCTTCTATTAATGATTTTTTAGATATTTTTTTGTCAAAAGTGATAGCAAGACTGCTAGCAATTTCTTTGAGTTCTTGTATTTTTTTGGTTTTAAGTTCCAAGATTCGATATTCTGTATTTTGTTCTTCAAGTCCTTCTGTGTCACAAAAGTCTATGAATTCGAAACTTTTTACAGTGGGGATTGTAGGGACCGCGTAGTCGCTTTCTGCTACTTTCACAAACACAAAGGCTCTGTTTAAGAAAGAAAACATTTTAGAGAGACTATTGAGACTATTATTGTTCTTGGTCCAGTCGTCGTAGTATTCTTCGAATAATTTTGTAGATACCAGCTCAAAGCCTAAGCTTTCTACTACTTTTATGAAATACACGTAGTCCACTATATATTCTGTTGTCTGTTCATCAAGGACTGTGTCTTGTAGGAAAACATTTAGTTTTCTTCCAAATTTCCCATCTTCTTTAGCGTCTTCGATAGGGTTTATTTTGAATTTAGAATTATTTATAGAATATCCAGTTTTTTCAAGCTTATCGCTACAGAAACAAGAGACCATAAAATGCCCTCCTATCCTGAGCTGTTTTGTGTTTTTCATAAGATTGTAAAATGATGCTTGGTCTCTGAAGAAGTAATGGATTGCGAAGAAGCAAGAAGCTGAATCGAAAATATTATCAGTTTCTATAACTTCAACAGAAAGGTCTTTTGTTAAGAAATTGTAGTCCATATTTTTGTATATAGGTTTTTCTATAAACTTTTGATTTCTTCTGTTTGCTTCTTGAATGCTCTTGGGACAAATGTCATACCCTTGAACGTATCTTATACTTGTATCGCCCCACTTGAAGATATCTCCTCCTTTGCCACAGGCTAAGTCTAGATGACCTCCTTTTCCGTTTTTAACAACGTAAGTATCCAATAAGATTCTTTTGATGTAGTTATGAAATCTCCTCATATCAAAGAAGTAAGTTTCTTTTCTTTGAACTTCTAGATTTTTGAGGTCAAAAGGATTGACGGTAAGGTCGAAATTATCAAGAGCAACACCGATGTGATTTGGTTTAGTTTTATCACACCTTGCCTTCACAATAGTAAAGCAATTTGAAGAAATATCGAAAGAACATTCTACGATGCTTTCGTTTTTGTAAAGATTTGATAATTCTTTCTTCACGATTACCTTGTTAACTTCCGGATAATCGTCGTGTTGGAATGGGACTAACGATTTGTCATCAATGACGTAGAGTTCCCAAGTATCACTTTCATCGTCCAAAGTTTTCTTTTTGATGTGAAAGTCGATGGTGTTTAGCTCAGCTTTTTTCCACTTCAGAGGGATAGCGGCAAAGTCCTTGGAATTCAAAGGATAATTTGTGCTCGCAGGAGTGAATATAACCCCGTCATTCTTAAATTCTTTAGAAGAAAGAAGATTCTTGGCTAAACTGGAAATAGAACCTTCGTCTGGGAAGTGATGGGGCTTAGCAGTTATCCTGGGATGTATCGCAAAAGTCTTAACTAATTCAAGACGGTGTTTCAGGTGAAATTTCGAATCTTGACGCAGGTCCTTGTTTTTATAGAAAATAACGTCGAATACATAGTAAATACCCTTGTAAAGTTCAGAATCGAAGATACTTGCAGATAGTTCTTTAGGAGCTGTTTCTCCTGTGAAAATCACTTTGTTTTTTGAATCCAAAGAGTAAATTTTACCATCACTACAGACTGTCAATAACTTACGGACTCCGTCGAGTTTCAATGACACAGAGTATTCCCCGTTCAATTTAGATTTCAAAGGGAGTGGCTGACACCCGAAGTAGAAAGGGCTTTTTACTAAATTTTTGTAAGCTAATAGCACTTCATTTTTTTCACTTATTTTCGTAATAAATTCTTCTTTTTGATAAGCTTTTAGAATGTTCCCAATAAAGTAAGAGACTTCTTCTTTTGATGTTTTTGAAATTATTTCGATTTCAACATCGAATAAAGGCACAGCGACTGCGCCAGGGTTTTTAGTCTTGTTGAAAATACTAAAGTCGATGCGAAATGGTCCGTGCTCGTAGGTAAGTCTTTCCATATTCTTGGAAAAACTTTCGACAAGGTCGAGTGGCTGCGAGACGTTCGTTTCTTGGCTGACAGAAAATCTTAAATTGTAGTCAAACAGGTCAATTGTCTTGATTTTTTTCTTGATAATAAAATCTTCAGAAGTTACTACATTTTCCTGGAAAAATGTTCGTTTTCTGTAATTCCCAGAGTAGCAAACAGTATGAGAAAACGTATTGCCTTTGAACTTGGCAAATGATGCGATAAACCCAAGAATTCTGTCAAATTCTTCTTGGGATACTCCTGGAGTGAACGTGTTGTTTTGGCAGTGTTTTCCAATTCTAAACTCGTGTTCGAATTGGTCTTCAAAAGACTGAAGAGCATTTAAAATTTCTTTGTTGATTTCCATATTGTTACTGTTATTATTAGTTATTCTTTTAACATAATAGTTTTTTAAATTCGTTTTTTTTCTTACTATTCATCAAGCTCATTGTCAGAAGAATCCCCGAAGAGTTCTCCGTCGGACAACAATTCGTCGAATTCTTCCTCTATACATTCTTCTTCCGCGAATTCTTCGACTAGCTCGCCTTGGACGTAGTCGTCATTATACGCTTTAAATTCTAAATTTTCTTCGATTGTATCACCACCTTCGCCAGAGTGTTCTTGTAGTAAATCAGCGGAACATACTGTTTTCTTCATCTTATCAACAAGCTTTTCTCTGTTTTCATTGTTTTCTTTGGCGTTATCGCTTGTATCACGGTAATAAGACAACTTATTATCAATTTCTTTCAATTTAGAATATTCAAAGGTGTTTAGCTCGAAGAAAATCCCATTCCTATTATCACTAAAATTTTGAAGTTTCATATTTTCTGTTAGCATATTGAAAATTTTCAGATAGATGAATTCATTCTCAAATTCTTCAATTTTTTTGATTATACTCTTCATCAATACTTGCTTCTCGCAGTCCATTTTAATAGAAACTGTTTAATTCTTTAGATAACCAATTTCAATTACTTGGTTTGAAAATTATTAAGAATATTATGGATATTATCAAGACTGTTATTGCTGCAAAAAATATACAAGTCCCAAGGATGTAAGGCTTGATTTGAATTATAAGATAGTCTACCATAGGGGCTAACACTTCTTCCTCTATACTTTCTCTTTCTTTCTTCACTGTAGAAACGCACATACTTACTATCTCCGCGATTAATTTACTACTACCGCCCATTCTTATTATTATCGATTGAAAAATAAAATACTTTTCAATCGTTTACGTTTAGTTTTCTTCTTCTTTGAGAATAGAAGTGTTGACAAATTCCATTAAATTATCAATGACAGCAGCGTCATCAAGACCATAAGCACCCTTGGAATTTGCGTGCTCTATTGCTCTGAAAAATGTCGCGTAGATGTTCTTTGGAGTATGAATTTCCGTAGTGCTCTCTTCTTCTCCTGCTAAAACTCTGAAGTTCTTGTGGAGTTCTGCACCATTTTTGATGGTAAGTGTTCCGCAATGCTTGTATCCTTTGTCGATGTAGACCTTGAGTAAGTTATTACAAACTTTTTCAGTGAGCTTGAGAGGTTGTCCGTTGATGCTTAAGTTATTCATTATTATTACTATTATCATTTTTATCTTTTTAACTTCTTTTTTAGTTTGTAATGGTATAAGATGTCTTCGACCCCTTCGGAGAGACCCTCGAGCAAAAGGACTACTACCCAACGAGTCCCTAATTTTCTCAAAGAAAACCCCAAGAAGCAGTGTATAACTGATGATAAAAATATTGGTCCATTTATAAAAATTAACAAAAGGATAGGGACAGATTCCTCTTACGGAGAAGCATTTTCTGCTTGTTATCCCCAAAAGACTTGTAAAAACAAGATAGCTATTAAAAAAATCCCCTTAACTGCGAGGGAATATGCTTATGAAAATCCTCTTAAAAGTTTGAAAATACTGAATGAGTCTGAGATATGGGCTGAGCTGTATTTTAGCAGACTCGCAAGCACCCTGAACGAGCAAAAAATTGTCCCTCACGTGCCCAGGTATTACACTCATTACATCTGCGATACCTGCCTTTTCGAGAATGAGAAAATTTCTAAAGATATTCGCAGGTGTATCATACTACCTAATGACCTCGCAGACGGGGACCTGAAGTACTTCTTGACAAACACTCATTATACAGCGAAGACTTTAACACGGGGCTACATTCAAATATTTCTTGGAATTCTAGCTATAAATTTGTATTTTAAAATGGACCACAATGACCTTCATTATGGTAATGTGCTCTTCAAAAAAGTAGAAAATGGTGTTAATAGATACACTTTAGATTCTGTAACTTACTACATTCCGAATGATGGCCTATTATTTTACTTGTGGGATTTTGGTTTTGCGACGATAACAGACTTCATAGAACCAAAAATATTCAGAGGAAGAGTTAAGAAAGGCAATGATTACTCCAGAGTAACCAGTATGCTAACGGGAGGAAAAGAGTACGATACCCCTACAGGCAAAGAAACTTCGGAAGCAAGAGACAAAACGTACGAATTTCTTTCAGTGCTTGTGAAGACCCAAGACAAACTACAGATGATGAAGTATTTGCTTAGCAGTGCTTCTGTGCCTTACACTCAGGATCTCAATGTAGTTGGGAGGTTCAATCTGGATAAAAATGTAAAGATTAGAAATCAGCCAAAGTGAGAAATATTTTTTTCTTAGGTAAGTGTAAGTAAGTTCAATGGTATTCTCAGGCGACGCACGACATCTTACAAGCTACCACAGCGAATGCCAGGTTTCTAAAAAAGTCAAAGATATTGCTTCAAGCAAAGCTTACTTTGAAGAATTATACGCCAAGCAAACTGCTAATGCAAAGCCTAACGAAATAAAGGTGTATAAACCATTTCGTTAGTCAATCAGCGCGCAAGTTAATTGCTTCCAAAACAATTTTCAGCAGATACTACAATATACAGAAATCCATCAAGGTCCTTGTTTTCGCTGTAAATTTCAGAAAATGTTTTTGAAAATACAGGAATTTTGTTGTTCACAAAAAAGAACAGTGATTGACTAGACTTTACAGTCATTTTACTACGTATACTGTAAGCAAATTCTCCAAAAGTTTTATCTTTTGGAACCAGAAAGTTTGCCTGTGTTAAAGAAACGTGTGGTTCTTTACCCCCGTGTTCTAGTATACAAGGCAGTCTGTCTGGATATTTCTTCTTTAGTTGCTCAGATCGCGATATTCTTTCCCCGAATTGTGTGTTGTTTTTATAATAGCCAGATAGCATACTATACAATATCAAAAGATTTTTTTATACACTTAATTAAAGAACTACTGAATTTAAATGGTAGATTACATCTTAATAAGTATATCAAAAAGTTTTAAACCTGCTAAGAAACTGATGGCAATTTTTGAAAATAAAACAACAAAAAGACGCAAAACAGTTCACTTTGGAGCCGCTGGAATGTCGGATTTTACAATACATCGTGATTGGCGAAGAAAAGCGAGGTATATCGCTAGGCATCAAGCTAGAGAAGATTGGGAAAATTTTCTTTCTGCGGGAAGTCTCTCTAGGTACGTAATTTGGAACAAAAAGTCTCTTGAATCAAGCATCTTGGATTATCGAAGAAGATTCAAACTTTGAAACAGTCGTTAACCATTGTATTTTTTTATAATTCCTTCTTTCAATGAACAGCGTACTAGCTATAGATATAGGCATAAAAACCTTGAGTATGTGTGTATTAGACAACAAAGGTGTTATACAACTTTGGGGGGTATATAACACTCTTGAAGGCGAAACTCCCGGCGAAACGTCCGGTGAAGGCGAAAAGAGATGTAAAATTATTCAGAAAAATGGGAAGATTTGCGACAAACTATGTAGTGTAAAAACTTCGGATTCTCCAGAATGTCCTGAATTTTTCTGTAAAACTCATTCTCCAAAAAATTGTAAACTACTCCCTTACACTTGTAAGAAAATAAAAGATTATACCTTACAAGAGCTTGCTAAATTTATGATAATTTCTTTAAATCACACGCTTGCTTCAAACAAAGAAGCTCTCGTAAACGTAAAGTGTGTTTTGATAGAGCTCCAACCATCATTCGCAGTGAAAATGAAATTCATATCTCACGTGGTTTATACTAAACTTGTTGAATTTTTTATGGTAGGTGATACTGTTGTAAAATTTGTTAAAGCTACAGAAAAGCTTAAGGTGTATGATGGACCAGAGATAATTACTACAAAGAAAGGGTATGCTAAGAGAAAGTACGAATCAATTCAACACGCAAGGTATTTCTTGGATAATAAATTTAGCGAAGAACAGCGGGAAATTTGGCAGCACGTGATAAATTGTAGTAAAGCAGATGATGCTAGCGATGCGCTTTGTTATGCTTTTTACTACCATCATTATTTCAATAATTTCAATAAAACTCAAGAAGCTTCAGAAGTTTACAAAGGTAGAAAAATCAAAAGAATTCGCAAGTATTCTAAGAAAAAATGTAAGATTTAAAAACTTGAAGTATTCTAAGAACAATGAACGAAGACATTATCTACTTTGACAAGCATCACGCATTGCTTAAAACCATAAAAAATTATGTCATAACTCAATGCAGCAGTGTTTGCAGAGAAGAAATACATCCAGAAACTGTAATAAAAGAATTTTCAGAATTTGATTTTGGATACATAAGAAAATCTATGAGAGCTGCTACTGGTATAAGAAATTTCAGAAAATCACAGAAAGAAACAGTTCATAGCTTCGTGCTGTGCAAGTACGAAAGGTACGAAAATGACCCTGTAGAATCTATAAACATTCAGCTTCTTTGTAATAGCAAAAACAATAGTTATGATTATAAAGATGGTGTTAATTTGTTAAAAGTAGTAGAAAGTAAAGCTCGTGATGAAGGGATTAAAAATTTAACTCTGCTTTCACTTGGAAAAATTGGTTTGAAAAAATGGTACATCAAGCAAGGATTTAAAGCACTTCAAGAAATTTTCATACCAGGTACAAGGACTGTAAAAGTTTACCTTATGAAGAAAAAACTGTAAGATTTAAGCAGGGAAAGTCCAGAATACCCAAAACATATAAAGTATCAAGTACTGTTTCTTATCGTACTTCACAGCAAGTGCTAAGAGCAGTATAGTATTAAACACGATATATTGAACTTTTCTATTGAAGAACAAGCTAAATTCTTCAGGGTTTAAGCAAGTCTTAAGAGGTTCTAAATTTTCCAAGATATCAAGGCGTAAATGCGTGTAATCTACAGATTGAGTGCCTTTGAAGTTATGGATTTTCTTCCTAAAGTAGTTGTCCTTGGCATAATCAGGAAGATTCTCTGTGTCTGCTTTCACGTAGTCATAGGCGTCTATAGCTACACATCGTTGACAAATCAAATAGGAAAATACGGAAAGGAAAGACAAGTAATCCGCTACAGGGAAATTCCCTCCTACAAAAAACGAAACCATAGAAACTATCCCAGCAAGCCCGAAAATTGTATGAGATATCACCAAGAATACCAAGATACCTATGATAATTTGTCTGTCTGTATCGACTTCTTGTAATTCCATTTCCATTTCCATTACTTTACAAAAAAATACTGATTTAAAAACAAAAAGTCTTTGGAATGTATAATAGAATAGAAACATTTAGAATAGAAACATTTAGAATAGAATAGAAAACAAGTTTAATTCCCGAAAATTATTTTCTTTTCTAATAGTATAAACTAAATATGGCAGGAGGTTTAATGCAACTAGTCGCTCAAGGTTCGCAAGATGTATATCTTACAACCGACCCAACCGTCACTTTCTTCAAAGTTGTCTACCGTAGACACACCAACTTTGCTATGGAATCAATCGAACAGACTTTCTCTGGAGCTGTTGATTTCGGACGCAAAGTATCTGCCACTGTTTCCCGAAATGGTGATTTGATCCACAAAACATACCTACAAATCTCGTTGCCTGCTCTTTCTAACGGAGGTGCTGGTACCGTTGGATGGGTCCGAAACATTGGTACTACAATCATCAAGGAAGTCGAAATTTCCATCGGTGGTTCGCGAATTGACAAACATTACGGAACGTGGTTACACATCTGGAATGAATTGACCCAAAAAGCAGAACACGAAGCTACTTACAAGGAGATGATTGGTGATACTGCCGCTCTTACTGACCAAGCAGCAACCAAGAACGCCGCTATCCTCCAAGTTCCTTTGCAGTTCTGGTTCTGCCGAAACGTCGGTCTTGCTCTACCTCTCATCGCTCTCCAATATCATGAAGTGAAGTTTGAAATCGAATTCCGTCCATTCTCTGAATGCTACGTCGCATCTGCTACTGCTACTCCACCAACTCCAGTTCTTACCAACGCATCCCTTTACATCGATTATATCTATCTTGATGCTGTTGAGCGTCGTCAATTCGCTCAAGTCACCCACGAATACCTCATCGAACAACTCCAGTTCCAAGGTGCTGAATCAGTTGCTCAAACCTCTGTTAGACAACGATTAACATTCAACCACCCTTGTAAGGAATTGATCTGGGCTACCCAGCTTGATTCAGTTGTTGATACCGTCGCTGCTGCCAACATTGCTGCTAACCAATGGACTAACTTCGGAAATGCTCTTAACAAAGACCATTTAGTCGAAGCTAAATTACAATTGAATGGACACGACCGTTTCTCTACCAGACACGCTGGTTATTTCAACTTGACCCAACCATACCAACATCACACCAACGGTCCTGCCGTCGGTATCTACGTCTACTCCTTCGCTCTTAAGCCTGAGGAGCACCAACCTAGCGGTTCTATCAATATGTCGCGAATTGACAACGCATCCCTCCAGATGGTTTTCGGTTCTGCTGCTGCTGCGAAGGTCCGTGTATTTATGACTAATTACAACATCCTACGGGTTCAGTCAGGTATGGGGGGTTTGGCGTATTCAAATTGACGAATTATAAGCAAGACCACCCAAAATACTAAAAACCCACTTAAAAAGAAATTTCATTCTAATAATAAAAAATATTAAAATGGAACCCCAGACAGAACAACTCGTAAAATGTACGAATTGTAAAGTTTCAAGAACTCAAGAAAATTTTATCGGAAAACGAGGCGACACAGTTAGACAATGTTTGAAATGTCGTGATAAAGACGATAAACAGAAAAAACGACCTGAAGTGATTGAAAAAAGAAATGAAAGAAGCAAAGAAAAAAAATACTACGTAAAATATCGTGAAAATAAAAGAGAAGAAAATGAAGAAGAATATCTACGACACAATGCAGAAACAGCTAAGAATTGGCGTGATAACAATAAAGAACATCTTTCTGCTTACAGAACTAAAAATTTTAAATATAGATTTGGAGCTATCAAACAGCAAGCTAGAAAGAAAGGAATTCCTTGGAATGAAGATTTAACCGACGAAATGTGCTACATTTTGATGACATCAAAGTGTTTTTACTGCGATTTCGTTAGTGAAGATACCTTGAATGGTATCGACAGAATGGATAATAATGGTGATTATGAAAAAAAGAACACTGTAAGTTGCTGCAAAAAATGTAATTTCATCAAATGTTCGCTCGACCCCAGAACATTCATAAAAAGATGTAAACATATTTCTAAACATTTTGGTGGAAATGGTGTTTTAGATGAGAGTATTTGGCCTGATTCAAAATCAGCGCCTTACACCCATTACCTGAGCAGAGCTTTGAAAAAAAATTTAGAATTCACTTTAACAAAAGAAGAATTTATAAATTTCACAAATGACGATTGTTTTTATTGCGACAAAAGTGCTTCGATGTTTCACTCGAATGGTGTTGACAGACTGAACAATAATTCAGGATACACTACATCGAACTGTGTAAGTTGCTGCAGTGAATGTAATTTTATGAAAGGTGCTTTAACACGCCGACAGTTCATCGAAACTTGTAAAAAAGTCGCAGAACACCTCATCAACGACCTAGCAATTCCAGAAATTAAGAAATGTGAAAAATCAATAGCTAAAAGACCAAGAAAATTCTAAATTCAATATTATAAAAAATTTATAATATTCAATAATTTTTAAATTATGTAATCGAGTATTTTCTGTATAGAATGCTTGGAACTTAGCACAGAAATGTACTGAATGTTCAGACTTTCTAGCATTTCTTTGAATTTCAAGTCCAAGGTCCTTGCTTCTTTTTCTCCTTGAACTCTGCCAGCACTTTCATAAGGAAATTCTTCATTTCTTTCTAAAAAAATATAGAGATTGTCAAATTCCCCCATTTTTTGAAGAATCATTTTTTGAGTTTTAACGACGTCTGACACATTACAATCATTGTACTTATTGTAAAAGAGCCCATTAACTAGGCCAGAATCGCATACTATGTAATCTACAGCGCCATCAACTGCTTTTATCATACGATATTGCTCTGTAGATACTTGGTATTGATTATCAAGTTCTTCAAATTTCTTCTGCCATACTAAAGTTTTCGCGTATTCTTGGACGTATTCTGCTTTTAGATGCCTCATCTTTAGCTCTGCGAATGTAAGTGCTGCTGCTACTGTCTTACCAGTTCCAGGCGAACCAACGAAGTTTATAACCTTTGTCATACTGCTTTACTAAATATAAAGTACGTTTTTTCTTTAAATTCAATATTCCGCATTTGGTTTTAAAAGCCAAGGAAATTTAAGAAGCCAGGCGATTTCTTAGGCAAAGCAGGATTATAAGAAAAATTCCTTGGCTTTTGATACTGAAAGAATGATTTTTTCCTGAATTCTGATTCTTTCCTGAGTTTTTCAGCCCCTTTCAAAATATCTGAATCTTTGTATCCTAGAGAAGCTCCTTGTATGACATGAAGATGGACTTCTATAGGGTCCTTGTCTGTAAGTTTGATATTGGAGGATTTGTATTTTCTTCCTGTGATGCTAGACACGTAAGATGAAATATCTTTATGTTTTTGAATCATATCAACTATTTGCCGTTTTTGATTTTTAGAAAAAACTTTAGTTTTAGGAACTTCATAAGATTTATGTGTCATTTTAGAGAAATCTTTAACCATCTGTTCTGTATTTTCACTTGATAGAGAGGGTTTCTTAGGCGATTGTGGGGGCGAAATTGATCTTGTCTTAACTTCCTCGACAAGCGTAGAACGTCTTCTTGGAAAAATCCTTGAATACGGGGACTTCAAAGGCGATCTAACTTTTGGATAGGCGTAGCCGTAATTATCAGGGGTTATTTTAATAGTCTGAGTGTCTAGTATGTTTCTACGAGTTAGTTTTTTGCGTATCTCGCTTATAGAAGTTTTCAAAACACCCTCAAATTCTCCACGTTTAAACACTTTCTTTGACTTTTTACCAGGAGAAATCGTCATTTTCTGCATTTTTCCAACTATAGAATTATCTTGTAAATCATATGGTTCAATTCTTACGAAGCTTATTGTAGGGGCTGGTTTTCTGTCGTCCTTACCCTTATCTGTTAGTTTTTTTCTAAAAAATTCTTCCCTTTCTATATCAAGACGTCTCTGTTCTTCTTTGTCGTGATATCCTTCGTCTACCTCAACTATAACAATATTATTGCCTTGTAAAGGCGATCTTATTATCAAGTCTGGACGCTGACGCACCCCTTTCATCAATCCTTTGTCGTATTTTGGCGATATTATTTTTGCTTCTTTGTAATACTCCCTCGATGGTAAAGTTTTCTTTATTTCATTTAAAATCAAATGTTCGTACCTGTCAAAATCAATTTCTATACCATTTGGCAAATGAGCAAGGCATTTGTGGCACGTTTTTCCACCAGAATCTGTATACCTTCCTACGTAAGTCGCTGGACAATAGTCGCACCTGGCTTTACTCATTATACTTTTAATATACAAAAAAATATTTTTTTTTGTAAGTTAAAAGTATAATGAAGTTCGATCCAGAAATACTTTTTCAAACTGAAGAATTTGGAGATAATAAAGGAGAGTCTTTTGACAGATATGAAGGAGATGATTATGAAGTGTTTTTTAATATGTACCGAGGTAAGAAGTATATGAACGTATATATCATCAACGATGTCCCTAAAATCCCAGACGACGTATATTACCTTAACGTTGGTTACAAAAATAACAATGTAAAATTCCCTAAGATACCTGCAAGTGTTAAGTATTTATTTATGGACGGACATCCTTTCAAACAATTGCCTAAAATTCCCGACACTATAGTAGATTTCAGTATTTCTTTGAGAAAAGAAAATTGTCTTCTTAAAAACACAGGCAACCTTTCTTACTTAACAAATCTTAAAAAATTCGCAGTGACTTACAGAGGCAACCATTTTGAAATAGGGAAATTACCTGAATCATTGAGGACATTCTCTGCTGTAGGAATAGAAGGAACTTTAGTATTGCCTGAAAAATTTCCCAAGAACTTATTCTTCATACACTTACATGGGTTTGATAAAATGGTTATTCCAGACCTTACGTACCTGAAGAAGTTAAGAATTTTGTCAGTGTTCGTATGTGATGTAATAAATTACTTCAAGTCCCCGCCAATATTAGCTTGTGAGCTAAGATTTCTAAGTATGAAAAAAAACTCCAAACCATTGCCATCCAATTACAGAAAAGACAGGGAAAATGTTTCATTCACTCATAGTAAATACTTCTAAAATCTCCAAGAAACTATTAAAGTAAATAAAATTATTTCCAAGTAATATAAAGGATGGAATCTTTGACAGATTATTTTGACAGGAGAACGCCTGTTCGAATACATTACGATAGGGGTATAAAAGTTTTTAAAAAGATAGAAAAAGACGATTTTTCTATAGAATATGGTGTGAATAGGCGTAAGCAACTCAGCGTAGATTTGACTGGGTTAAAACAAGGAGTCGATATAGCTCGATTAATCCCTAAGGAAGTTAAATGCGTGTTCTTTATAAATTGCGAAGCCTTAGAAATGCCAAGATTGCCTGATACTGTAGAGGTTTTATTTTTCCAATATTGCGAATTTAAGAAGTTTTATTTTCCTAAAAATTTAAAAGAACTTTATTTTAGCTTTTTGAACAACATCAAAGTTCTTCCAGATTTGTCTAAATTAAAGAATCTTTGGTCTCTTCACCTTGAAGGGCAGAAGCATTCCATAGCATTGCCAGAAAAATTACCTAACAATATTACATTTTTAACTTTAGGGCCAGATCTTTTCTTAAAAAACTCTTTGAAACACTTGCCTCTTAACCTCGAAGCTTTATATATAGACGAGTGCCCTCTTATTAAAAATGTTCCTGATTTAAGATATCTTAAAAAATTGAGGTTTATAACTATGAAATATTGGTCTAAGACAAACTTCAAAGTTTCAAAAACTATAAAAGAAATGAAGGGGTTGCAGATAGATATATCTGGAGGCGGTGTTCGTCATAAATTACATTCTGAAAACAGACCAGGGTTCGATCCAGAAATACTTTTTCAAACAGAAGAATTTGATGATAATTCAGGAGAAACTTTTGACAAATATAAAGGTGATGATTACGAAGTGTTTTTTAATATGTACCGAGGCAAGAAGTATATGAACGTATATATCATCAATGATGTCCCTAAAATTCCAGACGATGTGTATTACCTGGGTGTTGGTTATAAGAATAATAGCGTTAAATTCCCTAAGATACCTGCAAGTGTTAAGTATCTTTTTTTTGGGGCAACCAATTTCAAACAATTGCCTAAAATTCCCGACACTATAGTAGATTTCAGTATTTCTTTGAGAAAAGAAAAATGTCTTCTTAAAAACACAGGAGACCTTTCTTACTTGACAAATCTTAAGAAATTCGCAGTAACTTACAGAGGCAACCACTTTGAAATAGGGAAATTACCTGAATCATTAAGAACATTCTCAGCTGTGGGTATAGAAGGGACTTTGGTATTACCTGATAAATTCCCCAAGAATTTATTCTTCATACACCTTCACGGGTTTGATAAAATGACTATTCCAGACCTTACGTACCTGAAGAAATTAAGAATTTTGTCAGTGTATTACTGTCAGGTGATAAATTATTTCAAGTCCCCGCCGGTATTAGCTTGTGAGCTAAGATTCAAAGACATCAAACAAGGTTCAGTATCATTCCCATCCAATTACAGAAAAGACAGAGAAATTGTTTCATATACAAAAGACACGTGAAGAGTTTACTTCAGGTATTTTCAAAAAAAAAACGATTATTTTTTTATATTCTTAGCAAAAAGCAAACATGCAACTACAATGCTATTCTTGCGAAAAATTCAACGATGTCTCGGCTCACGTGATAGTAAACGCCAGAACAAACTTCCCACAAATTTGTAATACTTGTAAAAAATGCAGAACACGAACAGTTCAAAATCCAAGAAAGGTCCAAGAAAAATCACCACTCAATCCAGAATCTAAGAAACAAAGAAAATTTCTTAGATTCTTACACAAAATCTTAACAAACTAAAAAAAAATTCAAGCAACAGAACCACTAAAGAAAAAAAAACTTTAGTGGTTTTGTTGCGTACTTACGCGAGTACTCTCTCAAAAATTTTCTTGTATTTCTACTAATTCAGAGTTTTTTCTTGAATACTTCTTGATAGCAGCACTTACTGACTGCTTCATACTTTGGTTTCCGCACACGAACACGCCTGTTTTACTACTGGTAAAAGTAGAAGTATATTCTAGAAATATCTTATCAAAGTCCGGTCTACTGTATCTAAAACAAATCAACCCAGAACCTACATTGTCATAAGCTGGGAAGTTTCCCTCAGAAATTTTTCTGATTATTTCAGGGTCTTCTACCGGTCTTGTTATGTGAATAAAAATACTCAAAACAGATTCAGGGATACTCTCGCATAAATCTGAAAAAACGTCTTCAAACCAACGTATATCTTCCCTCTCTCTACATACCCAATAAATTATCATTTTTTTAGCAGAATTTCTACCTTGTAGATAAGTTATGGCGAAATTCTTTATGATGGAAATAAAAGGGGTTATACCTATTCCTGATACTACGAAGATACATCTATCAAATTCAACGTGTTTACAGCAAGGAGATACATAAGGACCATCAATCTTCACAACAATTTCAGAGGCGTTTTTTAATTTGGTACAGTATTCTAAAACTTTTTTGCTCCAATCACCACAATTCTTTATAGAAAGTTCTATATCTTCTTCGAGAGCAGGGCAGCTAGAAATAGTTATGGGGTGATACTGATTGTTGATTAAAGGAAAATTTACCATAAGGTATTCTCCTGGGAAATATTCAAATTCTTTCTTAATTTTGAGCTGAACTCCGTCTTGAAAAAGGACTATTCCCTTAACTTCAATTGGGCTGATGAATATCCTGAAGATTTTTTCATAAAGAAAGAGAATTAAAGGAACAAGTATTACCAAGTTAGAATAGTAAGGATAACATTGTCCTGAGCCTCCTTTAACAAAGCACCCAGACCCGTGAAGAATGTAAGCAACGAATACTATGTAGTAGAGTTTGTGAGAAATTCTAAACACTTCATAGTTAAACTTAATAAAATATCTAGAACTAAAGAAAGTGATTATCAGTATACACACTACCATCACATTCCCGGTTATACCTGCTATAGTCCTGGTGTGTATTTGGAACGCTGTTCCTTGAAGTATCTTGTCTCTTTCTATAACATAGAAATTTATGTAATGACTTACACTGTGAATAATTCCAAGAATTACCATACTTACTCCTGAAATTACGTGTAAAGAATCAAAAAAACTAAAGAATTTCACCTGTCTTCTGCACAATGCCCTTACTGTTTTTTTACAGACGCTTAAAATCAAGAAAAAGGGCGTGAAAGCGAGGCACAATCCAGCACCCCTTGAAATAAGCACTGAATTACCTATTTTATTTAGCAGTGTTAAGTCATTGTTAGCTTTTTGCATCACAAACCCTATTGTAAAAACAGAAATTTGCAGAGCAGACCATAAAAGAATTTTGAGAGTTATCATACGAATTTCCTTGGCGTTCCTTGGCGTCCCTTATACTATCAAACAGAGTATTTTTTAAGTTCTCAAACTATTTTTATTATGTATGGTAGTACTAATTTAAAACTATCCAAGTATGTCTAAAAATGGGGGAGGAAAAAGTCTGAAAGGTCTTGGAAGTTTGTCAGCAAAATTTCTAGGACCTATTGAAGCAGCTATACAAAACAGTATTTCATCTGGAGGAGTAGAATTTACAAATATTACAATTGCTGGAGGAACTATAGACGGGGTTGTCATAGGAGATTCTCAGCCTGGCCCAGGTATATTCACTACACTTCAGTCAGGAAATCCTACAGGAATAGGGTTCACAGTATGTTTTTTTGGTCTTCAAATAGGGAAATCAGCCTGCTGGCTGCCTAATAGAGGTGCTTGGGACATCAAGGGAGACTTAGTAGTCAGAGACATCTCGGAATTAGGGAATTTGACGGTGTCTTCAAACAGTATTTTTGCAAATAATCTCAATGGAAACATCAACCTTTCCCCTAATGGTTCGGGTATTCTTAATATTACGGGGGGTGTAAGGCAAAATACTCTATTAGGAGACGTAGAATTCAATAGTGGTTCGGGCAACTTCAATGTTTCCACAGACTCTGTGAAACTTGAAACCAAAAAAGGGGAGATAGTACTACAGTCAGGAACGACGAATGGGATAACAACCATCACAAGCGCTGCCTCGAATTCGGGGATAGCTACTATAACCACCTCTGGAGCTAACCCTTACGCTACAGGAGAAGAAGTAAGGATTGAAGCAAACGGTATCACAGGGTACTACACGGTAGCCTCTACTCCAACAGCTACCAGCTTTACAGTTAATTTACTTCCAGGAATTTCTATCCCAATCCCCTTAACATCAGGGACAATTGTAAAAAGAAGCGATATAACCTTAGAAAGTCCTCACGTCGTGAATATAAAATCAGAATCCGTGGTGATAGACGGGAATCTCTTGGTTAAAGGAACTACTACGACCGTAGACAGTATTACACTCTCGGTGGTAGACCCTGTTATTAGCGTAGGGGCTCCTTTGCCGGATGGTAAGGACAGAGGTGTATCTTCGCAATACTTCAATGTCTCAGAAAAAACAAGTTTCTTTGGGAGGTCTGCCAGTTCTGGGTGTTTCACTTACATCCCTGATGCTACAGAAGTGTCTAAAGATGTCTTTACTGGAGCTCCTGGATGTGCGAGGTTTGGAAGTGTTATTCTAGACAACATCACGCTTTCATCGGGGTCCCTGAATCTTTGTAATATCACTTGTCCCGGGGATTTTACCATAACTTCAGGAAGTAGTATAAGACTTTTAAGTCCAGACCTTTCTACAAGTTCAAATTTTCTTTATTTAAATAGTCCAAGCACTGTAGTCGATAAAGGGATAACATTCAATTATTTTGATGGGACTGGAATAAAAACTGGATTTTCAGGATTCGACGCATCAGCGCAATCTTTTGTATTTCTTACAAATACTACGAATGTTGCTGGTGTTATAACTGGAACTCCTGCACCTCTTTCTGTAGGAAACACGACTGTTTCAGGAGACTTGATAATTACAGGGAATTTGATAGGAGGGAATGTATCTTCAGGGCAATCTACTACAATAGAACGACTTACCCTTACAACTACAGCAATTGCTCCTTCTGCTAACGTGAATATAACCTTTGTATCTGTTAATACTGTTAACAGCGTTTTAACTGCTACGCTTACAGCTCCTATATTAGATGGGTTCATCAAAGACATAATAATAAGCAATTTAGCTGCAGATGCCCAGTACAGACTACTTTGCCCTACAGGCCTTCTTATTGACCCTGGGTCAGGCAGTACAGCCCAAAAAACACTTAAATTTACTACTTCAGGGCAAAGTGCTAACTTAGTATGGGATAACACAAGACTTGCTTACTTCATCAGGAATGCTGGGTGTTGTATAGAATAAATTTTTTTTTAGAATGTAATAACAATATGGATAGCTCAATTTCTGCGAATTTAGAGGCTGTGAGCGCAAGTATAACAAACGGAGGACCCATTGAACTTCCTCCGGGTATAGATGCTTACTACGTCGGCGTAGTGTCCTCTTTAAACACAACAGGAACAGTCATTACTATCCTTCTTGTGCTTTGGACTGTAGCAAACGTTGTTGTAGATATCACTTTAGAATCAGAAATGAAGGAGAATATGAAGTATATCAATGCAAAATTGTTTGGAACTTCGGGTTTAGTTAATAATCTCTTTGGGGTTTGGGTGGTATTCTTAACAGTAATTTACCTGGTATACGGAATTATGTTCTTGAATAGAACTATCGTTTCTGCTAATATTAGAGTTAACCAAGTATCAGAGAAGAGTATCCTCGAAAATCTCCCAATCATAGGGAAACTCGTAGGTCTCATTAACTCTGTAGAAAACTAAAGTAAAGTAAATTAAAAAATCTCAGTAATCTTTTATATTATTTGATTCAAATTTTTGATAAGTTCTTGTTTTGATACACTTTTGGGACCAACAGTGTTTTCAGATTCCCAAACAATTCTAGATAATTTATCAATTATTTCAAGTGTTAAGGCACTAGAACACTTCATAAAGTAGTTGCTTTGCTTTGAAAGGGTTCCAAGGTCTGAAAAAATAAAGGTCCCTGCCTTACCCCCTACGCGTCTGAAAGCAAAGTCAGGAGAATCTTCTTTGCTTACTATAGTATACTTATCATTCTCAAAAACTTTTGGAATTATTTCTCTCTTGGTATCTCCTTTGCGCCAAACTTGGAAGACGCAGGGTACAGAATATTGTTTGTTTTCGTACGTAAAAGAATTATTTTCAAGGTCTTTTTCAAAAACTTTATGGAATTGTAAATCAAAACATTTATTCATAGAAGGTTTTTTGAAAGATTTTGGCAGTATGAAGGCGATTACCTGAGAAAATCCGCAGCTATGTTTGATGAATTTTTTAGCCAAGGAGCTTTGACGACCAAAAGGAGGATTTCCTATAACCAAAATGTTCCCAGGATTTATATTTTGTAAAAGAAAATTTCCTTCTGTTATGTAATCAGTTTTTGGTTCTATATCAAAAGAAATGATTTCCTTGGTGGTGAATTTGAGGAGTTTTTCGACGAAAACCCCTGTCCCAGCAGATGGTTCTACTATACATTCGAAAGAATCTAAATCGTATAAATTCTTTAGAGTAGCTACACATTCCTCAGCTACTTCTGGGATTGTGTAGTATTGTTCTTTGTTGTCTCTTTTTAATCCAATAGTCATTTTTTTGTCTTTATACTTTAATGATAACGCGTTTTTAAATCAATTCTGCGCAAAATAAATATTCCATCACACAAATATTACTTTCAGTCTCGCTTGATTTGAATTTAGAATACTTGATTTCTTTGCAGATAACCCTGGTTCTAGTTTTTCCGAGTATTTCAAGTATTTGGTCTTTTGACAAAATTCCCTCGCTGCTATAGCTAATAAAAAGGTATTTACTTTTGATACTCGAAACAGTATTCTCGAAAACCGAGTAAATATTTTTTTTAGAGCAAAACGATTTTGGGGCAAGGTTATTCTCAGACCTTAACCCGGTCTTGCCTTTGATTTCTGGAAAGTCTTGTCTAGCGATAGTCTCGAGAAGGTGGTAATTAGTAGAATAATTGCGCTGATTGTAAGGAGGGTCAAGATAAACTACCTGGACGTCCTCTGAAAACAAACACGACTAGTTTATATCCCTACAATAACTCACGTGTTTTTTGTTAGATGTTGGAAGTAAGTTATCTACAAAGGAACTCTGTAGTACCAAAGGGGTTTGAGCGCTTTTCTTGAGTTTCTTTAGATAAGCACCATAGACGCTTGCTATATTAGAAACTTTTGAAGTAGCGTAAAGGAGAGTCTTGAGAAGTAAATTATATTCCATTTGAGTGATACCGTTTCCTCTAAGCAATTCTATCTCTTCTCTGATTCTATCGACTTTAAGACCGTTTTCTGGGGACAGATACATCCTTTCGCTCCCACCTAAGGTGTAGTTATTATACACGAAATCTGTGTCTTTTGAGGAATCAATTGTAATACTGTTTAGTCTTGATATAATAGCCTTAACTTTTGAGACATTAACTTCGTTGTCTGTGAATACAGAAGAAATAAGATACGAGTAGTACTGAACGTCTGCTGAAACCACTTTGCTTGCCCCTTCTTCTAGAAGTCTTCGCGAAACTACGCCTGTTCCACTGAAGAAATCCCCGAAACTCTCAAGGTCTGTAATGCTTTTATTTGTGTAGTCTTGGATACTGTTAATTATAAAGTCGAGTAGTCTAAATTTACTACCAATGTAATTAAATGACTTGAAAACCCCTACAGTATCTGACCTTGGGGTTTTAGAAACTTTAATGTCGTATTTTTTAGACATCCCAAAGACTTCCAAATTAATTCCGTTTAAAATTCCAGCCTTTACCATCAATTCTATGGTGTCAGAATTGAAACGCGCCTTTAGACAGTCTCTATTATTATGGACTTGAAATTCCACGAGACTCTTGAACTTTTCTCCTATCTTAATAGACATAGTATTTGATTCGTTCCAGGTTTTTTCTGTTTTCGTGAATTTGTATTCCAGTCCAGGAATTAAAGAAATTTCTTCAGTTTTTTCATAAGCAGTTGTCTTACCAGAATTATATTGAAAATGTAATGTAAAATCACAACAAAACAAGTTTCTTAGATAAGTATTCATCAATTCTTCAGTATTACTCATTACCAAATCCTTGAAGTCTTGAGAGCTATTAACCTGTGAAAAATTGGTTTTTTCTTTGAATCTTTTAAGAGATACTTGCCCGATGTTCTGAGGGCAAACCTTGTTTCCAGTGATATTGGTTTTTACTGAAACTGTCTTACCAGCACTTGTAAGAAAGTCGTAATACTCGTTTTTATGGCCCACGTGTTCTTTTAATATTAACTTTTTACCAAAGTAATCGCCCAAAGAATTGGATATGTCTTGATAAACTCCGTCGATTACAGAGTAATTACTTCTTTTAGTATTGAATTCGATGTTAAACGCTTTACAGAGCATCATCTCTGTGATAATACCAATAGATTCGCTAGACTTTACGAGTATCTGTCCTGACTTAACTGACATTTGTCTTAACACTAAACTCGTTTTTAAATTGCTTTCATCAAAAATTTTTGATTAACAGTTCTTCTACAGATTTTCTTCCAGATTCTTTACCAGATACACTGTATCGTGTTTCAATCGGGATTTGCGCGTAATCGCAGTACAATTCTTTGATAAATTCTGTAGAACTATTGCTTAACACTACCAGCACACCAATGCTTGTCAGCTTGTCTACAAAGTTTTTCAATTGCGTATGAGATTCTTCCGAGAAGCCATCAGATGAATAATCTGAAAATGTTTGGAAGTATGGTGGATCTAAGTAGACTAAGTCGCCGCTTTTTGGATTTATACAGTCATAATTACCACAAGAAATATCAACATTTTGAAGAAATTTTGATACACTGCGAAGTAAAACTTGGTCACATATCAAAGGATTTTTCATTTTTCCAAATGGAACATTGAATTTCCCTGACTTATTCTCACGATACATACCATTGAAGCAGCATTTATTTAAATAGATGAACTGTGCTGCTAGCTGTAATTTTGAAGAATTTCCTTCGTTGAATGAATCCCTGACAACATTGAACTGTTCTACATTATTCGCGTAGTAATCTTCACGAGAAGTCATCTCGGTTATAAGTGATTCAACGTCATTTTTTATTACATCGTAGCAGTTTACTAGCTTCGCATTAACATCAGAAAAATTCTTTGGAATACTTTCATTTAACTTAAAGCCGATAGCTGCGCCACCTGCAAAAGGTTCAAAGTATTTTCCGAATTGCGATGGAAAGTGATGCGTAATTTTCTTAGAAATTTTACTTTTTCCACCTATCCACTTCACGAAAGGTTTTAGTTTTTCAAAGTTAGGAGACGAAGAATGTAGCTGGACTTTCTTGAATTTTTTCAAAGTATTTAGAAGATTTGGTAAATTAATCCAATGAGACACGTTGTATTTCGATGCTAAACTAACGAAATCTACGACGTATTCGCGTAGGGGATTAACGAGTTCTTGAGAACTTGGATTTAATATTTCATACCCAACAAATACTACTATAATTTTAGTGTTTTTGTAAGTTTCACAATCCCGTATTTTACTGTATTTTCTTGGAATATTATCTATCTTTTCGCTCGCAGTTCCAGGACAATTGTATCCTCTGCTTTTGATTTCAAGTATCACATCAAGTTCGTACAAGTAAAAATCTGGAATAACAACACAATGCGTCGTAGAAATTCTTAGATTTTTTTTGAAAACAAATCCATTATTTTCAAGTAGTTTTGCTACGTATTTTTCTGCAAAAATACCAGTGTTTTTGTAGCCATTATCTTCTAAAATTTTTTTCTCTTCTTCTTTACTTACGATTTTTACACCATTTAAGTAATCTTCGATGCTTACCATATATTGTTTATAATAATCATACTAATCACTTCTTTAAGTAAAAGTACATCAAAAAAACCCCTATGTATTATTTTTAACATAGGGGTTTTTTTGATTTTTTTAAGTGTTTTTTAGTTTTTTAAGTTTAGATATTCTTCTGTTGATACAATTATTTCATCCAAGTCGAAATACAATTCGCGAAATTTTCGATCACAGTAAAGGTCAAGCAGATGATTCAATTCAGCTTCTTCGCGCTCACGTTTTTTGATAGAATCTACAGTGTAATACTGTATGTTGTTGGAGTTAAAATTGGCAGTGTTGTTAATCGAGTCTTGAGAGATATTCATTATTTTTTTATATTCATTAGGTTTTAGAAATCGATTTTTTTTATATCGTAAGAGTAATAAAGGAACAAGAATGTCATCCTCTAGACTGAACGAGGTAAATTCTTCAGGAGGTCCCCTCGATATAAATAATTTAAACAATGAAGGAGTTTCCTTGGTGAAAGGCGGAGGAAATGTTGGGATTGGTGGAAATCCTGGGACAGAAAAAGTAGTTATTCACGGTTTAACTAGAATTTTAGATACCACAGACTCTGCTGGGAATTCAGGTGCTTTAGTAATAGACGGGGGCATCTCAGTAGCAAAGAAGTTGTTTGTAGGCACGGATTTGAATGTTATTGGAAATGTCGTAGTATCTGGGAGTTTATCTGCTACAACCAATACAATTTCTCACAATTCCCTTACTGGTCTCAGCGCAGACGACCACTCCCAGTACACTCTCTTAGCAGGACGGACTGGTGGTCAAATACTTACAGGAGGAACTTCCGTAAGCGATAACACTACAATTCGAAGTACTTCCAATGCTACAAAAGGTTCGGTAATATTCGATGAAACTACAGCAAGTACCAGTAGTTCTACAGGGGCAGTGAGACTCGCAGGAGGTCTAGCAATTTCAAATACCACAGACGCGGCGTCGGCAACGAACGGAGGGAGTTTAACAACAGCAGGAGGACTCTCAGTCGCGAAGAAAGCGTTTATCGGGTCAGACCTAAATGTCGTAGGGACCTTAGACGTCAGTGGAAGTAAAATAACATCAGTGGGAACTCCTACTGTAGCTTCAGATGCTACGAATAAGTCTTACGTAGATTCAATTATTTTAAATTTATCAAGCAAAGACCCTGTAAGAGTTGCTACGACAACCCCTGGTACTTTAGCTACTTCATTCGCAAACGGGTCAGTAGTCGACGGAGTTTCTCTTATTACCAACGACTCCATCCTTATCAAAAACCAGACTAACGGTATCGAAAATGGTATTTACATCGTTAATGCTACTGGAGCGCCTACAAGAACCGCTGACTTTGCTTCGGGAACTTCGCAAGCATCTTCGTTCGTTCTAGTTCAAGAAGGAACAACGAATGCTGACGCATTTTTCGTCTGTAGTAATAACGCTGGGGCTGACGTCGTAGGCACAGACGTCATTACTTTTGTAAGAACTGGAGCAAGTAATGTAGTCCCAGACCCTGTAATTTTCAGCGATGCTGCTAATAAAAATTATGTTGATAATAAATTTATTCAACAAAACGCTAAAAGTTTTGTAAGGGCTGCTACGACACTTCCTGGAACTTTCGTGTCAGATTTCACAGACGGTTCGACGATTGATACAATCGTTTTGTCTACCGGGAATAGGATTCTCATAAAAGACCAAACTAACCTCACAGAAAACGGTATTTACACGGTCAATGCTACAGGAGCTCCTACAAGAACCACTGACTTCGCTACTGGAACTTCGCAAGCAAGTTCTTATGTTTTCGTAAACGAAGGCACAGCGAATGCTAATAAACTGTTCGTGTGTTCGAGCATTTCCGGAGCAGACGTCGTAGGAACAAATAACATTGTTTTCACAGGAATTTCAGGAAGTGGAGGCGGAGGTAGTGGAGACTTAACGAATGTTTCTACGAATATAATTCCTGATACCACAAATTTGAGGGACATCGGTTCGGTTTCAAGAAAATTCAAGGACCTTAACTTGTCAGGAAAAGGTAATGCTAATGATTTGAATATTACGACTGTCGTAGGAAGTCTTGGATATACTTACAAGAATGCCCCGGTTTCTTTTGATATCACTACACCAAGCACTGTATCTTGGGTCTCGAGAACAACCCCGAATAACAATAACTACTCCAGTATAACTTGGAGTAATACACTTGGTCTTTTCGTAGCTGTCGCGAGCAGTGGAACAAACAACAGAGTTATGACGAGTCCTGATGCTATAACTTGGACGGCCAGGACTTCAGCTGCTGACAATGCTTGGAATAACGTAATTTGGGTGCCTGAATTAAGTTCATTCGTTGCTGTAGCAAGCACTGGGTCTGGTAATAGGGCAATGGTATCTTTAGACGGAATCAACTGGGAAACACCGTTTAGTTGGCTAACGAGTACTACCCCTGTAGACAATAATTGGACCAGTGCAGAGTGGAGCCCTTCGCTTGGTCTTTTCGTCGCTGTATCGAGTAGTGGAACAGGTAATAGGGTTATGACGAGCCCAGACGGGACAGTGTGGACATCCAGGACTTCTGCGGCGGACAACTCTTGGACTAGTTTAGCTTGGAACAGTCTAAGTTCTTTATTTGTCGCCGTAGGAACTTCTGGGGTTGATGACAGAGTTATGACGAGTAGCAATGGAATTACTTGGGCACTCCCAAATACCTTGTCTTGGACTTCACGGACTTCGGCGACAGACAATAATTGGCAAGGAATTGTTTGGAATAGTTCTTTAAATTTATTCGTAGCAGTAGCCAGTTCAGGGGGTGGTAACAGAGTTATGACATCACCGGACGGAACTACTTGGACTATTAGAACATCTGCTGCCGATAATGATTGGAGAAGTATCGTTAGTGGTGCCACAAGTAATTTATTAGCTGTATCAAATACAAACAACGGTACTTTTAGCAGAGCTCAACGTAGTTCTAATGGGACTTCTTGGACGTGTGATACTATTCTTACAAGTACTTGGACATCCAGGACACTGCCTAGTACAAGTGCTTGGAGTTCAGTATGTTGGAGCGCAGAATTAACATTGTTTTGCACTGTTTCTAGTACTACAGGAACTATAGCAGCAACAAGTCCTGATGGAATAACTTGGACTTCAAGAACACTTCCATCAAGCGCATCTTGGCAATCAGTTTGTTGGAGTCCAGAATTAACATTATTCTGCGCTGTAGCAAGCGGTGGCACAGTCGCAGCAACAAGCCCTAATGGTATCACTTGGACATCTAGGACTTTGTCTAGTTCCCAATCTTGGAATTCTGTTTGTTGGAGTGCAGAACTTGGATTATTCTGCGCTGTATCCGTTTCTGTAAATGCAACAGCAGCAACAAGTCCTGACGGAATCACTTGGACTTCGCGGACACTTTCTCACTCAAATGGGAGCTATTCTGTGTGTTGGAGCGCTGAACTTGGATTGTTCTGTACTGTTGGCAATGGTTCACAAGCTTCGTCTTCCCCGGATGGAATAAATTGGACTTCCAGATTTCTTCCATCTAATCCGACATGGAAATCCATTTGCTGGAGCGCAGAACTGGGACTTTTCTGTATTGTTTGCGATTCTAGTAGTCAAGCAGCAACAAGTCCTGATGGAATCACTTGGACTGCAAGGTTCGTATCTATATCCGCGCCTTTCTCTGTTTGTTGGAGCGCAGAACTGGGGTTATTCTGTGCTTCTGGAACTACCAGTAGCTCGGTATCAACAAGTCCTGATGGAATCAATTGGACATCTAGAACACTTCCAAGTTCAGGTAATTGGCAATCAGTTTGTTGGGCACCATCTCTTGGTATTTTCGCTACAGTCGCAAGCGGTAGCGCTGTCACCGCAACATCCGTTTCTCAATTTCCTATCCCAAACGTTAATTGGTCCAGTGTAGCTTACAGTCCTTCACTTTCCAGGTACCTCGCCGTCGCCAATGCAGGGACTGTTTACAGAAGGTCAAGCACCAGCACGGATGGAATAAGTTGGACTACAATTCTAAATAAATTCAATAGAAATTCTTGGGTAAGTAGGACCAGTGCTGCGGACGTTCAGTGGCAGTCCATTTGTTGGAGTCCTGAGGTGTCGTTATTCGTTGCTGTGACAGGCGGACCAAGCGCGTCTGCGATGACAAGCCCCGACGGGGTAGTTTGGACTTCAAGGACTCTTCCTAGTTCCCAGAATTGGATCAGTGTCGCTTGGTCTGCAGAATTGGGAATATTTGCTGCTGTGGCACAATCTTCGTCAGTCGCCGCAACAAGCCCTGATGGCATCACTTGGACCCAAAGGACTCTTCCGAGTAATCAGTCTTGGTTCAGTGTTGCTTGGAGCGCAGAACTGGGACTATTTGCTACCGTGGCAACCGGTCCTTCAACAGTCGCCGCGACGAGTCCCGATGGCATCACTTGGACTTCAAGAACACTTCCGAGTAGTCAAATTTGGATCAGCGTCGCGTGGAGCGCAGAACTGGGACTATTTGCTGCTGTGGCATCCGGTCCTTCAACAGTCGCCGCAACAAGTCCCGACGGAATTACTTGGACTTCAAGGACTCTTCCGAGTAGTCAGACTTGGCGCAGTGTCGCTTGGAGCGCAGAATTGGGGATATTTGCTGCTATTGCGCTCAGTTCAGCAGTAGCCGCAACGAGCCCTGATGGCATCACTTGGACTTCAAGGACTCTTCCGAGTACCCAGTCTTGGATTTCAGTTTGTTGGTCAAGCGAGCGCGGTATGTTTTTAGCAGTATCTCAAGGAGGAATTTACGGGACTTATAGTTACGATGGAATTAATTGGTATCTCTTTAGACAACCCACGACAAATAATTGGCAAAGTGTTTGTTGGTCTCCGCAACTCGGTATTTTCGCAGCGGTAAGTTCTTCAGGAATAGGTAATAGAGTTATGAGTACTTCAGCAATCACAGGAATCCCCGCAAGAAATTGGACTTCTGTTGTGTGGTCCCCAGAACTTAATTTATTCGCAGCAGTAAGTTCCAATGGCTATCGTAATAGAGTAGCAACTAGTACAGATGGAATTACTTGGGCTACGCGAACTTCCGCAGCAAATAACAATTGGCAAAGCATCGCTTGGAGCCCAGAACTTACCCTTTTCGTCGCTGTTTCTAATTCAGGAACTGGCAATAGAGTTATGACGAGTCCTAATGGAATTGCCTGGACTATACGAAGCAGTGCTGCTGATAATGCTTGGACTTCGGTGGTTTGGAATAGTTCAAGAGGAATGTTCCAAGCAGTCGCGAATTCTGGAACACTTAACAGGATTATGTACTCATTCAACGGAATTAATTGGATTCTTTCTAGTAATCCAGTAGACAATAACTGGACAGCAATCACAAGCAGTTCCAGTACATTCGCTGCTATCTCTAATTCAGGCACTGGAAATCGCGCGATGAGTAGCAATGCCGTGATTCCGATAGCGAAATTGTCTTGGACTTCCGTAGCGTTTTCTAATCAACTAAATTTATTCGCGGCTGTAAGTAATACTGGAACAGGTAATAGAGTCGCTACAAGCACAGACGGAAATACTTGGACTTCGAGGACAACTCCTGCGGACAATAACTGGACCTCCGTTGTTTGGAGTCAAGAACTCACTTTATTCGCTGCTGTAAGTTCCAGTGGAAGTGGCAACAGAGTTATGACTAGCCCCGATGCTATCACTTGGACTTCAAGGACTTCGGCGGACGACCTAAATTGGCAGAGTGTCACTTGGAGTCCTCTGCTTACCCTGTTCGTTGCTGTAGCTAATACAGGAACTGGATCAAGAGTGATGACATCTCCTAACGGAATTAATTGGACTCTCAGGACTACCCCAAGCGACCTCAACTGGACCTCCGTGGATTGGAGCACTACTCTTTCGTTGTTTATGGCAGTCAGTCCAACGGGAAGTATGGTTAGTAAAAATGGAATTAACTGGACTCTAAAGATTATCCCCGCGAATAACAATTGGAATAGCGTAGTATTCAGCCCAGAATTAAACGAATTTGCCGCGGTTGGAAGCGGCGGAACTGGAAATAGAGCAATGATTTACAGTTTAGCGACTGTTCCGAGCGGTAGTTGGGACAGTATTGCGTGGAACCCAAGTGCTGGTAGAGCAGTCGCTGTGGCAAACGGGGGAATTAACAGGAGTATGACAAGTACCGACTTGATTACTTGGACTTCCAGTCGTCCAACCGGAATTACGTGGAATACCCGGGCAAGCGCTGCGGACAACAATTGGACTAGCGTAGTTTGGAGCCAAGAACAAGGCCTTTATGTTGCTGTGGCGAGTAGTGGAACTGGTAATAGGGTAATGACAAGTCCTGACGGAACTGTTTGGACTTCGAGGACCAGCGCGGCTGACAATAATTGGCAAAGTGTCGCGTATAGCCCGAGTCTTTCCAGGTATCTAGCGGTAAGTAATACCAGCACTGGAACTTTTAGTAGAAGTCAGCGAAGCGTAGACGGAATTTCTTGGGTATGTGATACAATTCCTACGCCGAGTTGGACCTCGCGGACACTCCCGAGTAGTCAAACTTGGAGTAGTGTAACTTGGGCTCCAGAACTTGGGCTTTTCTGTACTGTTGCGGCAGGGCCTTCTACTGTGGCCGCAACTTCCCCTGACGGAATTACTTGGACTTCTAGAACTTTACCGAGTAGTAGTTCTTGGCAGTCAGTTACTTGGGCCCCAGAACTCTCCTTATTTGTTGCTGTGGCGCCTGGGGCACTTGCCGCGACTTCTCCTAACGGTATTAATTGGACATCTAGGACAATCCCTTCATCCAGTTGGGCTTCTGTTTGTTGGAGTGCAGAACTGGGATTATTCTGCGTTGTATCCAATTCTACGAGTACAATCGCAGCAACTTCGCCAGATGGCATTACTTGGACTTCAAGGACTCTCTCTACCTCTCTAGATTATTGGTCTGTTTGTTGGAGCGCAGAACTCGGCCTTTTCTGTGCTGTTGCTCGTAGTTCAACAACAGCTTCTACTTCACCGGATGGTATCACTTGGACTTCGAGGACACTCCCAAGCTCGCAGAATTGGTGGTCTGTTTGTTGGAGTCCAGAACTTGGTCTTTTTTGTACTGTTGCAAGGACCTCTGCTATAGCAGCAACTTCCCCCGATGGAATTAATTGGACTAGTAGATCTCTTCCTAGTAGTTCCGAATGGTATTCAGTGTGCTGGGCTCCAGAATTGTCATTGTTTTATGTTGTTACATCAGTGCCTTCAAATATTGCTGCGTCTTCCCCTGATGGAATTAATTGGACTTCTAGAACTTTACCGAGTAGTCAAGCTTGGATTAGTGTAACATGGGCTCCAGAACTTGGTCTTTTCTGTACTGTAGCACAATCAAGTTCGATAGCAGCAACTACAACGACGATAAAGTTGATAGGGAACTGTGCTTGGAACAACGTTGTATGGAGCCCAGAACTAACATTGTATGTCGCTGTTGGTAGTAGCAATTACAAACGCAGAGTATCTACCAGTCCAGACGGAATCAGTTGGACTCCTAGAAAAACCCCAAATTCCAACAATTATACTTCAGTTTGTTGGAGTCAATCTCTTTCGATATTCGTAGCAGTGTCTAACACAGGTACTGGCAATAGAGTTATGACAAGTTCTAACGGAATTGTTTGGACTTCTAGGACTTCCGCGGCAAATAACAATTGGACTTCCGTTTGTTGGTCTCCGGAACTAACGCTTTTCGTTGCTGTGTCAAATTCAGGGACTTTGAATAGGGTTATGACGAGTCCTAATGGAATAACGTGGACTATTAGAACTACCCCGGTAGACAACGATTGGACTTCGGTTGCTTGGAGTCCTACGAGCTACTTATTCGTTGCTGTAAGTTCTACAGGAACTGCTAATAGGACAATGGTAAGTTCTAACGGAATTAATTGGACTATCGGAACTAGTTCTGTTAATAATAATTGGAATAGTATAGCGTTCGGATACGAACTCGGGTCTTTCGCTGCAGTCGCGTCGTCAGGGACAGGAGACAGGGTAATGACAACGACGACTAACGGGGTCCTTTTGGATTACGCTTGGAATTCGACGTGTTTTGCTTCGGGAATTTCCTTGTTTGTTGCAGTGTCGAGTAGTAGTTCTGGTAATGTAAATTACAGAGTAGCAACAAGCCCCAACGGGACCACTTGGACTCCAAGGGTGTCGGCGAATGGCAATAATTGGCAAAGCATTGCTTGGTCCCAAGAGCTTTCTCTTCTCGTTGCTGTATCTAATACCGGGACTGGAGACAGAGTAATGACTAGTCCTGACGGAATAGTTTGGACTTCACGTACAAGTCCCGCTGATTACAATTGGAGTTCTGTTGTTTGGGCTTCAGGACTTGCTCTTTTCATCGCGGTAAGCAATACAGGAACTGGTAATAGAAGTATGACGAGTCCTGATGGAATTGCTTGGACTCTCCTGAATACTGCAGTAGATAACGATTGGGCTGCGGTTTGCTGGGCTGCCGAACTGAATGTCTTAGCAGCCGTGAGTAATACTGGAGCTTTAAACAGGGTTATGTCAAGTAATACAGTATCTTTCAACACGGTATCAACTAGCTCAAATTCTGTAAGTACAAGTATAAAAAATACCCTAAATAAATTAAGGACACCAGCAACAGCGTCAAGTAATTGTGTATCTACTTGGATTTCCAGGACAAACCCCGTTGATGACGCTTGGATCAGTATCGTTTGGAACCCTGAATTGTCTAGGCTAGTAGCTGTAAGTGCTACAGGAACTGTGATGTACTCCGATGACTCTATAAACTGGGCAACCGCCCCTGCAGCATCCGTGAATTCTTGGCAAAACGTCGTTTGGTCCCCAGAACTTACACTCTTCGTCGCAGTGTCAAACACCGGAACTGGCAACCGTGTTATGACTAGCCCAAACGGAACCAATTGGACTTCAAGGACTACTCCGGTAGACAACAATTGGCAAAGCGTTTGTTGGTCTCCTGAACTTACACTGTTCGTGGCAGTCTCTTCTTCCGGGACTGGCAGCCGTGTGATGACGAGCCCTAATGGAACTGTTTGGACTTCAAGGACAAGCGCAGCTGATAACAACTGGACCAGCGTCGTTTGGAGCAGCGACTTGGCCTTGTTTGTAGCAGTATCTACTACAGGAACTGCTAACAGAGTTATGACATCCCCGGACGGAATCGTTTGGACCTCAAGGACTACTCCTATAGACAACAATTGGACTTCCGTTTGTTGGTCCGAAGAATACCAAATCTTCGTAGCTGTAAGTGCTACTGGAACTGGTAATAGGATTATGACTAGTTCCGACGCAATCACTTGGACTACCCGAAGCAGTCCAGTAGACAACAATTGGAGTCAAGTCATTTGGTCCCCAGAAATGAGCTTATTCGTAGCTGTAAGCGCGAGTGGTTCAGGAAACCGTGTTATGGTATCATTCAACGGGTTTTCTTGGAGCACAAGACCGACGAATAATAACAGTTGGACCTCCATTTGTTGGAGCAAACAGCTGAGCGTGTTCGTAGCTGTAAGTAATACTGGAACATTCAATAGGATTATGACCAGTAATATAGGTATCCCTGACTCCAAGAGCACTCTATTGGTGAATCCTTCTCAAATGTCTGTAAATAAATACACAGGGAATGTTAGCATCACAGGGTCTCTTTCTAAAGGAGCCGGAACATTCAATATACCTCATCCATTGGACAATACCAAAAAATTAATCCACTCTTTTATAGAAGGCCCAAGATGTGATAACATTTATAGAGGAACTACGAGACTACAGGCAGGTAGAGCGATTGTAAATCTAGATGAAGAATGTACTGATACCAAGGATTGTAGTATGACACCAGGGACGTTTGTGTCCCTTAACAACAACTGTAGTTATTACCTACAGAACAAAGAGAGTTTTGACAGAGTTCTTGGAAGGATAGAGGGTAATTTGCTCCTGATAATTTGCGAAAACAATGAGGCTGATTGCGAGGTTAATTGGATGGTTATAGGAGAACGCAAAGACCCTTATATAAAGAACTGGGAATTCACCAATAGTAAAGGAAACCTTATCACAGAATGGTAAGTCAAAATAAATTCAAAGTTAAATCAAATAAATTAAAAAACTCACTACAATATTTTGTAGTGAATTCTTGTAATGGTACAGCTTAAGCACAGTACGCAAAAAAACCCACTGCATTTTTACAGTGGGTTTTTAGAGTTTTTTAGTTTTTTTTAGTTTTTTAGAGTTTTTTAGTTTTTTTGGGTTTTTTAGTTTTTTGAAGAGACTGTTTAAGCTTACTCGAAGTCGCTGTCGCAGCTGACGTGCTCTTCGTTTTTGTAGTCAGGCTCGTCCTTGTAGTCAGGCTCGTCTTTGTAGTCGTAGATTACTTTTGCAGATTCTTCTTTTTTGAGAGATTCTTTGATTTTAGACATTCTCGTAGCTCGTTTCTTAACAGTTTTCTTGGGTTCTTCGACAGTCTCAACTTCTTCAGGAGACTCTTCAACTTCTTCAGGAGACTCTTCAAGTTCTTCGGAAGTTTCTCGGACTTCTTTAGTTTCTTCAGAAGATTCGCCAGGAGCGTAGTATCCAAACTTCACTCCGTTTCTTGTATGAAGGGAGCAAAGGTCGGTTAAAACATTTTCTTTAACAAGTCTTTTACCGTTGCATTGAACTCCGTCTTTTTTGAGAGCACAGCATCTTACGCTTTCTTCAAGAGGCTCTTTTTTCGTAGGAACTTTCTTTTTCTTTTCGTGGGAACCTCCAATGTAAGCTGAGAACTTTTCAATAAGATTTTCAGGAGTTCTTTCTGCTTCAGGCATTTCACTGAGGACGTATTTCAATTCTGAGATGATGATTTTGTTAAAGTTTTCGATGAACATTCTGAGTATTCTTGTGTAATCTTCTTTACTACTTTAGACTAAAAAAATCGATTTTTTATTTATCTTGATAGGTTGAATATAGTGTCGCGATTTATCGTCTTTTGTTTCGCATTTGAGAGAATCGTTTACCACTTCTGAAATTTTCTTTAATTTCTACTTCTGCAGCACCTGCAGCACCCCCGGTAGGGCAATCGCAATTTGCGTTTCCATACACCTTTCCAGAGATAATTTTAGGGTAAGACTCACAGACATTCATAACTTCTGTTGTTAAGTTAGAGAAAGATTCCGCAATTTCTACCTTATTTTTGTCGATAAGAACTCCAGAAATCACAAACAACGTGATACCTACTACTACTGCTAAGACAATGAAGTCTTTTCTTGGGAATTTACTGATGAATTTAGAAGGGGTTTTGAAGAAAGAATAAGCCATTACAGTATTATACAATTACATAAGAAAATAAATTACAACTTCACTGTTTTTTTAAGACGAGCAAGTCTTGCTTTTCTATACTCCATAGTGATTTTTTTGAACATCTCCTCTGGGTTATCCATAAACAATTCTAAGATTTCGCAGATAGGATTCATTAGATATTTTATGTAATATTCCGTATCTACAGGAAGACCGTGGAGTTTTGCGTAAGCAGGGTCTTCTACCTTTGTATACTGCGGAGTAGTGGATTTAGTCCATCCGTTGTCAATGAAAATGTAGGGAATTCTGTCGTTTGACCTTGGGGCATTACCAGGGTCTCTCTCGGCGAGAGTCCTTGAAAGAACTACGTGAGGTATATTCAATGATTTGTAAGGACCTTTCAAGGTTTTAGTCACTACAAGGAGGTCTTTGTCTACTGTTCCGTTTTTGATGTCGTCTATGACAGACCTTATGTAATCCAATGCTTTGTCTAATCCTTTTTCCCCATCTTCTACGAAAATATCTACAATTTTTTGATAACAAATTCTTAACAATTCGAAGTTGTCTCTACGTTTCAGAACAACCCCTTTATTGTCGAGATAATCCATTTTTTCTGAATTTTCAGAGTAAAGTTCTCCGATATACCGCTTTTTTGAAAGCAGAAGCAAAGGACAATATACCTTTTCATATTCTAAGCTGATAGGCATCTTGAATAATTTCTCTGTAGCTCTCTCTGCGGCTTCTTTCCCCATTACTTTTGATTCTTCGATACACTTGCTTTTCAATTTTTTCAAATAATTTTTATCACCATCAGTGACTACTACGTGATTGTAAATCCTGTCTCGCTCGCTATTAAATAATTCTGTGCTTTTTGTCTTGAATTTGACAAACACGGAATCTGTATTTTTAACTATAATATCTCCCACACCAGCTTGGAACCTGCCTGAGTCGGTTTCTATATCATAGACATACCCATCGTGTTCTCGTGATTCTAACTTTTTAATTTCATTAGAAACTTTTCTTTGGGTTTTTTTGGTGAGCGTGAGACGTATCATATCTTTTTTATCCTTCATTGTGTTAAGAGACACTTTATAACCAAGTTTTTTCATCAAATAATATAAACCAGCTGACCCTATTTGCCCCTTATTATCAAATCTCTCGCAACCAGATGATTCTTTGTCTTTTCTGCAACCACCAGCAGCCCAGTACCCATCAAAGAAACTCTGGATAATTTCATTATCACTATTCAGTATTTCAGTCGGGACTTTTTTATTTTTATCTGAATCACCGTAAAAGAAGCCATAGATGAAAGCTCTGTCTTTTGAAATTGAATTACAGCTTTCATTAAATTTATCAGGATAACTACTTAGCAATTTCGTCCCGACAGCGCAGTCTTTTGGCTTTATGATAACAGCATTTTCGTCAAGTAAACTATGGTCTTCTGTGACCTCGACGTACCCAGTATGGGTTAACACACTATATATTTTTTTATCACACTTATGTCTGATAACTTTTTTAATATTTTGCCATCCTTTATCAGTCCATACTCGGAATTTACTACCAGAATACTCCTTTTCTTGCCTGTTAGAATCGTCTAATATTTTAAACCCTGGATAATCTACCTTGTTATTTTCATCGAAAATACTTTGAATTGTCTCGATATGGGTTTCCCCGTCTTTTTCAAGAAGCAACGGTGTTTTGCCAGTGACCGAATCTCCGTATACAGCTACAGAACAAGGATACTCTTTTTCCATAAATCTCTTAGTGTCAGCAATCATAAGCCTGCCATAAGCAGTAACTGTAGCAGCTATACCCTTACACGTAAGCATAGGGGCTGCTAGAAATCCGTAAATAGAGTTCATAGATACCTTCACTGCTAACTGGCACTTGTTATAAATTTCCTTCGAAAATGGGTCTTCAGCTTCCTTCATCAATTTCTTGTACTTTTTTCTGGATTCTGTAAGTTCTTTTAGAAGTTTTGGAAGTATTCCTTCTGTGCTTTTACAATACTTGAATGAGTGTTTGACACCACCTTGTTCTTCCCATTCGATAGTATTGTATTCCGTGTTAGGTAAATCGTTGTATTCTTCCGAAAGCACTATCGTACTGAAACACAGGTTGTGAGCCCTGATGATACTCGGGTAAAGACTCGCAAAATCACACACTGTCACAGGGGAAAAGTAAGCACCTGTGTCAGGCGCAAGGACTGTAGCTCCTTCAAAAGACTCTGCTTCTTCAGAAGAAGAGGACCTTTCAAGGACAGGGACAAGATACCCTGCTTTTCTTGTTTCTCTGAGAATTTGAGAGAATGCTTTGATACTCTGACCTCTCTCTATCAAATACTTGATAGGAACGTAAGTGACATTACTCATAGAAATTTGATTTTGTAAGATATGTAATTTATCAACGAGGAGTTGGGGAAGAAGTGTGTCCTGAATACAATACATTGCTAAAATTTTTATTTTCTCAGGGTCTCCGCTAGCAAAGAAATCAAACATTTGCTGAGGAGTCATATCATTCTTTTTCTGTCCGAGATACTTTTCAGCGATGCTATCAAGTTTGTAAGAATTTTCTTTGTATTCTCTTTGAATGTAAATAAGTAAATCAAAATTTATTCTTCCAGGGATACTGAGACGTTTGTAGTTAGAAGTTCCATAAGCACTTGAACTGAAATGCGCCTCTTTAAGAACAGAACTTGTTTCTTTGAGTTTACTCAAGTCCAAGAACTCCTCAGAACACTTGACGATTTTAGCGCGTTCGTTGAGGTAATTACAATCAAACTGGTCTCCATTGTAAGTATAGAGTATATCAGGGTCCATAGTATTCACCAAGCGTCTCCAAGCAAGTAGCACTTCCTTTTCAGTAGAGTAAGATTCTACGATGATAGGAACATCGTCTTCGCTGACAATTTCGGCACAATCCTTAAGTGTTATGATATGCTTTACGTAAAATGAAGCGTCTCCGAAGTATTTGAAAGCAGTAGCGATTTGAGTGACGCAATTTTCTTTGATTCCAGGGATAGGAAAACTCCCGTCAATACTGTAAACTTCAATGTCGAAACTTGCTTGTAAAATACGAGCATTCGATTCGTTTTCGATATCGCAAACCACGTCAGTCCAACTACAACTTGCTTCGATCTGGCAACGGCTAATTTTACTTAGACCTTCAATAACCTTGATATTTTTAGCAGATATCCACCCTGTAGGCTTAGCATCGCGAATGTGCATAAATTTTAGAATTGGGTCAAGGTTTGATTCATAAAGCTTGATTTTGAAATTGATGCCAGGGACAGAAGTCTTGTTAGCAGGGTCGTTATGAGCATTGATAGCATAAACAAATTTCTTCATTGCTGCTGAATTGTTGAAGGTTAATCTCAAGAACTTGAATTGTTTTTCTCCAGAGAATCCATAGAAGTCTTTTTTGCGTTGAATGAGGCATTTTTCCCTGAGAAGATACTGCCCCCATTTCTTCAAAGGACTGTAGGCACGACCATTGTAATACCCAGTTAAATTAATCAAATTATTCATAAAAAGATTAGCATTGTTTTTTCCCCAAGCTTCTGGGACTTTAACGTAGAAAAAAGGAGTGAAGTCTGTGATACTCAAGCAAACGCTGTGCCCTTCACGAGTAACCCCGAAGCTGCGGATGACGTATTCTTCAGGAATTTCGCATTCATCGACAGCCATATTATCGTCTTCAAAAGTTTTGGGTTGATTACAATCAGTCCATTCAAGAGCTTGAAATTCGATTGAATCTCCGTCGTAATCAATGTCTTTTCTTGCAAAGTGTTTTACTGTTTCCATTAAGATAATAATGAAACTATTTTTTAAATTGTAAGTACTAAGTAAAATTACTAAGAAGAATTGTAAGCAGTATGGTCTGTGATTGCGAATACGTCGTTGATTACAAAAGCGTTTTGAGTGTCTTAGCAGGCGTGATGCTAGTAGCTAGCGAAATTATGGCTGTAAGTAAGAAAACAAAAGCAAATGGTATATTCCATTTAATTTTGATTTATCTTGAAAAAAAATTTAGAAATGATGAAGAAATTCCTAGAGAATTGCTTGAAGAAGAAGAACTCGAAGATGAAATACTCGATGGTGTTCTCGACGAAGAACGTCGGTTTTTCCCTTAAGTCTTGCTGCGCACTACCTTGGTCTTCACTTCCTCTGGCCCTGTGTCGAAGAGTTCTGCTACTAAAGTATTAACTTTCTCGTCTGGGACGTCGTGTTGGATTAATACCGGAAGAAGGTCTTTCTTGGATAACTTTTTCTGTTGAACAGACGTGGTCATACGAATACTCCCAGATTCCAATTCTACCTTATCAAGACCATTAGTCTCCATATACTCTTTGATATCTTCTTCTAAGCTCTTTTTTTCAGCTTTGAGGTCCTTGGATTCTTTATTTCTTGCTACTAACTCATCGTCGACTGCGATGTATCTTGACAAAATTTCCTTGATTTTTGGGTCATCCATATTCTTCGCTTAATTAGTTAATTGTAAGTTTATCTTTTTAGCTACTGAATTTAGATAATTTCTAGCACTGTAAATGATGCTTCGTTTGCCTGTGTCATACTCCCTAAAAATATTTATAGATTCTTGAAATGTGAAATATTTTATTTCACCTATTTCCCCTATCATAAGCTCATTACATTTGTCAAGAACCGGAATTTTGTCTGATGTTATCTCTGCTAATAAGTAATGATGCGAGTAATTTATACCATTACTAGCATAGAATCGCTCAATCAGTTCAGGAGAATCAGGCAGCACCTCGAAGTCTCCTCTACATAACCCTGTTTCCTCTATGAATTCTCTCACTCCACAATCATAAGCCCTTTCGTTAACGTTCTTCCTACCCTTAGGAATACAATACTCTGGGTAAGTATACCTGCTAGTACAGTCCCCAAATAATAGATTTTTATCTAGTTTTTCAAAAAAAGCCTTAGCATTTCTCTTCTCGTTAACATACGGTCTGCTGAAATGATTAATCCAAAGTTCGTCCCAAAGCTCGTCAAAATCCAAAGTTTTTATCTTCTCTTGTTCGTAAGTAGTCATCTCTTCTATCAAAGTTTTTACGCTTGCTGTATCTCGATATTTTCCTCTTAAGAAGTCTATGTATCCCATAGTGTCTTTCCTTCTTACTAATAAGAAGTGATACTCTCCTTTAATCATTTTGTACCCTAATACTCCGTGGCTTTCTACTGGCATCCTGCATTCTCCGAATGTGTGGTTTTTTTCTTGGCAGTTGGTACAATTCATCCAATATTCTCATAGTCTAATTACTCTAAGATTCTAAAAAAACTTATACATTCTACCGAATTTTTTTTTAGAATGTTAGAGTAATTAAGTGAAGAGACACAGATGTCTTCAAGCAGCCCCAAAAATTCCGAAAGGAGTCCCAAAAATTCCGAAAGGAGCCCTGTTTATCCTGACATAGATTCAGACACTTTTTACGACGAAATACTGTCTAAGAAGGAATTTATACATAATGATTCCGAGCAGTTCTGTTTACAAACTCATCAAAAACTTCTATCCAATTTTATCAACCCCTTGACACAGTATTCTAGCTTGCTTGTGTATCATCAACCAGGATTAGGGAAAACTCTTACAGCTATTAGCATAGGAGAAAAATTCAAAAAAAGTTATAAAATCGCGGTGTTTATTAAGAATAAAATTCTAGAAGCAAATTTTAGAAAAGAATTGATGTATTCTTGTTCTAATTATTATACCACAGAAGAAGAAAGAAAAATTCTAAATAGTAATCCTAGCGAAGTAGATTATGATGCTAACTTAATTAAAGAAGAACTAGAAAAAAGAGTTGCTAAACAGATAAACAAGTATTACTCCTTTTACACTTACGGAAGCCTCTCAAGCACTAATGATGTCTCAAATAGACCTAAAACACTAAGCAATTCCGTAGTGATATGCGATGAAATACATAACGGTATAGGGAACAGTATCTATACAGAAATTTTCAATCTTCTAGAAAAATCTTCAAATTTTAAAACAATTCTCCTTACAGCAACTCCTATATTTGAAAGTGTTTCTGAAATATTTGAGATAAGTAATCTGTTGAATGTAGGACAAACGAGGAACTTACTGCCTATACGCAACGACTTGCTTGCTCAAAAATTAGTAGAGAAAATACCAGGCGAAAACAGCTTTTTGAATGATACAGTGCTGGTGTTGTCAAAGGCAGGACGAGAAGCCCTCTCTCGGTCTCTTAGAGGCAAGGTAAGCAAGCTAGATATTCCTCAAAATTCTTCTTTTGCCAAAAAGATACACGTAGGGACAAAGATTTCTCCAGAATTATCAACCGTAGTTTTCAAGACTAAGATGACAGCAGTACAAGAAAAAATTTACAAAACTGTAAGTAAAGACGATGTTCTTTTCAAAGATTCTTCGGATATATCAACCATAATTTATCCGGACAATAGTTTTGGGAAAAAAGGATTTGATAAGTATATCAAAGGTAAAGCATCATTAGACTTCCTTAAAAAAAATCAATTGAAGAATTATTCTCCCAAGATACATTCTATCCTTGAAAATTTAGAAGATATAGCTGGTCCAGCATTTATTTACTCAAATTATGTAAGCTCAGGAGGCACTGAATTGATAGCGGCTGTTCTCAAATCAAACGGATACTCCCCAAATGTTTTTGATACCAGTTCTAAGAAGAAATTTTTTGTTTTTGGAGAAGGTATTAGTGTAGGTAAAAGACAGAAGATTCTAAGGCTTTTCAACTCTAAGAAAAATATCAACGGAGATATCATCAAGGTTATAATAGGAAGTCCTGCTGTATCAGAAGGAGTATCTTTCAAAAATATACGAAGTATTCACATCTTAGAGCCTCATTGGAATCTATCAAGAATAGACCAGATTATAGGGAGAGGAATTAGATTTCTCAGCCACTCTAATCTTCCCGAAAAGGAAAGAAATGTTAAAATATTTTTACACACTACGCTAGCGTCAAATCCATTAGAAAGTATAGACTTATTGAAGTACATTCTTTCTGAGAAAAAAGATAGGGCAGGCAAAACAGTTTCTAGACTTCTTCAAGAAATATCGCTTGATTGTAATATTTTCAAGAAGAAATTAAATTCGGTAGATTATTCAAGGGAGTGCGATTACGACAAGTGCGACTACAAGTGTAATGGGAAATTCGGGAAAGTAGACACTTCTACCTACTCTCTAAAAGACCATTCTCCTGAAACAATGTCATTTATTTTAGAATGTATTACTAAATTATTCTCTACAGGTTTTGTGTATACAACAGATTTCATAATTTCATACATCACTTCCAAAAGGAAAAATATTGAAGTAGATGATATCTTACTTGTTCTTAGAACAGCCGTGGCTAAAAACAGAAAAATCTTCAAAAATCCTAATGGTCTACCAAGTAGAATAATCCGCAATCACGACACATTCAGTATAACCCCCATCGACGTTTCAAGCCAAGAGCAATTTGATAGAATGTTTACTAAAGAAGTAATACACAAGGACCTGCCAAAGCCTTACCAACCTCAAAAAACCAAAAGGAGGTCTCCTAAGAAAATACAATTCGAAAAGGGCAAGGAAATCTTCGGAATCAAGGAAGACGGTATTTTCAAAATAGTTTACAATCCTGAAAATGTGAAGTATGATGATAATAGAAAAAATAAATCTGGAAAAGTTTGTTCCTCGTATCCTAAAGAAATTCTCAAAAAAATGATAGACACTCTTGGAATTAAAGTCAACGACAAAACTAAAATCACCAAAGAAGTAATGTGTGATGCTCTAGAAAAATATTTGATAAAATAAATAAATAACATATTTTATTTTACAAAATTGTGAATCTTATACAGTCATCTACAGCTCCTCTGCGAGCAATAGGCATTAGGACTGGGCGATGAGACTGCGATGTAGTGATGGTACAAAGCCTGTAAACACCAGGCCCGCTTTCAGAAAGCAAAGCTGCATTTATGCTTGTTGACAATTCTCCGTCAACCGTTTCCCCATCGAAACCCCTGAAAAATACAGGAGAAGCAGGGTTAGGGAAAGTAGTAGCGTCTAGAATTTTTTCTACGACGATATGAGTGTGTCCTAAAATCAGACCTTCCGACGAAAGGGATTGAGGGCCAGTGTAATACTCGGAATTAGGGTCGTCGAAATTCCCAAAATCCATATTTGAAGATTTTATTCTTACTAAAATGTCTTCGCCAGTAAGGAAGATAGTACCATCGAGGGGTTCTAACACAAGGGTCGAAACAAGTCTTTCAACTGAAGGGATAGCTCCAAGAACAGCTAAGCTACAACTTCCATTTCTGTTTTGTGTACCATTAGCTCTTTCCAAATCCACGGAGTCGCAGAAAGTATCGGCAGTAATTACAGGGGTTTCTGAAGAAGCAGATGAGGTTACGGTAGCACTGACGGTGATGGTAAGGACGCTCACGGACGAAACCGTGGGACAAACGATAGTATCTGTAGTAGAAACGCTGATAGTAGTAGAGTCAACGGCAGCGTCAGTGGCAGTGGCAGCGTCAGTGGCAGCGCCAGTAGAAGTCGGTGTTTCAGAGGTCTCTAGAGCACCAAAGGTGTCCGTAGTACCAACAGTAGTCTGTTTAGTAAAGTACATTTCTGGGTCAACATCCCCAGGAGCTTGTAAGATAACAGGAGTAGAATAAGATTTTATCCATTTAGTAGAACAGAGAACGATGTATGTTGGTTTAGCATAAACTACCGTAGTGGTAGGAGCTTCTAAAATCACCACAGGTTCTTCTGTAGTCGTAGTGGTAGTGGTAGTGGTAGTGGCGCTTGTAGTGGTAGCGGTCTCAGGAGTTGTGTAAACGACTGTGTAAGGGATTGTAGTGTAAACGTCGGTATAAGTGATTGTAGTGGTAGGAGCTTCTAAAATCACCACAGGTTCTTCTGTAGTCGTAGTGGTAGTGGTAGTCGTAGTGGTAGTGGTGGTAGTCTCAAGAGTTGTGTAAACGACGGTATAAGGGATTGTAGTGGTGGTAGTAGTCTCAGGAGTTGTGTAAACTTCGGTGTAAGGGATTGTAGTGGTAGGAGCTTCTAAAATCACCACAGGTTCTTCTGTAGTCGTAGTGGTAGTGGTGGTAGTAGTCTCAGGAGTTGTGTAAACTACGGTGTAAGGGATTGTAGTGGTAGGAGCTTCTAAAATCACCACAGGTTCTTCTGTAGTGGCGCTTGTAGTGGTAGTGGTGGTAGTGGTGGTAGTAGTGGTAGTGGTGGTAGTAGTCTCAGGAGTTGTGTAAACTTCGGTGCAAGGGATTGTAGTGTAAACGTCGGTGTAAGGGAATCTAGTCGTAGTGGTAGGAGCTTCTAAAATCACCACAGGTTCTTCTGTAGCTGTCGTAGCAGCTGTCTCATTACAACCATAAGTTTTGGAAGAAGTGTAAACAGTTTCTGTAGCAGCTAATACACCAACTGTCTGGTCAACGATAGTTGTACTCGTGGTCGTACTACTCGTAGCAACAACAGGTTTTAACACTTCTGGGTCTATAATTATCTGCCAAGCCAGAGCATTCGCAATTAAATATAAAATATTCGCAATTTTCATCCTAATAATTGAGTATATTTTTTTTTCTTCTAAAAAACGAATTTTCTCGCTAAAGCATCTGCGCAAGAATTCCCGATAGAATCTTCATTTTTTAAATTCGTATGAGCTTTCACGTGCTTGAATGACACTAATCCAATGTATTTCAACAAATATTCATCAAGAATTTTTTTGATAACTTCTTTATTACTAACTGGTTTATTCTTAGCATTCAGCCAATTATTAGCAATCCAAGCTTTATTCCATTTTGTCAAACAATTAATACTGTAATTGCTGTCAGTTTTGATGACTACCTTGTTGCCACTTTCAAGTTCATTTTCAAGAATTTTACAAGCTTTTAAGATAGCACAAAGTTCTGCTAAATTATTGGTATCTGCAGTACTTCCACCAAATTCAAGTTTGTAAAAAACACCAAGCGATTCGCTATGATTTCTTTCATCATTTTCTCCAAAATAAACACCAATACCGCCAACAGCACCTAAACGTCCATTTTTACTACAGCTTCCATCAGTATAAACAGTAATAGTCATCGTATTAACTTAATGTATTTACAAATTAAGTTTTAAGGTCGTGAAGAACTACCTTGATTCTCAAGATTCATATCAATGTTTGGATAAATGTACCTTTGAGCCAAGAATTCCCCTACATCTTCGCTAGCTTTCTCCTCTGTCTTCTTACCTTCCTTCAATTTCTTAACCATAAAATCAAGTATTTCCATAAAGTTATCAGATTTAGCTAAGATGAGGTCATACAATTTCGGCGTATGTTCCTTCAGGTAGTCGTAGTCAATACTATACTCTTCGCCTCTTTCAACACACCCTTTCATTTTCTTAGCAAGGGCAAGGACTTTATCTAAATCTATTTTATCATTCATCTTAATTACATTACACTTACAAAAAAAAATTATTTTTCAAACCTGTATCAATCTGTATTTCACAAGCCAGTTTTTGATTGTAGCATCCTTTGATTTTTTCAAACTTTTGAAAGTTTCCTTGTCTCTTTGGATGTAATTAAGAATTTTATCTATACTTTCTTGCTGGCTCATCAGCGAGTCTCTGTTGTATTTCAAAATTTTGTATAAGAATTTCTTTGAAGTTATTTGAAATAAAGACTCTACCACTACTCCATCAGAATGATTTATACAATATAGAAGTTTAAAAAGTTTATTACGAATACTATCACATTTTTCTTTCCTAAATCCAGTACAAACCAGATACTTCTCAGAGTTTGTACTTCTACTTGTAAGAGGTTTTGTAGCAATTACGTTTTGAAAAAGATAAGAAAGTAAATAAATTATGTTAACAGTAGCATCGCTAAAAATATCAAATATTTTCACTATGAAAGTTCCTCCAGACTGTAAAACGAATACTGCCTGTATTAATTCAGAAAAAATCAAATTAACGTGGTTTAACTCCTTGTCATTGAATTTCCCGTGGTCGTTGATACCGCCATCAGCAGTGACTAAATAAATCTTTTTATTAGCCAATTCCTTTTGAATATTCAAGAAAGTTTCTATCTTTGTGATGTCTCCTCCGTTTTCTCCTTCAAATTCAAATATCTTAACATTTTTAGTCTTGTATATATCCCTGTGAAACTTTGGAACTTCAAAATTTCCTTCAGGAGAATTCAGAGACACTGTATAACTTCTAGAAGATTCTCCAAGATACTTCATATTCCTGTAATCAACGACTGCTTGAATGAATCCTCCAGGACTCTCTGCAAGATGGAGAGAATCTCCCTTACAATTCACCTGAAAATCCTGAAGAATTTCCCACAACTTGTAGTAGGCTCTGCTTACAGGGCTTTTAACTACACCCCTTGACGCGTAGTATTCGTTTTTGATTTTAGGATACTCGTACACATTCACAAGTTTTCTAGCAAATAACCAGGTCTGCGAATCTATCTTCCCTATACTATTCTTCTTATCGTTAATCTTCTTAGATTCTGCTTGATTAGTGTAGGTAAATTTAGGAACTTTAGACATTTTTATCAAGCTCCATTCTAACGTCTCTACTTCATCAAACCTGCAAGACCTTTCGCTATTCATAACATAACACGATATTATAAAATACGGTTGAAAACGCTAGTACGCAAAAAACCCCTATGATTATTTACATAGGGGTTTTTTTAGTTTTTTAGAGTTTTTTTAGTTTTTTTAGTTTTTTTAGTTTTTTAGTTTTTTTAGAGTTTTTGCACACGTTTGGGTCTTGGACTTGCATCGACATTCTGGTGTATTGCTGCGACTATAGCAGCTAAAACAGCTATTTTCGTACAATTAGAATAAATTTGATTTGGCGCTTCAGAGGTCTTTAGCACTACATCTGTTGGCTTCGGAGCTTCAGGAGCTTCAGGAGCTTCAGGAGCTTCAGGAGCTTCAGGAGCTTCAAGAGTTTTTAGCGGCTGTGGATTGAAAGTTTTATCAAAGAAGTTTATTACGTTTCCGCCAAAGATACACAAGTGACTACCTACGAAATCTGCTACTACAACTACTGCGCCAATCACAGCGAGACCCAAAGCAGCTTCTACAGCCAAGTTTTCGCGATTAGTATGGAATTTGATTCGTTTTGGCTTGTAAGAACTAGTGTACCTTTGATAAGTATTTCCATTCTTGTGAATAGACCATTTTGCTTGGTTATTTTTGTAAAAGTATAGATTGTAATACTCGCAAGTACCGTGTAAATCGTTTTCTAAGAAGTCAAGAAGCTCGTCGAATGTCAGAGCGTAGTGTGAAACAAGACCTTTGAATTCGTAGAAATCGACACCAGTCATAGGTTTTTTGCCTTTTGAACGATTTATACCAGCATTCAAGATGCAGATATTCTGAGGAACTGATTTTCCAAATTGAGAATGAGAAACAATATGTTCGTATTCGTAAGCGAACTTTCTTTGTTGTACTTCTGTGTTTTTATAAGTTAAATATTTTATGGCTACTGCGCCAAGTGGATCGCATCTGAAAATTCCAGAATTGAATGAATTGTGCGAGATTGATTGGTTCCAAACATTTTCTTTTTCTTTTGGAGAAATTTGACGTTTTGGATCAATAGAAGTTCCTTGTAAAGTTTTATCTTGTAATATGATTTTTTCTACATCTTTCATAGTTTTTTCATATTCTTTTCTATTGCTTTTGTTAAAATTGAAATTATTTCTAGACATAATAGTTGTACCAAAACAGAATACATTAGACTAAAATAATTGATTTTTTTTAATTTTGTCTAAGATCCTAAAAGCTGCAAAACCTCCTACTAGACTTGCTAGTAAAACGTAAAGAAACCTGTAGTCTTTCTTCACGAAGACAGTTTCTTTCGGTTTAATGACGAGATTCTTAGAAGTTCTGACGATGCTGTACTTCGAAACAATATTGTCAACAAACTGAGCGTACCCCCTAAGCAATTCGCATACTTTATCTTTATTCTTTAATCTTTTCAAGGCTTTTTCTATCAACTTTTCCTTTGGGACATTTGGATTTGCTAGTCTAAGTTCAAGAAACCAGAAAGTCCATATAGCACAAAACCCTTCAGATTTGTATTTGTAAAGGGATTTATCGCATCGTTCGTATTCAAGTTTTCCGAAAGCTGCACATCTATCTACTAAATATACCGTCTTTACACCTGTGCCGTAAATTTCTGAAAATAATTTTTTGAAAGACTTTTTGAAATCCTTGAAGTTGCTACCTATACTATCAAAAATCTCTACCTTGTTAAACTTCTTGTCGTAAAGAGCTGATATAGAATGATATAATACTTCGTCGCCTGTTTCGCTTAGCTCTGTTATACTTACGGGGAAGAAGGTGAATCTTTTTGTCGTTTCTCTGTATTTTTTTAAGTAGATATCTGAATTATCCTGTTCTAGATCAAGTATGGTAATCTTAGAAGAATCGAGAAGTAGGAAGACTGTTTTTTGTAATTCTATATCATAAAATATCTTGAAAAAAACAAAGGGCTGTGTATACAGAGAATCTTTAAACTTTTTTTGGATATAAGTATTTGCAAATATTTCCTCTTTATCGGCTGTCGCAGCCCATTCTCCTGAAAGCTTAGAATCAAATGGTTTTTCGACCAAGTCTATCGAACTCTTGCTCAACTTCTTTAGAGGTATGCTTATTTTTGAAGTCATACCGAGTCCTTACGAGTCCTTGTAATGTACTAACGAAAAAAAAACCCACTGTAGTTTAACAATGGGTTTTTTAAAGTTTTTTTTAGTTTTTTAGAGTTTTTTTAGTTTTTTAGAGTTTTGAGGTCATCGGAAAGGAGGCGTAGTATAGTCTTGCCTTCTAATTCCTTTATTTGAGTTTTTAGTTTTTTTGATTTTTCTTCGAGTTCTTGGATTTTCTCGCTAGAGAAGGAGTAAATCGGCATACTCGTGAGATAGTCGAAGCTATCTTCATATTTTGAATATTTTTTTTCTTCAAGGTCTTTGGTGATATCCTTCTTAGACCTGCGATAAATTTCAAAGGTTCCTTCTATTATTTCTGTAAGAAACCTTATCTTATTATCTAGAATGTTCACGGAGCTGGAGTATCCAGCAAGTAGAGAGTCTTTTCGTAATTGGTTATACTTGAGCCTTATACCCACGAATTCTTCAATGATTTCTTCAGCACTGCTATACTTTTTTATGCTCCCATTTTCATCAAACAGATGCATGTTCTTAATGCTTATACTCTTATTCATTTTGAGAAGTTTCTCAGCATCTGCTTCAAAGAATTTTCTCCTGAACGCTTCGCTACTGAATATTATCTTAAAGTCTACGTCGACTTCGCTGCTATTATTTACAATATTAGCAATGCCAAAGCTCGGGTCATTTTCAAGTTTTTCTAGATATTCCTTGTAATCGCTGGTCCAAGTTCCTACAGGCAATTCTGTGACACTTATAGCATTATTTCCAGACCGAGAGTAAACACCTGATACATTGAAAGAGCCTGGGTCAGTCTTAGTGATTTTTCCCTTGAAACCAGAGTACCAAGGAACCATCTCTACTTGAGGAAGTTTCTTAGCAACTCGTATCATATTCGAGATGATGTCTTCAGGATTGAAGCTTGGGACAGCAGTAGAATACCCTGTTCCTATACCAATACTCCCATTAACAAGAATAAGAGGAATGATAGGCACGTAGAATTCTGGCTCTATCTTAGAACCTTCTTCGAATCTTTCTGGTAATACAGCATTGTCTTCTTTTAGGAATAATTTTGAAGCTATATCAGATAATTCTGTGAAGATATACCTGGGGCTCGCAGCATCATTTCCGCCAAGAATTCTTGTTCCAAACTGACCATTAGGTTTCAAAAGATTCCAGTTGTTTGAACCTACGTAGTCTTGGGCCATATTTATTATAGCTCCAACTAAGGACATTTCTCCGTGATGATAATTGCTGAATTCTGCTACAGCTGCTCCAAGTTGAGCTACTTTTATTTCATTCTTGTAGTTCTTAGAGAACATAGTGTAAAGTATCTTCCTTTGGGAAGGCTTGAGACCATCGCAAATACTTGGAATACTCCTGATGTTATCATACATAGAGAAGTGTATAAGGTCTTTATTCACAAAGTCTGTGTAAGACAAGTCAGAGTCTGCTTGGTCTAACACGTAGTCTTTGTTGTAAGTTCCAAGCCACGCCTTCCTATTATCTGCTTGCTTTTTCTCAAAGGCTAACAGCATAATATCATTTGTTTCTTGTTCTGAATTACTGATGTAATTCAAAGTATTCTTATCAATTCTAGAGAACAAGCTTTTTGCTTCTATAGCAGTGCTTGTACCTAATCCTTTGAAATATTTGATATTCCAAGCTTTACTGCTAACACTTTTTTCCCAATCTTTGTAGTCTTTTATAGTGTAAAATTCTTTGGATTCTTTTCCTTTAGAAGCTTTTATAATCGGAGTCTTCATAGTGGTAATAAACCCTTTCATTTCAAGGAGTTCAGGCCACCAAGTGTGAATGAAATTCATCACAAGTCCTTGAAGATGTTTACCGTCTAAATCTGCATCAGTAAGGATGATGATACCTCCATATCTAAGACTTGTAGTGTTGGTGTATTTTTTAGTCTGTTGAAGACCTAATATTTTTTTGATGTTAGCTATTTCTTCGTTTGTTGAAAGTTGCTTCACAGTTGCCTCGCGGACATTCAATACAGCGCCTCTCATAGGGAACACTCCGTATTTATCCCGCCCTATCACAGAAAGCCCTGATATGGCAAAAGTTTTTGCAGAGTCTCCTTCTGTGAGAATCAACCGACACATTTCACTTTTACTGGTTCCAGCAAAGTTAGCATCTTCTAACTTAGGGATGCCTGTCAATTTATTTTTCTTTTTTCCATCAGTATTTTTTTCAAGAACTTTTTGATTCTTGTAATTCGTGAAAGATACTATGTCCTCGACGATACCTGACTTGTAAAGCTTAGAGATGAAAGCATCACTAACTTCAAATTTTATTCCAAAATCCTTAACAGGAGTGGTAAGGGTTTCTTTTGTTTGGCTGCTGAACGATGGGTTTATTACTGTAGCGCGGACAAAGAAGAAGAGTCTTTCTTTGATATAGCTCGGTTTAACAGTTATTTTCTTCTTGCTTTCGATGAGGTCAGTAAGTTTTTTCACTATCTGTCCTACCACGTATTCGAGATGGCGACCTCCTGAACTTGTACTTATACCATTCGCGAAACTAGAATGAGTGTAAGATTCCGCTAAACAAGCGCCGTATTCCCATTCAAATCGTCCTTGGACTTCTTTGTCATAAAACAAGGGTTCTTTGACGTCTTTGTAAAGGCGAATGTAGCTTTGGAAATCTTTAACTGCTAAAGCTTCTCCGTTGAAAGAGACTTTAACCTTACTAACACCTGCAGTATCAAATGTTCTTTTTTTCATAAGAGAGATGATGTCTGGAGTTAGTTCTGTTAGCCCGAACCTGGCGTAGTCAGGAGTGAAAGTGATTTTCGTATAACTTTTTTCATTTGTAGAAACTACTTTCGGTTCACTTTTCTCAAACATATTGTTCTTGAACTGCTGCACGAATTTCAATTTTCTGACAGAATCCACAGTTTCTACTGTAAAGGCTTTCGAGTAAATATTTGTCCCTTTTGCACCATACCCGTTACTACCCCCGACTATTCTCTGATTAGTATCATCGTAATTGGAACCTGTAAGGAGATTTCCAAAAATAAGTTCTGGAACATAAATCTTATACTCCGGATGGAGCATCACAGGAACACCGGGACCATCATTTCTTATAGAAATTTCTTTGTTATCCTTGATGCTTACCTTGATGTTTTTTGTTTCAGGTTCTCTTACAGACTGGTCGATAGCGTTAACCAAGATTTCATCAAAGATTTTGAAAAGACCAGGGTTATACTGGATTTTTTTCTTGATAATTTGATTACTGTTTTCTTCGACAACGAACATTTCTTCGACCACGTTTTTAATTGAACCGATGTAAGAATCCGGACGAGCAAGAATATGCTCGTGAAGATTCTTTTTTTGATAAATTTTTGCTATGTTAGGAGATGACATAATTTGTAATTATTCTTATTATATCCAAAATAAACCATTTTTTTAACTCAAAAAGCTAGACTTAGTAGCCAAGACCGCTGAAGCCGACATTAGGACTTCCTGGTTTTATAGGAGACCTTCCACCGCTGACGTAGCCTTTTTTAGCAAGCATCCTATAACCTTTGGAGCTAGGACTCAAAGGAGTATCCACAGAAGCCTGAACGAAATCCACAGGGGCTGAACGAGCTTTAGCTGCTGCTCTATCTAGCAAGAATATTATACCTGCTATACTTCCACCAAGCAAGGCGAGTTCACCAAGTTTTTTAATGTCTTTTGAGCTAACGTTGTCGCGTATATTAGCGATGTTTTTAGCCACACTCTTCTTATAAAACTTTGCTGCAAAATTTGGGTCATAATTCTTCCCGATGTAATTACCTCTCACTATTGTAGGTTCAGGAACAGCGATAGGTTTAGGAGCGCTCTTCGATTTCTTAGTGTTTTTCTTTGGAGGAGAAGGCATAATAGTTTATACTTACTACAACACAAAAAAATTATGTAAGTAAAGATTTATCATCAAATACGCTTTGCAGTTGGTCTATAACACTTACAGGATTTTCCATTTCTTCGTTGAAAGTGCGAGGTATAAACCTGTATTCAACTTTCGGAGGAGGACAACTCCTCAGACTTACAAAAAACCCTACGAATACGAAATTAATTCCGATTATCAACAGAATTAATAAGACGACACTTAAGGACATCACGAGTTTACTCTAAGAATATAAAATTATTCTTACAATAAATTTTTGATTTAATCTAATTTTGAAATATCATCTACAGTTTTTTGATGAATTTCCAAAGCAGAATCAAGTTTGCTTCGAAGGTCTTCGATTTGTTTTTCAAGAGCCTCTTTTCTTTCCAAAATTTCTTCTTTTGTCTCGATGCTACCGCCTTCACGCATTTTGTTTTTTCTCTCTTCAAACTCGGTGTCTCCTCTGTCCTTATTAGCCTTGTATTCCTTCATCATAGTATTCATAGTCTCATTTCTGTAGGTAGTGTCGATGTCATCTCTCGACAACAAGGATTCGTTGTCAAAGAGACCTCCCCATTTACCTACCTCTGCGATAAACATATTGAAATATGTATCAGAGTGTTTGAGAGTATCAATTCTTCGTTGGCAATCTTCGATAGTCTTGTAAGTTCCACGGACTTTAATCATAGGGATTCTACCCCCTTTTGTTTCATCTGGAAGGAGATAGGACAAGACAAAGAAATTTTGTCCTAAGATTGGCGAGTCTTCTGTAAGGTAGTCTTCGACAGGTGCGCGGGTAGGAGTAGTCATTAATACTAAATAAAGTTTTCTTTTTAAGTTAAGCGTTACGCGCAGTTGCTTCGCAATTGCTTCGCAGTCGCCTGCGTTATCCTCGCAGATTTTTAATAATTCATAATATTAATATGTTTTTGTTTTACAGCAACGCAAAGAGTCCTAAAAAAGAAACAACTTACAAGTTAAGCTCTATCACAGAAGAAGAATTTGAGAAAGTAGCAGAGCCTAAGCAGTACGTAGATGCTTCTACGAATACTGAGCTATTTCCTACCGCTCTCAGAGATTACCGCGAGTTATTCAAAAAACTTGAAGATAATCACAGACAAGAAATTCTACAAATCGCAATCAATCACCTTCCTCACGTGTTCTTTTTAGCAGCAGTAGCAGTGATTTGTGCTAAATAAAAAAACGGTTTTTTTTCGATATACTTAAAGAAATATCAACTATTTAACTCAAGTTATGTCAGCAATCACGAAAATTTTTAACGAACTATCTTTCTCTTCTTTCGAAGAAGCGCAAGAATTCTTCAAAAAAGCACCTTTCTGCTTCGACTTCAAAGTTTCTGGAAATTTATTTATGATGTGTATGAGCGACGCTTCAGACATCAACAACGAGGTTTGCAGAGAAGCTACTGGCATCATCTTTGAAAAGGATACTTACAAACTCGTCCATCACTCTTTCCCTAAGGCTTATGAAGGTTTCAAAGACTCTGATTCTCCTTCTTCTTTCCAAGAAGATTTCTTAAAAATCAAAAAAGAAGAAACAGACACAGTGTGTATCGACCATTATTTCGAAGGAAGTTTGATAAAATTGTATCACTACGACGGTAAGTGGAATACAGCAACTGCGAGACATCTCTTAGCAGCAAAAAATCGCTGGGGGTCTGAAGTCTCTTTTGAAAAACTTTTCATCGATTGTATCTCAAAAACATACGAATGCGACTTGAAAACGTTCACAGATTCGTTGAATCCTGAATTTTGCTACACGTTCCTTATCCAACACCCAGACCACGTGATGACTACAAACGTAGCTACTCCTGCTTGCTTTGCTCTTAACAAGGTCAATTTGAAAACCCTGGAAGAAACTCTCGAAGAAAAAGGAAACCTTACTACTTCAATGAAAACAGTCGAAGAAATCAAAGAAAAATCTAAAAACTTAACTGATAACTATCTGGTGTATCATCTAGATTCTCAAGGAAAAGTCAAGAACAGAATCAAGGTACTAAACAAAGAATTCTTAAAGCTCAAAGAAAAGCTAGGAAACTTGCCTAACATAGGTCTAAGATACTTGGAAAAAATAAGTGATGCAGAAGAAAGATTATTCCTACGTTCTACTTACAGCCAGTGCTCTGAAATCTTTGACAAGGTCGATGCTCTCTTTCATAAAGCTGTGAAGTTAGTCTTGTATATATACACTCAAAAATACGTGAAAAACATAGGTTCTACCAAGGTAGCTTACAGATTCTCTAAAGTAATAAACAAATTAAGAGAAGAAACTCGAGACGAAGATGCCGTCGATTTCAAATTAATCTCTCAACATCTTCAAGCTTTGGAGCCCAGAGACCTAGCATTTGTCGTCAACTACACCTACTAACTCAAAAAAAAACTAAAAAAACTAAAAAAACTCAAAAAAAAACTAAAAAACTAAAAAACTAAAAAAACTAAAAAAACTAAAAAAAAACTCAAAAAAAACTCAAAAAAACTCAAAAACCCACTGTAAATAATGCAGTGGGTTTTTTGCGTTACGATTAAAAAAAAACGATTATTTTTTTATATTATACTTTGGAATGGTACACGAGTAATACCGTAAGTAATACAATGGGTAAATCAAGATATCGATCTAAAAACAGTCGCGTAGAAGAAGCAGTTGGCGTTGTCGTGATTACTGCTGTCTTATTAGCAGCAGAATTCATAGGAGGGCAAGTAGTAGACTTGATTGATAAAGCCTTTAATCCGCAACCGTCAAAATCCCAAACCCGTTCAAATTCAAAAAATGTTCGCTTATTGACAATGTAAAAAAACTCAAAAAAACTCAAAAAAACTCAAAAAAACTCAAAAAAACTCAAAAAAACTCAAAAAAACTCAAAAAACCCGCTGTAAAAATAATACAGTGGGTTTTTTTGCGTACTGTCGCTGCTGTTAAGGTTCTTCGCAGTAATAATTCAATGAAAAACTACCAGACTCCAATTTTAATACAAATGAATCCCCTTGGTCTATACAATCTCTGACGATATCGGCAAAGTGGCGAAGCGGTAATGTAAGACCGTAAAGAGAATGTATATTTTTAATATTTTCTTCATCGTAAGATACTACAAATACTGTATCAAAAACCATATTGGTTTCTATCAAAATCTTGCTTTGTAAAAAAATAATGTCTTCAGAAGATTCTACCTCGCGGAATAGAGGCAGAATTTGCCGAGGATGATAAACAATGTTGTCGAAAACAACACATTTCCTTCCTTCTTGTAAATTTATTCTGCTTTGGACTAAAGGACTATACCTTGTAAAAATTTCAGAATCTTCTATTAAATCTCCATTAGATTTTGAAGAGTCTTTCAAAAGTTCTTCTGTAGACAATACTGTCAAATTTTCAGTATCAATGATTTTTATTAAATCTTTTATGATTTTTCTACAGGTGTTAGCATTGCCTGTAAAAATGATTCTAGAAGGATATTCGATATCATACTTTTCAAAATATTCTAAAGCATATTCTACCATTTGCTCGCACTCACGTCCGTGCTACTACTACTACTTACACTATCTATTTAAAAAATAAATCAATATTTTACTTAACTATGAATCACGCACTTAATCGATTAACTCAGTTCTTCTTACAAAAACAAGAAGTTTGCCCCGAGCCAAGAACCGACGTTGTGCCAAGTATTTGCTTGACAAGCCTGTTAGCTGTTGTAGTTGGATACATCTGGATTTCTTCAATTTACGCGCTGTTGAATGTAAATAATTCAGCAGATTCAAGTGATGTAATTGAAGAAAATGTAGAAGTTAAAGAAGAACCATCTTCCAGCGAAGAATGCGAAAGTAGTACATCTACTGATAAAAGTGATACAAACACTGACAACTAATAAAAATCAAAAAACCCTATACAAATATGTAGGGTTTTTTTTGATTTACAAACTTAATAATTTTTTGTTTTTGCTGAAGCATTTCGTATCTTTTCAAAGTATATAGTATTTTCATTTTTGATTCTTTTATCAGAGCAGACCTTTGCTTTGATGATAAGATTGTTTATAGATTCAAGATAATCATCCTTCATCTCTTGAATTCCTGAAGGCCCTGAAATACACTCGAAGTATTCACCATCTATACTGATGCCCTTAATATCGGACGCAGAACATTCTTTGATCTTATTAGAAAAATTATTAGAACCGAATGATAACTTCCTGCTTTTACTTCTTAGTTCTTGTTCTTCTGCTACAGAACAGGCTTGTGAATTTAGAGCGCTATTTTTCTTTGCTCTTCGCATTTCCTCCCTTTCATCTCGACTTCTTTGCTGAGTCTTGATAGGAGGTAAAACTATAGAAGAAAGAGGCGAAGAGAATACTGTGCTAGGCAAAGGAGTTTCTATAGCAACTGGAGTTGTTGCTAAAGGAGAAGAGAATACTGTGCTAGGCAAAGGAGTTGATGCTAAAGGCGAAGAAGTATTAGGGATAATCAATTTTGGAGGACGTACTGATAAAACGCTTCCTATAGAAATAGCATTCTTTGCTGCTTCAGACACAGCTAGTCCAGACGCTTCGGCTAACCCAGACTCTTCGGCTTCTTTGATAGTGTCTAACAATGTTCCCTGCGGTATCTGCCCTGGCGCAGAGAGCGTTCTTGTAGTGTTTGGCGCGCTTAACGGTATTGGTGTACCAGCAGTACTAGTGTATCCTGGTAGAGAAGACTGTCTACCTACAGAATTGCCTGTAAATCTTTTCTTAAATTCCTGAACTTTACTGTTTAATCTTTGCCTAAATTCCAAAGATTTTTGCATAGAAATTCTCTTAGATTCTTCTGCTTTTTGCTTCATTTCTTCCGCCTTTTGCATAGAAATTTTCTTAGATTCTTCCGCCTTTTGCATAGAAATTCTTTTAGATTCTTCTGCTTTTTGCTTCATTTCTTCTGCTTTTTGCTTCATTTCTTCTGCTTTTTTCATAGCATACAAAGCTCTTTCTCCTGCGATTCTTTTAGTTTCTTCTGCTTTCTCTGTAGAAAATTTTCTAATTTGCTCTGCTTTTTGCCCGGCCAATTCTCGAGCTTGACTGTTATTTAAAAGAGATTCTTGGAATGACAGTTGTTTTCTTCTTTGGAATTCGCGATAATATTCTGCTTTTTGATTAGCAATTTCTATAGCTTTAGCGAGGTTTTTTTTGTAAAATTCTTTTTTTAATTCTTTAATAGCTTCTTGATTTCTTAGTTTTTCTTCCCGGGAAAAAATCCCTCTGTGTCGAGTAGGGTCAAACCGAGGAGCAGGCAAAGACTCTCTCATTTCCCGTTGTTCCTGGGATTCCTGAGGTCCTTGCGGTCCTTGCGGTCCTTGCGGTCCTTCCAAGGTAGAAGACCTTTCTTCCTGTATCTCTGCTCCAACAATTTCCTGCATTTGTAATATATTTTCTCTTTTGAGAAGCTCTTCTTCTGCTACCCTTCTTTCTGCGTCTGTCCTGGCTGATAGCATAGCTGCTTCTGCCTCTTCCTTGGCAATTCTGCTTTTTTCAATGATAGGAGCTATTACTTTCAAATACCCTATACCAAGTAAACCAGCTGCTGCTATAGCAGCAAGTAGTTTGTTCTTGATTTTTGATTTTTTAGTAATCTTAGAATCTTGATTAACATTAACATTGACAGAATTGTTCTTGGTCTTAGTGCTAACAGTAGAAGACTTCTTGGAAGACTTCTTGGAAGACTTCTTGGAAGACTTCTTGGCATCGCTCGAAGACTTCTTGGCATCACTCGAAGACTTCTTGGCATCCTTAACAGTCTTCCTGACGGGTTTAACAATCTTGGGCTTTCTATCAGTCTTTTTGGTGTCCTTAGGAGACTTAGCTTCCTTAGGAGACTTAGCTTCCTTAGGAGACTTCTTGGTGATTGCTACTTGCGTACAAACCCTCTTACATACTTTCACAGTCTTGTCATCGCTACTACTAACCATTTTTCCTTAGTCAGTTGTTCAGTCCCTTATACTTATATAATAATAAAAAATTATTCCATACAATTATTTTTTTCTATAGATACTTTTTCTAGACTAGAATAGAAATTGTCTATACCTTGTTGTTTCTGCAGAGACAGCCTTAGAAGTATTGAATCTGCTGAATCTGTTTTGTCCCAGCTCTTCATATACTTTGGATTTTTTACCAAAACCATCTGGAATACTTCTACCTTTCTTTCAGATTTAGGAAGATTGGAATGACTGCCGTACCTAACAGCTCTTCCAATAACTTGTTGAACTCTTGAATCATTCCAGTATGGTTCTAAAATTATCACACTTCTGGTCCCTTTAAGATCCAACCCTTCTGCTCCAGCACTACTTATCAATAAGACCTTGGTCTTACCATCATTGAACTGCTTAACTTGTCTTTGTTTGTCTTTTCCTGCGATTTTTCCAGATACTTCGCTTGAAAATACACCTTTGCTTTCAAGAATTTTCTTTATGATTTTTATACCAGACTCTAACCAAGCAGAATAGACCAATACTTTCTTGTTTTCGCCCACGTCTTGTAGAATTTTTTTGATAACCCAATTTATTTTCGGAGAAACAGACTTGCTTTTATTGACAGCCCTACGAATACCGTTGTAAAACACAGCTAAATTTTTCGTATCTCTTAGCCCATTATCACTTTCATTTTGCTGAATTTTTAAATATTCATTGTAAAATTCTTCATTCATCTTTACATTCACCAATTTTGTATCAACTACAGGATAATTCTTATCATCGACGCTCGTCTTCACGTAAGACACTTTACAGCCTAAAATCTTCGAGTAAGCCTTATCGCGTGAATCCGGGTTCAATGTAGAGATAAGTTCTAATTTTGTTCTACTTATTTTTTCCCCTGTTATTACACTGAGTTGATTTGAAAATTCTTCAGGGTAATTCTTAACAGGAGTAGCAGAAAGCAAGATAACTTTAGGGGCCTGTTTAGCGCACTCAAAAATCCATTTGAATCTGCTTGAAGACTGTCCGTTTATTCCTTGAGATTCGTCTACTACCAACACAGTGTCTCTGCAAGAAAGTTCAGTCTTCTTTGCTTTCACCAAGAATGAAGCATAGCTATCTACAGAAATCTTGTTTTTGAATTTTAATTTTAGATTTGAAATTTCTTTTAGGAAATTACCAGTTAAGCTGGCATTTGTGATGACTTGAACGAATTTCAAAGGGAATTTCTCAAGCAAACACCTCGCAGCTGCCAAGCTTGTTATAGTCTTTCCAGAACCAACGCTGTGAAACACAAGTATTCCCTTAGCAGAAGGCTGTGTTATGAACTTTACAAGTTTTAGTTGATGCTTTTGTAAGACGATACTCTCATATTTTTCACAATCACCCATTTACCTGCCCTTTACATTAATCAAATAATAAAATTTTTTTCATTATTTGAAATTATCTACCGCTTGTATTTGTACTCCAAGTAGCACTATTTGTCGAATCATAAATGACGAAGTTCCCGTCGTCTTGCATAGTGGCAGTATAAGGACCGCGTCCTTTATTCATTGTATCAGAATTCCAATAAGCACTTCCAGCTGCAGTGTAATTTACTAAATTCCCGTCGCTTTGCATACAAAGTCTTCCCCCTACACGCTCACCTCCAAATCTTCCTGTCGTAAAGATAGGACTTCCTTGTTTATAAACAACAAAGTGTCCGTCTGCTCCTTGTCTGGCTTCGAATATCCTGTTAGGGGAAAACAAAGACCCGTTTGTTAAACAATTAGGAGAAGTCAGTTTGTCGTTCGCAGGAACTGGTACAATTTGCCTTGGGACCACAGGAGCAACTACAGGCGCAGGACAGTTCTGGACATCAAAGAAGTTCCCGTCTGTTCCGCAAGTTGCGAAAATCGTAGGACCTCCCGAAGGACATACTCTAGAAATTCTAGTACCAACAGAGACTCTCTGGGTCCCCCATTCGGCATTGCTGGTACAAGTTCTAGCAGCTGCGACCCTTGCTGCTTCGGCGACCCTTGCTGCTTCGGCGACCCTTGCTGCTTCAGCGACCCTTGCTGCTTCAGCGAGCCTTGCTGCTTCCAACTGTCCTCCTAAACTTTGAGCAGGTAATCCAGCAAAACTAGAAAAAAACCATTTATTTTTAGGAGCTGAAGTATTGTCTTCCAATACCAAAGTGTTGTTGTCTCCGCTGGTAGTTATAACTTTTTTAGATAAGAAATGAATTATTGATTGCGACAACGGGTCATAGTTCCATTTTTGGAAGTTATTACCGTCCTGACAATTACTTAGATAAATAGAGGTTCCTGTACTGTCTAGACATTTACCAGAAGCTTTGTGTTTGATACTGCCTTTTTCGTAAGACCAATTTTGGAATTCGTTTGTAAAACTACAAGCATTGAAGTATATTCTATCTCCATCAGAATCCGCGCATCTACCAAGAGTATCATTTTTAAGATTTGAAAAAGATATTGACGGACTAGCAGTAAAAGTAGGAACAACAGGAGCAACAGGCGCAGCAGGAGCAACAGGAGCAACTACAGGACATTCAGGAACATTCATAAAATTACCATCAGCCCCGCACTCTGCGAAAATCGTAGGGCCACCAGAAGGACATACCCTAGAAACCTTTTCTCCTGGTTTCACTGTTTTATTTTCCCAAAGACCTTGCCCAGTACAAGTCTTCGCAACAGGAGCAACAGGCGCAGCAGGAGCAACAGGAGCAACAGGAGCAACTACAGGACATTCAGGAACATTCATAAAATTACCATCAGCCCCGCACTCTGCGAAAATCGTAGGGCCACCAGAAGGACATACCC